ATATATTTATTATTATATATTATATTATATATATATTATTATATTATATATTATTATATTATATATATATTATATATACACTACACATATACTCTTCCCTGAAAGAAAATAAAAGGAAAAGAAAAATTACGTTAGTAATTTTTCCAAAAGTAAAAAAAAGAAAGCACTACTTATATAAAATAAGATACTTGTTTTAATACCTTTTGACCATTAAGTCTAAAACTTATAAATAAAGTATAGAGAGATAATTCTCCCTATACTTTATATTAATTGTTACAAAATCTTAATAATTGTTTAAAAAGAACGAGAAAATATCTCCAATATCATCAGATAAACTAATATAAGTATCTTTATATTTATCTAATGTATCAAAACTACTTACTAATTCTTTAGCAATGTTTTCAATTACTTTTTCATCATCTTTACTATTATCAGTTACTTTATTATAAAGATCTGGATAATAATCTTCCATAAAATCTAAATATTTAGCACCAATAATTCTAGCATCAGATAATTTCTTATTTTTCTTATTATACTCTTTCTGGGCGGTATTAGCTTCTTCCATAATATTATTTAAAATATCATCTAAACTATTACCTTTTTCCAATTCTTTAAGAAAATAATCTTTATTATACATATTATTCATTTCCTTTCTATACGGGGTATTTCTATTTCCGGGGCTATTATATAATATATTATATCATAAAAAATAAAATTTGTCAAATGGAACGTAGTAAACTTGATATTATAAGTATATGTAATGAAAATATATTATAATATAATAAGAAAACATATACTTTTATTTGGTGAGGGGACCACCGCAAACAATTCGTTAAGTCCATACCTTCGGTATGTCCTTAACTTCATTATTTGCTTGTCTTGGTCCCCTCACACTCCCCCCTTCCTTAGAGAAGTTAAAGGGGGAAAAATAAATATTATAAATATATATTATTATATAATATTATAATATAATAGAGAACCATATACTAATAAGTATATAAGTGCGACATTTTTATATTAATATGAAAAATACAGACCATAGAGCATTTACTAGAATATTAAAATTTGCCTTAATTTTAGTTCAAATTTATCTTAAATTACATTTTTCGACCAAATATATGGATAAGGAAATTTTTATGTTAAATTTTAGTATAATGCGCGCGAGGCCATTATAGATGCGTGCATTGTTATGTCTAGCTATTGAGCGGCAATGCGCCAGATATAGTGAAAGTGTGACGAAGTATAATCTGGAACATGTAATTTTTTATATCTGGACTATATGACTGCATTATATCTAGCATATTAAAAATGATGACAAATATGATCTAGAACATGTGGATTTTTTATATGTAGACTATGTAATTTTTAGTATCTAGATAGCATAATTTCTTGTATGTAGACTATATAATGTACATGTTCCAGCTATATCTTTTATATTAAGTATTTAGAAAAAGTTACAAAATTTTAAGAAGTTTGTCATAAAATCTTAATAATTGTAACTTTTAATTCTAATACTGTTAATGAAGAGGATGGATGAGAAGAATGATACCGCCGGCCCATCTTAAAATTTTTGGGCAAGCGCGTTAAGGCGTAAGGACTTTCATACCGATTTTCAGCTAAATTTGTCACGTGTTCCAGGTGTATTTTAGAATTTTATAATATATTTAATTGAATTATTTTTGTCCAAACATAAGAAAAAACTATATTTTTATTAATTATATAAGAAAAAAATATAGAAACATATACTTATAAGTATATAAATCGGACATTTTTGGGCGGATTTTAAGGCAAACCCGCCGCTTCAGCGTACCAATCTTCAAATTCTTCCCATTTTTCTTCTTCTTTTGGGTCAATTCTTAACCAAATTTTATCTTTTTTGACCAAATTTGGGTCAATTCTATATGAAATAACTTCTCCGCTATACTCATCTACCAGGGGTGTAATGGCCCTGCTTTCATCATCATCTTCAAGAGGATTAATATATAGCAGAGGTGGGTCCTGTTCAATACCGTACTCTTGTAGGAGAAGATGGTTGGTTGCCTCTTCTATTATTTGTTCTACAAGGGTGTCTTCACTCAGTACCATAAACTGCACTGGATTTTCTTTTGACCATAACATAGATCATTCCTCCAAACTTGACCAAAGAAATATTTTTTGATATAATATATGTATATTCTTTCATTATTCTTTTTCTACTAGAATTATACCATATAAAAAATAAATAATCAATATAATGGGGCAATTACGGGATTGCATAGAAAAAATGTTCGCGCGCGATTTTTGCTCAAAAATTGTCTGGGTGGCCAAAAGGGTTTGCGTGCCGGGTAGGTTCCGCGTCTGCGACGCGTCAAACAAAAAATACTGAAAAGTATTTTTTGAAAATTCTGAAAATTCAAAATAGAAAGAAAAGCCTGAATTGTCAGACTTTTCTTTAATATTCACTTGCGGGGCACACTTAGTACTAATTTGTATCTTACGTTACCCTTGGTAAACTCTACTTCTCTTTCGGGATTCAATATCTTTGGGCTATACTCAGATAATTCGTTGACAATTCTGTCAATTAGCTCACGCTTATCCTCGTTGGGCTTGCGCTTGCGTTGTCCAGTGCTAACTGTCTTTACTTTGCGCTCTGCGCTTTTCCCATTTTTTTGTAGGGGGTAGGGATCGGCCCCACCCTCTACAAGTTTGTCATGGGCTACAATGTCGTTAGCCTCGGCTAAGGAACAACCTAGTTTTTCAACGATGAGATCTGCTTTGCGTTCAATTTCAGATTGGGTAAGTTTCATCTAATCACGCCCCTTCATTTTCTACCACAGTGAAACGTGCAACGCGCTTTTCAACCTTGCGCTCCACTCGATTGCTTGCTACAAGCTGAGACAAGAGTGCATTAAGTTTCTGGCTAGATATGTTACCACAGCATGCAAGGGATTGGAGCATTTCACGGTTAGTGTAAGCTACCCCTGGTTCCATCTCACTAACAATCGCGTTCATGAGCGCATTATTTTCAAGCTGTTTTTTGGTTGGCTTGCGATTAACATTCGCTTTGCGATTTTCCAGCAACGCAAGTTCATGTTCTACGCGCTCCAGCAATTCAGCGTTAGCGCGTACTTCGTTCAGCTGGGACAGTGCAACAAACATTTCTTTTTTAGTCATAATTATTACCTCCAAATTATAATTAGTTAGCTACGGGATACAAAAACACTTTCTGGAATGCGTTTCTTCTTACGTTTACATTTAATGTAGATCTCCACCTCGATTAGACAATCACTCAGCGCAGTATGATCTTCAGTAAAGTCCACGTTGTCACTTATCCATTTATAGACAATCTCAGCGCTGGTTTTGGCTTTCTTATGTTTCTCTGTGAGAAAGCCGTTATCTACGCAAAATCGCTCATATGGTTTAGTAACAATATGGCTTTTAGCAAGCCGCCATAAATCCATGATATCCAGCACATTGCCAGTCACACGCTCATAGGATTCAAGGGGATTAGATATCCGCAGATACTTGCACGTTTCATTGATTGCGCGCAAGTCAAATGGGACATTATACGCAGTCACGAATGAGACATTGTACTTGCACATGGATAAATAAAGCGCGTTTAATGCGTCAAACGCAGGAACACTTTCTAGCATACCATGGGCAAGTGCATCGCTGTACCATTGATATTTGCTATAGGTAATGAACTGTGAGTCAAACAATGTCGGAAAGTCAGAATATACTTCATCAATGATAAAGTTATGTTCCTCGATCACATTGCCATTGTTATCAATAACTAACCATGCCAAATCATACACTAGAGTTTCACCATGCTTACTCACTGTCTCAGTATCTAGCAAAATGCCATACTTCTTTTTTGCCATTGTATCAGCTCCTATATTGATTTTTCAAAGATCGATCCCCAGGATTTTTCTCTGCCTCCCTTCCCCTGGTTCACTATTATAATACCACATTGCGGCTCTAAAAGCAAATAAGCTGTATTTATAGTTACCTGCCGCAAACTCTTATATTAGATCTTCCTTATATAAGATCTTTCTAATATGATCTGCGGGATCAGTATAATGCTTAATAAGCTATATAGCTAATTAGTGATCTATACAAACGCATAGTTAGCACGAGGTAATCAAAGTTAGGGATCGCTAACCCATAAAAATTTTTTATATAACTAATAAGTATATTGGTGGGACATTTAAATTATCAGAATAGTCAGAATTGTTAGACAATTTAGAAATTGTTAGAATATTGGGAATTTTCAGAAAATTTAGTTAGCCGCAGCAAATTGTCGAAAAATTCTGAATTGCGCGAAAATTCTGAAAACTCGCCGCGTTAGGTCCCTGGGCGGCGCGCCCGCGAAAATCGCTTTATACCTCTCCTGTATATTCAGAATTGTTTGAAAATTCTGATTCTTAATTTTGGGAATTGTCTGAAAATTTTGAAAATTTTTTTTGTCTGAATCTTTTGAATTGTCTGAAAATTTTTTGCGCGAATTTTCTGATAATTCATAACAAAAAGAAAAGTGAGAATTAATTCTCACTTTCCTCTCTTATGATCGAAAATTTTTTTTATTCAATTTTTGTTATCTTCCATTGCAGTTCACCATAGCTATCAGAGAAGAAACAAGAGATAAAGCCTTTATCTTGTAGTGCAATTAAGTCTTTCAGTAGCAATTCTGGTTCCCACAGATATTCTTCATAGAAATAAAGTTCTTTGCATTTTTTTGCAATCTCTCTTGTGTTTGGCGTGTAATCTTCTACTTCTAAAGGGTAATCTGTTTTGCTCTCTGCTTTAACTTCTGCTTCATGAGCTGTAATAGCTCCAAAAATCATCAGCTCGTGCGGCTCTATTTGTGGTTTCATATCGATCAATCCCTTTCTATTTTTTATCAAGAGAGCTTAAAAGCTCTCTTGATAATCTTTGTAATCCATCCAGTCGTAGCCATAAAGTGCTTCCATCATCTCATCATAATCTGCTGGGCAATACTCGTCACCATAGAACACTTCTTCTTCTCTTTCAAAATCAATCATTTTTATCTCTCCTTGTCCTTGATTATGTATCTAGTATAACATGTGGTCAGCTCTTTGTCAAGAGTTTTTTTCAAGATTTTTCATTTTCCAATCAACCATTTCCAGGATTGCATTAAGCCCGCCGATCGTGGAAGGTTGATCGTTGCTATTACTTTCCATCCAATCAAGCGCCATTTTTAACATTTCCTTTACGTCGTTTAATTCTTTACTCATGTTATCAAGTCCTTTCCTTTAACTTGATTATATTATACGACATGGCCGCTTAATTGTCAAGGGCTTTTTTTCAAAAAGTTTTGAAATTCCTCGTTTGACATATGCATGAGCCATTTGTATTGACTAGGCGTGAGCGAAAAAAGTTGTGGTTCAGTACATTTAATTGTTCTTTGTCCTTCTGTTGTCTGTTTCTTTTGTTCAGATTCCATTTTTAATCAACTTCTTTCTTTACTGATTATACTATTATTATAGTTGATTGGAGCTGTTTTGTCAACCCCAATCAACCATTTTTTTTATTTCCTAGGAACGCTCAGAACCACTTTGTACTTTGTGTTATTGTAAATAAACGTTGCTTCTCTTTCTGGATTGATAAAGGTTACTTCATCAAAACCTTCCATGATTCGCTTCATTAACTCAAGTTTCTCATTATTTGTTTTCTTTACTCTGTTTGGCTTTGCTCGTGGCTTTACGTCACCTTTTACCATTCGTGCATCTTTACTTTCTTTCTCTTGTTTTTCAGACAGAGGGAATGGATTCTTCCCTCTGTCTATTTCCTTGTCTTTCTGGATAATGTCTAGCGCTTCTTCATAGCTGCATTGTAGATTATCAATGAGCTTTTCAATTTTTGCTTGTTCTTTCTTTGTCATGCGCGAATCACTCATTTCTGGTGAAATAGGTTACACGCTTTACAACTTCTCTTTCTACTCTTCCAGAGTCTACCAGCTTTTTAAGCATTGCGTTTACTTTCTGAGAAGAAAGTCCTTCACAGCAAGGGAACTCTTCCAGCATCGCCCCGCAAGTGTACTGTTTCCCAACTTCCATGGATTCGTAGATGCTTTCAACAAGTTCAGCGTTTTCAATCTGCTTTTTAGTTGGCTTTCTGCTAGTGCTTCTACGCTTGTCAAGGTTTGCAATTTCTTTTTCAATGAAATCTACAAGGTCAATGTTTTCAGCTACTTCTGGAATAGTCAGCAGTTCGTTGAAATAATCTCTTTTAGTCATTCTCTTTTCAGTCATGTTAATCAATTCCTTTCAATTTTTAATTTCTTATTGTAGTTTTATTATATCATTTGTTTTTTTAGTTTGTCAAGAGGTTTTTGAAACTTTTTTTATTCTGGTGGACTTCTCATTTTTAGCACTTCCTTTCTCTTATCTTGTCTTTATTATATCATGGGGCTTTTAGTTTGTCAAGTACTTTTTTTCAAAATTCGTAAGTTTCAATTTCATCCGCAGTGAATAGATAGGCATCAAGCAATCCTTCATTAATCAACCAATCTAAAAGATTTTTACTTTCATCTGACAGTTTAAGATAATAATATTCATCGTTTGGAAAGTCTTTCATTAAATACACCTTTTTTTCTTTGTTTAGATATTTCTTAAATGCATCCAGCTCTTCATTGCTCAGCAAGTCATTAAAAATTTTTTCAAAATCCATTTTATTCAATTCCTTTCCTTTATTGTATCTTTATTATATCATGCCTTCTTCTTTTTGTCAACACTTTTTTTCGGATTGAAAGCATTTTTTCTCATTTTTTTGTGCTGTCTCATGCAATATTCAAAAATAACACGCTCAATTTTTACATCATCCAGCGCCGTGTGAGATTCAATAAAATCATTGTCGCCACTAATAAATCTGTAAAGAATTTCCGCAGTCTTTCTATATTGTCCACGCGCCGTTTTGTAATCGTTCTCATCGCAAAAATTTTTGTATGACTGTTTTGTTAAAATCGCACCTTCGGCCATTCTCATGGTGTCCCATAATTCTACATAGTATGGCATAAAGAATTTATATTTGCCTTCTGTAGTAACTTCCTTTGTGTTCTTTGTTGCTCTGTAGTCGAATGGCATATTATGAGCGCAAACAAATTTAACATTGTATTCTTTAATATCGTCCATAAAAATGCGCCAAATTTCATAAGTTGTCTTTACTTCGATTTCATGCGCGCGGATTCTATTAATATACTCTGGTAACTTCTCATGATAATAGCATGTCTTCATAAGCTCATACATACCATAGAATACATCTTTATTAATAAATTCACGCTCCTTGTAATATCTTCCTTTACTGTCTGTAATAATCCAGCCAATCTCATAAAACAGTGGCTTTTCAAGCGGTCCAGCAGTTTCAGTATCTAAAATAATTCCATAGTTACGGCGTCTGTCAATTTTTTGATTCATTGGGTATCATCCTCTTTCTTTACTTTATGTACTTATTTTATCATAAGGGCTTGAGCTTGTCAAGCCCTTATTTTATTTTTTTTAATTCGCAAAGTGGTAATCAATACTGTCAAAATCATGCTTTTTTAATATTTCTACCATCTCATCATAATCAAAAAATTTATCATAATAAGTGTCAAAATATTCTCTTGTTACTTCTTCGAAAGTCTCACCATCATAGTAAACACTTTCTAAAAAAGCCTCAAAGTCAACAATTAAATTATATTCTTCATCTCTAACAGTGTCTTCGTATAAATCGCTTAAAACTTCATTGACAGTACTAATAACAAGATTGTTCGGTTCATAGCGACCATATTTTTTCTTCATTTCAATCATTAAATCACGCGTTCCACCATCAGATAATCCATCATTGTCACAAAACCAATCAATAATGCGCTGTGTTAAATCGTCATACATTTTTATCAAGTCCTTTCTTGATTCTATTATAAAGGTTTGGCTTGTTTTTGTCAAGCTTTTTTTACCAATCAAATTTCATTTCTTCTGGATTCAACTTTGTTTCTTCTTCTAATAGAGAATAGTCAAAAGTGCTTAATAAGTCTACTTGATTTAACCACTTAAAGATATTTAACTCTGCTTTAGTTAGCCACATGTTACATATTGCTTCATCATTATATTCTTCATCATTGTTTATGATAAGTCTATAAAGCTTTCTTTCTTCCATGCTATCAAGTCCTTTCCTTTATCTTGACTTTATTTTATCAGATTGGGGCTATTTTGTCAAGCCCCAATCTGATATTTTTTCAATTAAAATTCTACAATTTCTACCTCGTCAATAGCATACATATCAACACCACTTAAAATACCAGTATCTTCCAGCCAATACAACAATTTCTTCTCACCTTCATCCAATCTCATGTAGGCAACTTCATTAACTGTGCTGCCATACTCATTTACATAATCGATAATCACTTTGTACAATTCTTTTTCTTTCATTTTTATCAACTCTCTTTCGTTTACTATGGTTATATTATAAACGCTTTTTCAAAATAAGTCAAGGGATTTTTGCAATATTTTTTTAAGTATATTTTGTTAGCAGTCAATTAAGATGAGTGCTAATAATATTCCCTATTAAATCAGTATGGATTGGCGCCTGTCAGAATATTCTGAAAATTCAAAATAAAGGTAAAGCGCGCCTTTTATTGACGCGCTTTAAGTAGTTTCACGTTTCACGAGTTTAGCACACTATTCTATAAGATTCACCTCTCTTTCCATCTGATATTTCTTCGACAATTATATATTAACATATCCACAGCCATATGTCAATACCATTTTTAATATTTTATGATATTATCATATCACGCTTTATAATAATCATCAAGCTCTTTTTTCAAGTTTTTCAAAAATTTTTCTAAAACAAAATTAAAATTATTTAACACTGCTTTTTCTTCTATGGAATCGCTTAAAGTGTCACAATATTCATTGTGAATATTTAATAAATCTTGTCCAGCGTCACAGATTAAACAAGTTAAAGGGTAAATATCTTTCATTTTTATCAATTCCTTTCTTTTGATTATACTATTATTATAGCTGAAGGGCTTGATTTTGTCAAGTCCTATTTTCAATTTTTTCTTTAATAATATTATAAATTGCATTGCTTACTTCATGTTTACAACATAAATTGTCTAAAAATTCATTAAATGAGTCATAATCATACATAACATCAATCATATAATCAGTATAATATTTTTCAGAATCCTTTTCCCAATTTGGATAATATTCCTCAAAAATATCCATAATTTCTTCATCAGTAAAGCTAATAATAAATTGATATTCTTTCATGTAAATCAATTCCTTTCTTTTAGGTTACTTATATTATAAGTTAAGGGCTTGATTTTGTCAAGCCCTTTTTTACAAACTTGCCAAAACTTTTTCAATCATATCTGGTGTAAAAGCAAGTCCGCGCCAGTCATCGCGAATACTTTCGTTGTCATCAAACAAAATTCCCGCTGGATTCGCGCATACATGACTTTTATTTACGCCATATTTTACAATGTGAATTTCATCAAAGGTTACTTTAGGAAAGTGCATTGCAAGCCACTCTTTTTTAGCTTTGACTACTTTTGAATTATATCTGGATTTTCCACCTTTAGAAGTCCAGCTAATAACTCCAACCTTATATCCTTTGGCCTTGATTTTATTAATCAAAATCTGGAATTTCAGTGGATTGATTAGTGGTTTTGCTTCCAGATATGGTGTTTCATCTTCATTTCTGAGTTTATCCAACCAACTATCAACTTCATAAAGATTAGCTATTGTGCCATCCATGTCAAAATAGATGGTTCTACTACTGTTCATTTTATCAACTTCTTTCTTTTGATTATGGTATTATTTTACCATCCTTGTTTTAATTTGTCAATAGGAAAATTAAAAATTTCTACAAATTTTTCCATTTCATCTAATGTATAATTATCTAATGCTTCTTGTATTGTAATATTTCTTTCTAATGGCCTATATAGCATACAATAATCCCAATTCTCAAGTATTTCCTTTTGTGCATCTGGCACATAGAATTTTATACAATCCATAAATTCTCTATTAATATTCTTTTCTAAACAAATATAAAATTCATCTGGATAACAAATAAATTCTATATCTTTAATAGGTTCGCGTGTTACTAATTTTTTAGTTTTCTTAAAGAAACCAATAGTTTCTAAAGTGTAATTGTAATAGTAATGAATAGTGACTTTATATGCTTTTTTAATCATTAAAATTACTTCCCTTCAATAATTGATTATACTGTTATTATAAAAGGAAAAGCCTTGTTTGTCAAGGCTTTTTTCTTAAAAGAACAGATGCAACACGTCTAAACAAAACAATAAATTAAATGGTTCACCATACAAGTAAGCTATACCATTAATAAATATATTAGCTAATACTAACAAACCATAACCTAAACCAATGTATTTTAACATAATATCAACTTCTTTCTTTATCTTTATTGTATTATCATTGTATCATACATCTCATAGAATTGCAAATAAAGCTATCTTATAGCTATTATAAAGGCGTCTTATGCACAAAGAGCTTGACAAAATAGCGCGCTTGCTGTATACTATATACATAATCAAAAAACAGAAAGAGAGCTGATTAAAATGTTTACAGATTATGAGAGAGCAGAATTGACGCTGGCGGAATATCAGAATAATCCAGCAAAGCATTATAGAAGGCTGGTTAATTATTATAACTGGACTGTATATGAGATGATTGACAGAGAAGAAATGTCAAATACTTTCTGGTATATGGCAGTTAATCACAAGAGCAAAGAAGTGTCGATTCATTCTGAAGGTTATGACATTTCTGAATTACCTGATATTATTGAAATGCTACAAGATTTTGAATATTATTTCAAATGATACTTTAAGATTATTAAACCTACCTTGATTGGTAGGTTTTCTGTTTGCATAAATTATAACTAATAAGTATATAACTGCTACATTATAAGCTAATATACTTAGAAGTTTTTAGGGGTGTTATAACGAATTAGTATTGACAGAATTGTCAGACTATTCATACCTTTTAGAATATTTTGAATATTCAGATTTATAACCCCGGGGTATATTAAGGGAGAGAATTTTCTGAATATTCTGAAAAGTTATCGGCACGTCAAAAATCTATCTAAATTATTTTTTAGATTTAAAACACGGAAATCCCCCTATCTAAAACATTTTTTGATTTTGAAATACGTCAAAATTCTATCTAAAAGTAAAATTGAATTTAGATAACGGAAATCTTATTCAAAAATCTATCTAAAACATTTTTTAGTTTCAAGAAACGGTTTAATTTAAAAATCTATCAGCCCAATTATGAAAACCTAAAAGAGTATCAATATCATTTAGTATTGCTTTATCTTTGGTTTTTTTATATTTTTCAACTAATTCTTCAATAACATTATCATAGTCATATAAAAATAAAAAATTATCATCCTCATCAATAACAAAATTATTATAGACAATAGGATTAGGAATATCAAATTTTTTCAAATATTCTTCTAATTCATCATATATCTCATACTGAGCTAATTTCAAAATATAATTTTTATGACTATTCGTAAAAAGCGGAAAATCTGTTCTATAATAATAATCCCAAAGATTAAGAAAACCGCAAACCAAAGTAAAATATTTTCCTTCGTACTTAAACATTTATCCACCTATATGTATCATAATTTTCTGCCCCACGAAAACGAAAATTAATTTTCTGTTTTTCAATAATTTTAACAGGTCTTTTTACAATTTCTGTTCCATCATTTTCAATAAAATACTTATATTCTTCTCTAGAACTATCTTTCATTTCCATAAAAATTGTAATATTATATTTATTTTCATAATATCTTATAATAGGTTCAACATCCTCATTATCATCAAAATAACTATCATAAATATCTGAAGCAATCGCCTCATAATCCTTCCAAGTTAAAACTTTATCTTCGTATTCAATATGAATCCCATTCCCGGCAGCAGTTGCGGTCCAACCAACTATCTCTTTCTCTTCGTAATTGTCAATAAATTTCTTCAAAATCTCATCAATAGGTATATCAATGTACATTATCTATTCCTCCTTGCGTTTTCTTCTGCATTGCTAATATGCGCGGACACATTTAAACCGCAGCACAACAAAAACAACCAAAGCGGCCACAGTAAAATAAAACATAATAACAACATAATTTATCACTCACTCCTTAACTTTCTATAATAATTATATCAAAATTTTTAAGAAAAATCAAACGTAATTTTTTCTCATGGAGAAAAAATTACCTTGACTTCTAGCAAAAAATATGTTATAATTTATGTAAGTAAAGGAGGTGGAAACAATAAAATTAGATTACACTATTGATGATCCTCAAGAAAGATTAAAATTAGTAAACAAAATATTAGAATCATCAGAAAATCCACCAAATGAAAGATATTTAGAAATATTAGCTGATTATCTTATCTTCTGTATGGAGAAAAAAGAGCGGCTTTCACATAAAATAACTACAGAAAATCGTCAAGCCACTATAGACAAGCGCGAAACATCTTGGTAGCAACTTGCGGAGAAGCTTGATAATGGTGATGACGGGATATATAATATATCAAATCATGCGCGAGGTAAGGCGCTTTTACTTCAACCAAAAGTATCAATAACTAAAAAAGACTTAGAAGAAATTGCGGAATTGCGCCAGTTGCGCGAAGCTATTGATTCTATAGATAGGTAGGTAAAAGAAGCGCCAACAGGCCGCAATAAATTTATCTTAAAAAGCACTTTAATTGAAATGCGGCGTTCCTAGTATATCATAAAAGATGCTTTTCGCAAACCTTTATACCCAAACAAATTAATCCATACTTATCACTCCTTAGAAATGCCTGAAGAAGTTTATTTTGATAGCAAAGGTTTTCCTTGTAGCAAAGAAATTTCTTTTTTAAATAAAAAGGTAGTGCGGGAAATCTTAAATAACTACGAACGCCTTAAACTAGAAGCGGCAGACCGCATTCAAGATGATATTTGGTATCTTATGTATGATTTTGATAAAATAATTGATGAGGCGCTCAAAGATTATCCAATCTACAAGAAAATTTTTGAGCTAAAAACGTAGGGTATGCAATCCCTAGCAATTTAGTAGGAATTGAAGGCGCGCTTTAATATAGATTATAGTCCTGAGTTTATTTCTATTGTTTGGTGTAAAAAAATTCCTAAATTTATTATTTCTCTTGAAGAAGATAAATACCTAAAATATTATTATTTAAATATAGAAAAAGGAAAATATAAAAAATGTAATAGATGCGGTCAAATTAAATTGGCTCATAATAAATATTTTTCAAAGAATAAAACAAGTAGTGATGGCTTTTATAGTATCTGCAAGGAATGTAGAAATAAAAAGAAATGAGGTGATACTTCTTGGCAGATTCTACTAAAGAAAAAAGACGACATTATTGCGAAAAATGTCATCAAACTTTAGACGAGGGTCAATTTTATCGTTCTAGAAATCTTGAAAAATATCCAGATAATGGATTGTTAAACCAGTGCAAAAAATGCATAACAATGCATGTTGATAATTGGAATCCAGATACTTATTTATGGATACTACAAGAGTGCGATGTTCCTTATGTACCTGATCAATGGGCTAGATTACTTGCAAAATATGGCAAAGACGCTTCTAAAATAACAGGGACAAGTATTTTAGGTAGATATTTATCTGTTATGTCTATTAAGCAGTACAAAGACTTTAGATGGAAAGATACTTAGTATCTACAAGAATTGGCGGAATCCCGTTAGGAACAAGCAATGAAGCGCGCAGGCTTTGATGCAGGTCAAATTGCTATGGCTATTGAATAGGGGCGAGTAGAATTCCCGGAAAAGCCAGAAATGCCTGTTGAGGATGATACACCGAAATCTTTTATTGATGACTCTCCTGACGAAGAAATGCAGCAAATGGTTGCTAGTCTTACAGATGAGGATCGCAAAATGCTTCGTATAAAATGGGGTAAGGCATACCGCCCAGACGAATGGATTTAGTTAGAAAAGCTTTGGAATGATATGGAAAGCTCTTATGATATTCAGACCGCAGGTCATAAAGATACTTTAAAAATGCTTTGTAAAACTTCATTAAAAGCAAATTAGCTTTTAGATATGAATGATATAGAGGGTTTTTAGCGCTTATCAAAAGTTTATGACTAGCTTATGAAATCTGGGGCTTTTACTGCTGCGCAAAATAAGGCGGATAAAGGTGAATTTGTAGATTCTGTTGGTGAATTAGTTCAATTAGCAGAAGAACAAGGATTTATACCTAGATTCTATACAGAAGAGCCACAAGATAAAGTAGATGCCACAATTCAAGACTTAAAGAATTATACCAAAGATTTAGTTATGAATGAAATGAATCTTGGTTCGCTCATTGAAAGCGCTGCAAGAAAATTTGCGGAACAAGAAGAAAAGAATAATGAAGCAGATAATGGAGAATCATTAGAAGATGAAGAATATGAAATTTTCCATCATGATGATATTGATGAAGTAACTACAGAAGAATATCAAGAATTTTCTGATTTTCTTGAAGAACAAAAAGGTGATAATAATGGCTCTTAAAGATATATTAGAAATGGATGCGCCAACTAAAAAAATTGGTTTATCTGAAGAGCGTGTTATGGCAGTTCTTCCAGTAATCCGTGATTACATTTCTTTTTGGCGTGAATATCCTGATTTATTTGTAGATTTTATGAATGGTCCAAACGGAAAATTCAAGTTTTTCTATTATTAGAGGTGTTTCGTAAGGGTGGCAATGCGGCACCAATACACTTATTTCGTATTTCCACGCGCGTATTGATTTGCGCATTAACTTCTTTAAATGCGGGAAAATCTTAATTAAGACAATCCGCAGGTAAGCCTTTTATAAGGAAACTTCAACGACTATCCTTTAGCTTTCGTGGAATATAAGTAAAAGCAACAGGAGTAGGGCCTAAGCTTATGAGGTGGGTGAAAATCCCTTAAATCGAAACGGGAAGTATCATTTTATAAAAATGATAATGATATAGTCTGAACTACATGGTGACATGTAGCAGTTCTTTAGAGAACGTACTAAAGCTTGCGACTTTAGTAGAACATACTGATAGTAAATCTTTCCTTTCTATGATGGTTCTTATGATACGTTGTATATTATATCCTGGTGCTCATCTCTTTGTTAGTTCTGGTGGTAAGGAACAGAGTGCTGGCATTATGTAGGAAAAGGTCCAGGAAATATGTGATTTAATTCCAGCTTTCTCAAATGAGATAGTTTGGACACGCGGCTCAAGTCGTGAAGGTAAAGATTATGTAAAATATCTGTTTAAAAATGGGTCGTATTTTGATAATCTTGCTGCTACAGAGAGGTCTCGCGGTAAGCGTCGTCATTGCGGTCTCCTTGAAGAATGTGTTGGTATAGATGGTGATGTACTTAACGAAGTATTAATTCCTACTATGAATGTGTCAAGACGTTGCGCTGATGGTACTACACATCCAGAAGAATAGTTAAATAAAGCTTAGACTTATATCACAACAGCTGGATATAAGAATACATTTGCTTATGACAAATTAATACAGATTCTAGTACAATCTATAATTAATCCAAATAAAGCAATGATTATGGGTGGTACATATCGTGTACCAGTATTAGTTGGTCTTTTGGATAAAAACTTTGTATCTGACTTAAAACAAGACCCTACATTCAATGAAACTGCGTTTTAGCGAGAGTATGAGAGTAAATGGGCTGGATCAGTTGCGGACGCATTCTTTGACCCTGAGATGTTTGACCACAATAGAATACTTAAATAGCCAGAATATGAGGCCAGCGGTCGTAGCAATAAGCTAGCCTATTACGTAATAGGTGTAGATGTGGGCAGAAAAGGCTGCGATACCGTAGCGACGGTTATTAAGGTAACTCCACAATCTAATGGAGCTGCCATCAAGACAGTTGTTAATATTTTTTCTGTTACAGATGAGCATTTTGAAGATCAAGCTATTTTTATTAAGAAATTATATTATAAATTCAAGGCACGAAGAATGGTTGTAGACGGAAATGGTCTAGGTATTGGTCTTATTGATTATCTAGTTAAACCTCAAGTTGATCCAGTTACAAATGATATTGTTCCAGATTTTGGTATTTACAATGATGATGAAAATTATTATAAAAAATATCAAACCCAAGATTGTGAAACCAACGCGATTTATATTATTAAAGCAAACGCACCAATTAATACAGAAGCGCATGCCAATGTTCAAGTTCAACTTTCTTCTGGGAAACTAAAATTTTTAATTGATGAGCGAGAAGCTAAGGCAAAATTAATGGGGCAAAAAGTAGGGCAAAAAATGACTCCTGAACAGCGGGCAGATTATCTTAAACCATTTACCTTAACTTCCATACTCAAGGAAGAGATGATGAATCTTCGTGAGGAAAACGAAGGTGTAAATATCATCCTAAAACAAGCAAACAAATTAATTAAAAAAGATAAGTTTTCTAGCCTTGAATATGCTTTATATTACATAAAACAAGAAGAAGAAAGTAAAAAGAAAAAACATAAAATGGATGTTAGCAAGCTTATGTTTTTTAACTAAAATAAAAGAAAGGGGAAAAGAAATGCGGGCATCAAGAGGGGAAATTAAAATTGAAGAAATTCTTTCAGAATATGACTTTAACTTCAAGATGGAGTATTCTTTCCCTGATTTAAAAAGTACATCTGGTCGTTTATTAAGATTCGATTTTGTAATTTTTGATGATAATGATGATATAGATTTTATTATTGAATATCAAGGCCGCCAACATTATGAACCTACTACAAGATATGGTGGTAAAAAAGGGTATTATCAACAACATTACAATGATGAACTTAAAAAGCGATATTGCGCTTTTCATGGATATAAATTAGTAGAAATTCCATATACAGACTATGAGAAAATTACTTACGAATATATCTTGAAAAAGGCGGGAATTATTTAATGAAAGAGGGGTGACATATTGAAGCATATACAAAATGGTAAGCGTTATCGTGAGAAGAAAATGCTGGAACAATATGGTTTGCAATAGCCAGAGTCTTTAGATTTTTCTAAAATTAAACTTAGTTCAAGAAAAAAATTAGATGACCCTATTTTAAAACTAGATGATAAATATAAAGGTTTATCTAAAAAATATAGTGAAAAAACTTTTATTTTAGATAAAATGGAAAAGCATGATTATAACGAATTAAGAAAAATTTCTTAGTTTTATTATGAATCAAGTGGTATTTATCAAAGACTTTGTAAATACATGGCTTTTCTTTATCGATACGATTGGTTTATTACTCCTTATAGAATTAGTAATTCTGTAAAATCTGAAAAAATTATGTCAGAATTTTATAAAATTTCACAATATTTAGAAAATTCTCATATTCCGCAAATGTGTGGTGATATTGCACTTTAGGTTGTTAAAAATGGATGCTATTATGGATATGTGACAGATAATGATAAAGGTGTTTTTCTTCAAGAATTACCTTATAATTATTGTCGTTCGCGCTTTAGCAAAGATGGATATCCAGTTGTAGAATTTAATATGCGCTATTTTGATGACGCTTTTTCAGATGAAGATTATAGAATTAGAATTATTAAATCTTTTCCAAAAGAATTTTGGCAAGGATATTTAAAATATAAGCAAGGTAAATTGCCGCCAGATTTTTCAGGTGATACTTCTGGTTGGTATTTATTAGATCCAAATCTTTCTGTTAAATTTACATTTAATGGGGCTGGTAATAGCTAGGGTTCTGATTTTCCAATTTTGACTAATGCGATTCCCGCAATTATAGATTTGGATAATGCTCAAGATTTGGATAGACAAAAAACGCTTCAGAGATTATTAAAAATCTTAATTCAAAAGCTTCCTATTGATAAGAATGGGGATTTAATTTTTGATTTAGATGAAGCGGCGGATATGCATTCTTTAGCTGTTCAAATGTTGCGTAATGCGGTCGGGGTAGATGTATTAACTACTTTTGCTGATGTTGATGTTGCAGATTTAACAGATTCTAATACTGCTACTACTACTGATGATTTAGAAAAAGTAGAACGTACAGTTTATAATGAATTTGGTGTATCGCGCAATTTATTTAACTCAGATTCTAATTTAGCATTACAATATTCTGTACTTGATGATGAAGCTTCTATTAGAAATTTCCCATTACAACTAAATGCATTTTTTAATAGAGTGCTTGATATTAAGTTTAATCATCAATCTAATAAGTATTACTTTAGATTTGAAATGATGGAAACCACAATTTATAATTATAAAGAATTAGCTAAACTTTTCAAAGAGCAAACGCAAGTTGGTTTTTCTAAACTTAAACCGCAAATCGCGCTTGGTCATACTCAAAGTGAGATTATAGCAACCGCAATCTTTGAAAATGAAATTCTTAATCTTAACGATATTATGGTTCCACCTCTTATGAGCAGTACTATGAGTAGTAGAGATGTTTTGGACAAAAAAGAATCATCGTCAAATAGTAAAAATAAAGATAATTAGAATAATAATTCTGATGAAAAATCAGCAGGTCGTCCAGAAAAAGATGACAATGAAAAATCAGATAAAACTATTCAAAACAAAGAATCTATGTAAAGGAGGGTAAGATGCGTTGAATATTAGTATTCCAATAGAAAACAGTTTGGAATTTATTGAAGTGACCCCTGTTTCACCTTTAATTTCTAAATGCCAAATTAAAGTATGTTATGTTCAAGATGAGCCTAATAGAAATGGTAGCGTTATTACTAAAGAAACCGCCAAAGAAATGGCTAATACCCTTCCTGGTTGTCCTATTGTTGGTTTTTATAATGAAAGTAATGAAGATTTTGAAGGGCATAATCAAACTATAAAAGTTGGAAATGGCGAGGTTGAAGTTAAAGATACTACAATTCCTTATGGCTTTGTTGATATGAATCCTCGTGTTTGGTTTCAACAATTCGCGGATGGCCCTAATCATGAAATTCATGAATATTTAATGACTGAAGGATATATTTGGTCTGGCCAATTTCCAGAGGCTAAGAGAATACTTACTAAAGGCAACAATCAATCTATGGAATTAGATGATAGATTTATTGATGGAAAATGGGCAGAATCAGAAGATGGATATTATAGCTTTTTCATAATCAATGATGCAGTAATATCTAAACTTTGTGTTTTAGGTGAAGATGTTGAGCCTTGTTTTGAAGGCGCGCAAATTAAAGCGCAATTCTCTTTAGATGATTTTAGTCAAAAATTCAAAACAATGGCTTACGAACTAAAACAAATTTTAGGTGAAGGAGGCCAAGAAATGGAAGAAATTGTTCAGAATGAAGAAATGATTCAAGAAGAACCAGTAATCGAAGAAGAATTTGCTAATGAGAATGAAGTCGTTGAGGAAATTGTAGATACTGTAGTTGAATCTACAGAAGATGAAAATTTCAAGAAAAACGATGGACAAAAAGAAGAAAAAGAAGATTCTCAAAAAGCAGATGAAGATGAAGAAGATTATAAAAAGAAAAGAAAATGTTCTTTAGAGAATGAAGAAGAAGAAGTTGTTGACTACGCTAAAGAATATGTAGATTTATATAAAAAGTTTACTGAATTAACAGAAAAATATAATAAGGTTGTTGAAGACCTCGAAAAAGTTCAGAAGTTAAATGATTCTTTAACTGAATTTAAAGCAAAAACTGAGCTTGAAGAAAAACAAAACATGATTGATAGCTTTTATATGCTTTCTGACGAGGATAAGAAAGAAGTAAAAGAAAATATCAACTCTTATTCTGTTGACGACATTGAAGCTAAATTAGCTGTAATGTGTGTTCGTAAAAAAGTAAATTTTGAAAAGAGCGTAGAAGAGAAAGAAGAAGAAGTTCTTTCTTATAACACTAATTTCTCTCTTGATGATTCCGCTCCTGAATGGCTAAAGAGCGTTCAAGAACATAAAAATAAGTAATAAAAGGAGGACAACTAATGCCTAATTATACAGTTGGTAATACTCGCGGGCAGCGCCTGGGTAATGCAGACTATGTAAAATATGGATATGGCCAAGTAGAGCCTAACCATCTGTCTGAACAGAGAACCGGTCAAATCTGGGCACAGCTTCCTGCGAAAGCAGATATTGAACTTTTAGAAAATGGACAATTCGCTAAATATGACTATGCAAATGGTGTAGTTGATTTTGATGGTGAAGGCGAATGGTTGATGGTATTTAACGAAATCAAAGTATATAATGATCGTGATACTGATGCTGATTTCGCTATGAAGAAAGATAACTATGTAGCTCGTGTTTATAGTTCTAATGGGACTAAGATGCCAGCAGATACTACTATGGTTCCACGCCTTATTAAAGTAAATGTTGGTGATATTTGGACTACTAACACTGTTAAGGAAGAAACTCTCGCAGTTGGTGATAAGCTCACCCCAGGTGCAGACGGTTATCTTGCAAAAGCTGGTGCTGACGCCGCAGATTATGTAATTAAAGTTGTTAAAGTATATACGATGCCAGATGGTCAGCCAGGCGTTAAATTACAGCGTATTAAGTAATAGGAAAGGGGGATTTTAACTAATGGCATTACAAGATAAAGATTTGTTAGCTCTGATGAAGACAGTAGCGAATGCTGATCCTTCCGCTCCTACTGCTTACAGCTACAATAATGAAAATTATAGTTATAACTTACTGAATGACACTCTTCGTGATGAACTTAATGAAATTGCTGGTACCTATCAGCTTTATCGTGAAAATAAAAATAGAGTATTTAGTCTTATTGAAGAAACCATTACTGATATCCTGCCAAAGCGCGTGATGGAAGAATATGGTATGTTTGCTGAAACTCGCACCATTGAACAGGGCAATTCTTATGTATTTAAACATAAAACTGGTCGTATGCGTGCTAAACAGTTTATTACTCGCGTAGGTCTTGCTGGGCGTTACGAAGTATTCAAACTGGGTGAAGAGAACTTTGAAGTTAAGACTAGCGCTATCGGCGGGGCTATTCAGATTGCATTTGAAGAGTTCCTTGATGGTCGTGTTGACTGGTCTGAACTTATGGAAATTCTGATGGATGGTATGGATGAACTCATCTATCGTGAAATTGCTCAGGCTCTGATGGCTTCTATCAATCAGCTCCCAGATGCTAACCAAGGCGAAGCTGCTGGTTTTGATGAACAGATCATGGATAGACTGATTAATACCGCTAGTGCTTATGGTACTCCTACTATTTATTGCACGCGCGAATTTGCAGTTAAGATGCTTCCAGCAGATACTAACTGGATTTCTAATAATATGAAAGATGAAATTTGGAACAACGGTTATTTCACTAATTTCCATGGTGTCCGTGTTGTAATTCTGCCTCAGTCTTTTGAAGATGAAACCAACGCAACTAAGGTTATTGATCCTGGTTATGCTTGGATTATTCCTTCTGGTGGCAATGATAAGCCAGTTAAGATTGTATTTGAAGGTACTATGCACATGAAGGAAACTGACAACGACGATTGGAGCCGCGATTTGCAGGCTTACATGAAGGTTGGTGTTGGTGTACTCATGACTAATAATATTTGTTCTTATGTTGACACTGCACTGAAAGGTCAGCTTGCGAACGACTAATAGTTTGTGGGGAGATCTTTCTCCCCTCCCTATTATTTAAGAGAAAAAGGAGATTTTAAAATATGTTAGTTAAGGTAAAAAATAGAAGTAAAGGGCGCGCAGCTTATACTTTACCTCAATATAAAGATAGAGCGAATTTAAGACGTGAATTTGCGCGTGGCGAGATTCAAGAAATTGATGAAGATGAACTTTACGCATTAACTTTTATTCCAGGTGGTAAGGTACTACTTGAGGAATATTTACAGGTTAATGATCCCGAAGTTGTAAAAAGATTGGGGCTTAATGTAGAACCAGAATACAATATGTCTGAAGATGATATTAAAGATATATTAAAAAATGGTTCTCTTGATGCATTTTTAGACTGTCTTGACTTTGCTCCTAGCGGAGTTTTGGATTTGGTTAAGAAGTATGCGGTTGATATGCCTGTAACCGATACAGCAAAGCGCCGAGCTATTAAAGAAAAGCTTGGTTTGGATGTTGACGCGGCAATTCAGCATAATGAGGAATCAGCTGCCGCAACGAATGAAAAAGAACAACCAAAGAAAGAACGTCGAGTTAAGGTAGAAGAAAATAGCGGCCGCCGCACTAATATACCTGACTATGAGGTGGTTGTCAAGAAAGATGACAAAGTTTGAACAAATTTATGATGTTTTTCTTGGCAAAATAACTGATGATATGTATCTTATGGCTGATGACATAGGATGGACTAGAGAGGATACTCTTAAAGATATGCAAAATATTTTAAGAGATTCTATTCCAGGTTTTGAATTTCCGCGATTTGATATTTATAATTATAATATTAGTGATTTAATTTTAAATGAAGATGGGGAAATTGAAGACGCTTCTTATTTTGCCGATGATCTAACATCTGAAGAAATTAATATTCTAGCAATTTTAATGATGAACACTTGGTTACAACGGTAGATTACTTCTATCGAGAACATACGTATGAAATACTCTGGAACTGATTTTAAATTCACTAGCTAGGCCAATCATTTATCTAAACTAATAAATCTTAAAGCTGAAACAGAAAGACAAGATAGACATATGCAGCGACTATACAAACGTAGAATTCGAAAAGAGGATGGCCTCATTTATTCTAATTGGGGTATTCTATTAAAGGATAGTTCTATAAGTGGAAACTAAATATGGTTTTGATGTTCCAGTTGAAGTTTTATTAGCTGATAAAAAACGTTTAATAAATTAGCTTTGGAAAATTCTTCCTATGCGAGAAAATGAAGAAAATTGGAAAAAGCAATTACAGACAGTTATTGATGAAATAGTTGGCTTAAATGAAGTATTTTCAAAAGAGCTTAATTTTCTTATTCTTTTGTGCAAATTAGAAAGCCTTTATGAAATAAAGGAATTTCAAGATTTTAGAAAAATTGTTTTTGAATCTATTAATCTTTTAGGAGAAATAATAGATGGGAAATCTTGAAATGATGCAAAAGCGTCTTAATTGGCGCGGAGGTAATTAGGAACAGAGAATGATAAAAGATAAATATAGAACTTTCCTAAGAACATTAAAATATTCATATTAGGCATGTGATGTTCAAAAGCAAGGTGAGACTGAAATTAGAAGAGCTTTGATTAATCCTAATAAAAACTCCACAGAATATGACGATAAAGTTCTTTCAATTGATTATGCTTATAATTTTAAACCTGGGGATATTTTTAAATGGATTGGAACTAATACTTACTGGTTAGTTTATCTTCCAGAATTAACAGAAGATGCGTATTTTCGCTCAAAGATACGAAGATGCCGCTATGAAATTTCTTGGATTGATATGGACTAGCCGCAAGATCAACGAAAAATTAGTACACGAGCTTATATCAGAGGACCAGTCGAAACGAAGATAGATTCATTACAATCCGGTGAAATAACTATGGACACGCCGAATTGGTCACTAGTTATACTTATGCCAAAAAATGAAGCCACTTTAAAACATTTTAAACGGTATCAAAGATTCTCTTTTCAAGGCTTAGTTTGGGAAGTACAGGTAGTAGATGATATAAGTATTGAAGGTGTGCTTGAAATAGTTGCTCTTGAGAATTATAAAAATAAAGTATTAGATGACCCAGATGAAGAAAAAGTTACAGATGCATTTTATATTGCACCAGTTGTTCCAGATGAAAATAGCTAGAATATTTTAATAGGAGAAACTTTTATCAAGCCTACGGGAAGTTATTTATATACTTTAGGTGATGGTATAAATCCTAATGGGGAATGGTCACTTAAACAAGATAATTATCCTGTTAAAATTGATAAAGTTGATGATAAAACAATACAATTAGAATGGACGCTAATGAAAAGCGGTCAATTCACTTTAATGTATTCTGTTGATGGCAATACTTATGAAAAAGTAATTGTTGTTGAATCACTGTTTTAAGAGATAAAGGAGAAGAGGGAAATGAAACAAGTACATTATTTTCCTCCTAAATCAAGTTTCTTTTCAATGGAAAAGGATTTACAAAAAATAGTTAATAAGATGCTTTCTAATGATATATTAAAAAAGCTTCTTTATTATCCAGTAAAACAATGTTTGTCTATGGATAATTTAACTTAGGAAGAAACTTATTCTTTAATTAATAATCAAATAAGAATTATTCCTAGGATTACTATTGAAGAGGATTTACCTATTTACATAGTTATTACTTTCAATAACTTTACAGAAAATATAGAAAATCCTGAATATAGAGATAGCACATTATGTTTTGATATTTTTTGTCATTTTGATACTTGGAATTTAGGAGATTTTCAATTAAGACCTTACCGCATTGCTGGCGAATTAGATGGAATGTTTAATGAAACTAATTTGATGGGAATTGGTTAGCTTAATTTTATTGGAGCTGATTATACATTACTTGATAATGAGAATGCGGTTTTATCTCTAAGATATAGAGTGATTCATGGAGAAAAGGAAGATACTTTAAGTGTTTGATAGGCGTTTAGCTCTAATGACAGGGATTGATATACCTTTTCCTGAAATTTAGGGACAAATTCATTAGCCTACCATTTTAGAGATTTCTTATTTAGGTGAATAGTGTTTTACTATTGCCGTTGGTATATTATCTGTGGATAAGAAAATGTATTTTGAAGAAGAACCAGAATTATTAAATCAAGTCACTAATTTTGATTTATTTATGGAATTGGTCAATGCTGATGGACATAACGAGGAAAGAGAATTTTTAATAAATTTTCTTTCTATTCTTTTTCCTAATTATAATATTTTCTTTACTCCTTAGTCAATTATATTAAATAATATGCAAGATAATATACAAAAGATAATAGATGTTGATACTTTTCCTATTTTTTAGGAAATAGTAAAAGATATGTTTTGTCTTAATGGCGATAAAGATAAACAATTAAATCCAAAAGGTAAGCGCGCAACAGAAATTGCTAGAAAAATGGAGAGAATGCGTGCTAAGATTGCTTAGATGAATAAGGATAAAAGTGGTAATGAAAGTCCGCTTGCTACCTATGTTTCATGTTTGGCAGTTGGATTACAATATTCACTAGAAGATTTGAAAAAAATGACTGTATATTAGATTTATGATTTATTAAAAAGATACAGTTTATATATAAATTGGGATATGGACATTCGTATTCGACTAACTCCTGGGGCGCAAGCTAATGGAGAAGTTGAGGATTGGATGAGAAATATTCATTAATATTCACAAAGGAGGAAACCCTATATGAAATTTGGTGTACGCGAGTGCGTTGACGTTGTATTTAAAGCTAAATCTCGTCAAAAACTCGGTTCTCACACTTTCCAAGCTGGGGAACCTGTACTTTATTTCGATACGCTGACAACTTCTACTCTTGAAGGTGCAGCTACTACAGTATATGCCCAGGGTGGACGCGGTAACGCCAGACTCATGGCATGGGAAGGCTGGATCAAAAACACATTAAACCCAATACATGTGTGATAATGTCTGAACCTTCCAAAGATGGTAACATCTTTTAGTAGACCTCTTTAATTGCTGGAAACTCCTTAGAGCCAAATATACTACAACGTAATTTGAAAAGATAAGCGTGATAGTTTAAAAAATATTTGGATTGGACAATCAGCAGCCAAGTTCCTGTAACAATGGAAAAGGTTCAACGACTATCTCCATTAGGAGAGTAGGGATAAGTATCCTGAAACGGGAGGCCCCTAATTTATATTAGGGTGAAGATATAGTCTAATCTATATAGAAATATATAGCAGTCTTATGACGTATCAAGATTAACGACCTTGATAGAATAAAATGGAAAAAACATTAACTTTCACCATGACCAATGCATTGTTAAGTCCAGAAGGTCTTGCAATTCTTTCTGGTGCTGATCTGCTTCGCGCAAATGGTACTGACCAAACTGTAAAAGCGCATCATACTACTACTTTTACTTTGAGTACTTTTGATGAAGCGAAAAAAACTGGTAATTTAGACACTGGTGGAGTAATTTTATTACCTGCTACTGATGCTAAACCTATTGATTTTGCCCAAACTGGCAATGAAAATATGCCTGTTTATGGTATGCTTTTAGATAAGAACCAGGAAATGTCTGGTATTGCCGTTAAAGCAACTGCTGTAGGAACCAAAGAAGTTGGATCAGATCCTGATAAAGTTACTTATAACACTGTAACTTTTGGTGCAGACTTGTTTAAAGCTGGCGATACTATTATGCTTGATTATTATAGTGAGCATAAAGCAGATGCTATTCAGATTGATATTACTCCAGATTAGTTCGCTGGTTATTACTACATTGAAGGTTCTACCTTATTCCGTCGTCAGAGTGATGGTGCAGACTTACCTGCTGAATTAATAATTCCTAATGGTAAGATTCAGTCTAACTTCAGCTTTACGCTTGCTTCAACTGGCGACCCAAGTACATTCGACTTCACTGTTGATGCGTTCCCAGGCCCTCTTGTATCTGATAATTCTAAACAGGTTCTTGCTACTATTCAAGTTCTTAATGCTGATGATAACTATGACCTTACTACGGCAGAAGAAGCTGAAACAATTACCTATAAGCGTTATCAGTACAATCAGGATGGTGGCGCTTATCTTGGTATTGAACAACTTTCAGATGGTTCTGAAGGTCCTGTTACCAAGAGCACTGAAGAAGAGGATGCAAAAAATAAAGGTCCAGCAGCTGGGATCGACGATCCAGATCAATGGACTTAATTTGAATTTAATTTAGGGAGAAGGAAACTTCTCCCTTTTATTTTTTTATTTTTTTAAGAGGGTGGGAGAATGGCAGAAAATGAAAAACAAGTTAATATAAAAAATTAGTCAAACTATTTTTTTTATGTGCATTATAGTAAAAAGACATACTTAGAAGATTTGTCAAGAGATGCTAAATTATATCAATTTGATTCATTAGAAGATAAAACAAGATAGCATTATAGATTATTAAGAAATAGAGCAAATAGAAAAATGTTGGCGTTGAATAATACTTTTCCTGCGGGTGTTGAAGTTACAGAAATTATTAATTAGTTAGACGATTTTATTAAAAATAGTAAGGCATCTCCTATAACTGTTGCTGACATAAATTCTATTAACAATTTAAATCTTAATGTTAATTCTTTAAAATCTAAATTAAAAAAATCTCAAGATGCTGCGGGAGAAATTGATAAGTATCTCAAAGATGTACATAGTTTAATAGATAAATTTAGTAAAATTGATGACAATTTAAGAAGATTTTATGAACAAGCTACAAAGTAGCAAAAAACAGATTTAAAATAGTTATTTCAAGTTAGTTCAATGGATCAGTTATCTGTTTTAAAAATTAGTAAAACAGGTGAATCAGCAATGAAAAAAATAAAAGATAATTTAACAATATTAGAGGAAAAAAATATTAATTAGGCTATTAAAGATCATTATCCAGAACTTTTTCATTCTGGAAAAGCGGAAAAACATTTGGATTACAAAGTTAATTATACTCCTTTAGGAAGCGAAAAGACAGAAACTTTAGTTGTTAGAGATATTTTTAATGCCATTAGTGGAAATGTAAGTAATATATAGGGAGCGATTGGAGAAGCTCTTATAGGCCTTTTCACGATAGTAAAAAGTGATGAATTAATAGATTATTTTAATAAATAGATTGGTTCAATACAGGATTTAAAAATCAGTACTAATGCAGAAGGCGAAAAAACTGATAAAGGAATAAGAAGTAAAGCTGATGCCACTACCAGTTTTTAGGGACAATACTATAAATTTAATGGTAATTTATCAAGTTTTACTTCTCAATTAAATATTAGTGTAAAAAATACTAAGAGTAAAAGAAAGTCTGTACCTACTAGCAGGTTTAAAGCTTTAACTACAAGATTTTACTATTTATTTAGTAGATTAAGTGATAAAGATTAGAAATATTAGTATGTATTAGCTAACTTTGCAGCTTTAAATAATAGAAAAGGTAATGTTAAAGATAGTGATTTTAATAAGAAACAGTTTTCTTCTACTGCAAATGCCACTAGAAGATATATAGCTGCAAAAAATATGGAATGGGCTTTAGAGGGTGCAGGAGATAACAAAATATAGGTGTTGGCTTTTATGAATCAAGCCATTACTATTAATCAATACTATGGATATATTGCTAATTATCCTACTAATTTATTGCCATCTGTATCGATTGCATCTGTTGCTGATAAAAATACACCTATTCCTGCGGGTGCAATTATCAATCCAGTGGATGATACTCCTGATACTAAAAATATCGCGGCAATTTGGCGCTCTTAGAAAGTTAAGGAAGCATTAAAAAGTGCAGAAGCTACTATTTGGGGTTGACAATAATTAAAAAATATGATATAATATAATATATATAAAGAGAAAAAGGAGCGATTTAATATGGCAACCAAGCCAACTTTTAATAAATTAAATCTTGATAAAGAAAAAATTAAAGAAATTGAAACTATTAATATTAATGGGGTTGAAATTGAAGTAAAACAATATCTACCTATTAATGATAAATTGAAAGTTATTCAAAATGTACTTTCTTTTATTCAAGCAGATGAAATGAGTACAGGACGCAAATTTAAAAATCCGCTTCAACTTGAGGCTATTGAAATTATGGAAGTAATTCGCGCTTATACAAATATTACTTTTACTGAAAAGCAAGCAATGGATAATTTAGATAAAACTTATGATTTGCTTGATAGCAATGGGGTAATTGATATTATTATTAATGCGATTCCCGCAGAAGAGTTTGACATTTTAAACAAATCAATGGATGAATCTGTTGAAGAGTATTATAAATACAAGAATAGCGCAGCTGGTATTTTGGATATGCTTGCTACGAATTATGATACATTGAATTTTGATATTGATGCTTTGAGAGAAAAACTTCAAGACAAAGAAACATTTAAAATTCTTCCAGAGATTATGGACAAATTAAACTAAAATATGTACTATAACTTTTATTTGTTATAGGAGTTCAGGGAGATAAGAGGATTTTACTGTTCTCTTATCTCCCTATTTTTTATTTTGCAAAGTAAAAAGTAAAGAGGGAAAGGAGAGTTAAAACAATGCCAAATTATACATCAACTGTAACGATGCAATTCAGAGCAGATACTACTTAGGCGAAGAGAGAAATGAATGATCTTCAAAAACAATTTAAAGAATTGTTAAGTAGTACAAATCTATCATCTGGCATTAATAAGGGAATTACCTCTGAATTGAAGGAAGCTCAAAATGCGGCAGCTGCTTTGTAGTTGGCGCTACAAAGAGCAACAAATGTAAAAACAGGTTCTTTTGATTTAAGAGAATTTGATAATAGCATAAAACGCAGTGGTTATAATATTGAAGAATTGGGACAATAGATGTCTCGATTTGGTGTACGCGGGACTACTGCGTTTTCTGATTTAACAGAACAAATTATTAGGGCTGAATAGCCGCTTAGACGTACTAGTTAGCTATTAGATAGTGCATTTAGAACAATGGCTAATAGTGTTAAGTGGCAATTATCAGCTACTGCTGTTTATGGCGTAATGGACGCTATTTCTGGTGCATATTAGTATGCAGTAGATTTAGATAGTTCGTTAAATGATATTAGAATAGTTAGTGGATAGAGTGCTGAGCAAATGGCGCAATTTGCTGAGTATGCTAACTAGGCGGCGAAGAGTTTAAGTACAACTACTGTAGATTACAGTGACGCAGCCCTGATCTATTTTTAGCAAGGTAACTGAAAGATTTTTTCGTGAAAAACAGTTTCTTTTTTTAATGAAAAACGCTTGACTTTTTCGTGAAAGTATGATATAATATTTATATAAGATAACGAAAAAGGAGTTAAAATTATGCGTAAAAAAATTATTATCGATGGCGAGGAAACTCGTTATTCTGTATCTGATGATGGAAAAATTTATAATGACAAAACTGGAAGAGAATTAAAAGGTACTTACACTACAAATGAATATCATTCAATCCAGTTAGTAATTGGAGATAAGCCAAAAACTTTTATGGTACATCGCTTAGTCGCGCAAGCTTTTTGTGAAAATCCTAACAATTATACAATTGTAGATCATATTGATCGCGACAAGCATAATAATAATGCCTCTAATTTAAGATGGGTTACTTCAAAAGAAAATGCTGCAAACGCAGAAAGATCTAAGCAAAGAGAAAGAACCTATTATCAAGGAAATTTTAATGAATGTAAATGGGAACCAGTTTTTGGTTTTGAAAACGATTATTTAGTATCTGAATATGGAACTTTTGTAAAAAGAAAAGATAATAGAATTTTATTGTTACAGGATAGACATGGATATAAAAGAGTTCGTCTTAATGGACATTATTATTCTGCTAATGTAAAAGTATGGGAATCTTTTAATCATAAAAAAGTTCCAGAAAAACTTTATATTGACCATATTGATGGAGATAGAGATAATAATCACATTTCTAATCTTAGAGCTGTAACTCAATCTGAGAATATGAAAAACTCCTACAGAAATGGACATGCAGGAGCTGTAAAAGTTTATCAATTTGATACAAATGGTAATTTCATCAAAGAATATTCTTCTTTTAAAGAAGCCGCGAAAGAAATTAATGGTAATGAAATTGCTATTAAACAGGCTTCAGATCGTCATGGCACTAGTGCTGGCTATTATTGGTTAAGAGAAGAAGACAAGGATAATATTATGAATATTATTAATTCTTGGGTTCCAGAAGGTTACAAGATCATTCCATCTCATCCAACTTATGCTATCAATAAAAATGGGAAAGTTTATAATAAGCGTAATAAAAAACATACTCCAACAAAATATTTTAAAGATGGTACTCATCCTTATGTTATTCTTAAAGATATACATTATCAGATTAGTGATTTATTAAAAGAAACTTTTGAATAAAAATATCTTATGCTTTGAAATCCCTTTAATTGCGGGGAAGTCTTTAGAGCTATTACTACCGACGTACAATGGTGACATTGTACGTCACTTTTATATAACGATAAAAGGTATGGTAAAAACGTAATAGATTAGAAAATCCGCAGCTAACGTCTCATTAATGAGATAGGAGTTCAACGACTATCGCCAGTCAAAGGCGAGTAGAGAGCAAGCGCTCTCGAAAAGGGGGAACCCATACTCTATCGGGTAAGATATAGTCTACTCTTCTACCGAGAGGTTGGAAGCAGTTCATAAGAGAACGCGCGCGAATTAGCGACTCGCGTGGAATACAAGGTTAAGTGAAGAATAGGTTAAAGAACGTACAGACTTAACTATTCAAATGGCTAATGTAACAGGAGATACTGTACAAGAAGTATCTGACCAATTAACTGCGGTGTGGAATAACTTTTATGATGGTTCTTATAGTCTTGAATATTATATTGACGTAATGACTAAATTAGGAGCCGCAACCGCATCTAGCTCAAGTGAAATCGCAGAAGGTTTGCAAGACTTTAGCGCTATTGCAGATATGATCGGTTTATCATTTGATTATGCAGCAACTGCAATTGCGACTACTACAAGTGTATCTCGTCAATCTGCTAATGTAGTAGGTACATCTTTTAGAAGTATTTTTGCTCGTATTCAAGGTTTAATGATGGGTGAAACACTTGAAGATGGTGTTGATCTTAATAAATATTCTGATGCGCTCGCTAAAGTAGGTATTAATGTACTTGATGCTACTGGTAACTTGCGTGATATGAATAGTATTCTTGATGAAATGGGTCAAAAGTGGAGTACTCTGTCTCAAACTTAGCAAACAGCTCTTGCACAAACAGTGGCTGGTGTTTGGTAGTATAATAACCTAGTCACACTTATGAATAACTGGGATACATTCCAATAGAATTTAGACATTGCTCAAAATTCAGCTGGTACATTAGAAGAGCAATCTAAGATTTACGAAGAATCTTGGAGAGCTGCCTCTGCGAGAGTAAAATCTAATTTAGAAGATATTTATAATTCTATATTAGATAGTGATGCTTTCAAAAATTTATTAGATGGTATTGCCGCTGCAATTAATGGTTTAGATAGTTTTATAGATAGTATTGGCGGCTTACCTGGTGTTTTAGCGCTAATTGGCTCTATTGGAACTAAGGTATTTAAAGAACAATTAGCTAATGGAATTAAATTTGCAGGAGAGAATTTATTTTCTTTAACAGGCGCTTCTAAAGAATATTATAATTCAATTAAAGAAAATGCTTTAAAAGAAACTATAGGTCAAATTACTCAAGAATATCCTTTAATGGGAACTAAAGCCTGGGCTTAGAATATGGAGTAGAATGTAAAATATCAAGAATTATACAATGAAAAATAGGTTTAGTTAAACGAAACACAAAAATAGTATATTGATATTTTAAAACAAACCGTTGAAATATAGCAACAGTTGTATTAGGAAGCTGCTGACACTCAAGATTAGAAGCTTACTGAAATAGAAAAAAATATAGCTTCGGCAAGAGCTGAAGCAATACCAATTATTGATGAAAAAGATTGGAATAGACTTGTAGAACCTATTACTTCAAAATTAGTAGATCCAGGTAAGATTACTGAAGATATTAATCTTGTTAAAAAAACTTTACAAGATTTTGTTAATGATCCTACCGATGGAAAGCAACTTGTTTTCGACAAAGAAGTGACTGATGCTTTTTCAAGATTAAATATTGACTCAACAGAAATATTATAGAAAAATACTAAAGATATAGAAAGATATTTAAAAGGTAATGCTCTATCTATAGAAAAATATTATAAAGACAGTATAGATAGATTAGATGATATTTTTGTTAATGCCGGAGAAAAAAAGAATTTTGGCGTTGATTTAACCGACAAATAGGTTGAAGTTTTCTCTAAGATGAATTTAAGTCTTAGAGAATTTGGAGAAACAGTACAAAGAGTTAATGATACAGGTGGAGCTTCTTCTGGTACTATGTAGAGTTTAATGGAAACATTAAATAAAATGTCTCCTACACCGCTTGATAGAATGACTTAGGGTATGGTTGCTTTTGGTAACGCGATGGCTAATTTAACTATTGCAGTTCTTAGCTTACAAACAGCTTGGGATACATTAAATAATCAAGATGCTTCTTTTTTAGATAAACTACTTTCTGTTTTAATGGCGTTAGGTATTATAATACCTACAGCTATTGAATTATTTAATGCTTTTAGTTTGTTAAAAGATTTAGATGTAAAAGCAACAATAGCTCAAATTACAGCAACTGAAGGTCATATTTTTTCATTAAACAGATAGAAAAAAGCAATGGATGAAGTAGCTGCAAGTCAAGAAAATCTAACAAGAGCTAAACAAAAAGATACTCAATAGCAACAAAAGAAAAATTTAGTAGATAAAACTGAAGATGGATTAGATTTATTTATGTCTGTACCAGATGATAGCTCTATAGTAAAAGATTCTGGTAAAAAACAAGGAAGAATAGCAGGAACATTAGGAAAAATAACAGAAAGCGTTGGAAAACTTAAAAATGCTTTCACAGCTTTTCTCCCTGTATTAAGTAGAGCTACTTTAGTTTTTGCGGCTATTACTGCGGCAACCGCGCTTTATAATGAAGTACAAAGAGCTACAGAATTAGCTACAAGAGATTGGGACTAGTATAATTTAGATTAGACTAATACAGCTGTAACTAATTTAACTCAATCATATAACGATTTAACTACAGAATTATAGAATTATTAGAATGTAGTTTCTACATATGAAACAGCAAGAAGTGAATTAAATTCTTTAACTGAAGGAACAGAAGAATATAAGTCAAAATTAGAAGAAGCCAATGACGCTGCTATTACCTTAATTTAGACATATAATGAAGATATTACTGGTGCTGATTGGGAAATTATTGATGGAGAAATAATTATTTCTCCTGAATCTATTGACGCTTTAGATCATGCAATGGAAATAGATTTAGATAATGCAAGAGCCGCGTCTTTAATAGCTACTTAGAATTAGTCTTAGGCTAGAACTGCTGCAAATGTTTCAAATGGTGCTACAGAATTTGCTGATGCGAATGCAACTCTTAATAATTTTACTTCTGGTACTTTTGGTGGATATGGAGAAGCATAGCGCGCTTTTGAAGTAATGGTAGATGCTGTAGCAAAAGATTTTGATGCAGCAAATACTAAAGAAAGTATTATCAGTATATTAGAACAAAATCTTCCTGGATTCACAGCGAAAGGTAATTAGGGATTAATTGATGCGCTTTATTTAGCTAAAAAAGATATTGAAGATTTAGCAGCAGAAGTTTCTAATAATACAGCCGCTCAAAAAAATACTTATCAGCAAAATGCCAATGCAGAATTAGAGCGTTTAGGTTTAGATAATCAGGGATTAGAAGAAGTTGGAGGAAGATTATATACTAATCTTGTTGAATCAATTTCTGAGAATACAATTAATAATCTGGGTAGTAATTATAAAGATATATTACAAAAATATTTTGATGTATCTTTAACTGCGGCAAATGATGCTAAGTATAATGAAGAAGATCAAATTGTAACATATACAGATGAACAAGGAAATTTACAAGAATTAACTTTTGCGTAGATTGAAGCTACTGTGGCCGCAACAGAAGCTAGTACTCAATTTGAAGAATCTATTATAAAATTAAATAGTGAAATGCAACAATTGAGTAAAAGCACAGATGTTGCAGACAAAAGTTTACTTAGTTTTTTACAATCTGGCAATTTAGAAAATTTAACTAGAAATTAGTATGATTAGATTTCTTCAGAAGTAGAATACGATCAAGATACTGGAAAATATAATGAAGATAAAGTAGATGCCATACTTGGTCTAACAGGAACGTTAGAAGAAAATAATGAAAGAGCAGCTCTATATGGTTATACCAGTGCAGAAGCTATGCGTAAAGCTTTTGTAGAAGGATTAGATGTTGATTGGGAATTACCGGAGGGCTTAAAAGGTGAAATAAATCAATTTTTATCTTTAGGTAATGTAGAAGAAATTAGAGAAAATTTTGAAACATTAGGTGAAGAAGCTGGTTAGTCCTATATAGATGGTTTAAATCTTATTTATGATTCTATTGATTGGTCTAAAATGTCCGCGGAAGATGCTTAGGCTGTATGGGATAATATTATTAATTATAATTGGCAAGATGGAAGTATTGAAGATTTTCAAAATGCTTTAAATAACATTGGAGCTGAGATTGATTATACATCTGAAGCTTGGACAAAATTTACAGATTCTGCTCAAAGCGCGTTTCATTATGTTGTTCCTAGCGTTGAAGAATTATATACTAATTTTTAGGAAATACATGAAATTATAGATGATATAGAATTAGGTTCTATATTAACAGAAGAAGATTACCAATTATTAACTAAATATAATGACGAGTTAGGTAGATACTTTATTCAATTAGCTAATGGCGATTATTAGATGATTGGTGATCCTTTAGATTTATAGCAAGATGTTGCAGAAACAGAACGCAATGAATATATTGATAGTATAAATGATTTAAAGCACTCAATAGAAGATATTGATTAGGATACTGGTGTTATTGATTATTTAAACGTTCTTAATAATGCAACTAGAGATTTAGGGCAAACCGCTCAATCTACAACTGGTGCATGGGGTTCTTTAGTTGATTAGCAATTAAAAGCATTAGAAGCAGCAAATTATGATGAAGATAGGTTAGCAAGTTGGCGTAAAGGTTTAGAAAGTGATAATTTAGATAGTGGTTAGTTAAGAGATATTTCAGAAGCTATAGAATCAGTAGACTCTAAAATGCAATCTTCTATTTCTACTATTCAGGAATATGATGAACAATTACAAGCTGCAATGAATAGTTTAGCTATGCAATCAGACGCGGAAGAAGCTTCTAAATTATTTAAAGAAGGAACAATTAATTATGCTGCTTATGCAGGAAGTGCTAGTAAAAGAATTTAGGAAGATCGTTATGAAAATGTAGATTTAGAAGAGGTAGAAGAATATTCCGATTATTTGCAAGAAGCCGCAGATTCTTCTGAATTATTAAGTGATGAGCTGGTAAAAAACAAAGACGCTTCTGAAGAAGTTGCTTTAGCAACTATACGTATGAATAATGGTATGGATGAATTAGTAAGCAATTGGGAAGATTGGAGCGATATTTTAAAAAATTCTTCTAAAGAATCAGAGGAATATGCTGAGGTTATGACTTCTGTTAAATCTGCATTATCTGATGTTTTAGGAGTATCAGAAGATTTTATTTCCAATGATTTTGTAACAAATCATTTAAATGATATTGAAGCGGCCGTTATGGGAGATACAGCAGCTATTGATCGTTTAAAAATGGCTATGGCCCAAGAAGTTGTTGTAAAAGCTACTTTTGATGATACTGAACTTTAGCAAAAAGCATTAGCTGCACATAATACTTTAGTAGCAAATATGCCAGATTTAGAGGTAGGTGCAACTTTAAGTACTGGTGATTTTTTAACTGCTGCTCAAGGCGTTATTGACACAGCAAACATGACAGTTGAAGAAGCACAATCTTATTTTAATGCTTTAGGGTATGAACCTGTTTTTGAAACAGAACCAGTAACAACTTATACAAGTGTTCCAGAATATACCAATAGAGTCACAGGTTTTAGTATTGGTTATACAGATGAAGAAGGTAAAAAACATTTTGCACCTGGTTTTAAAACTACTACAGTTGTTACAGGTTATAAAAGAATGCCAACCACTATAGATGCACCTATTTTGTATAATGACGCAGGTGAAAAAACTACAGATGGTACTGGTAGACCAAGGCTAAAATCTTTAGTTAGTACAGGTGGACATAGTGCTGCTGCTAAAAGTCCTTCTATTGGCTCTAATATGAGTAATTATGCTCCTAGAAATGCGGGTGGAATATAGCCATATTCTCCATCTGGTTCTGGAGGCGGTAGTGGTGGTTCTGGTGGAAGTGATTCAGAAGAGGAAGAACCAACACCAGCAGAACCAATGGAGTATACTCAAATTACTGAAGTTGTAGATAGGTATTATGAAATAACAGATTCTCTTGAGGATATGACTGATGCGCTTGATGATGCATCTGACGCGGCTGACCGTTTATATGGTAAAGACCGCGTCGCTGCTATGGAACAATAGCGTGATTTAATGGCTCAACAACAAGAGTTATTAAAACAATATCGCTCTGAAATTGAAGCATATCTTGCTAAAGACAAAGCGGCCCTCGAAAATAATAAGTACGGTATTCACTTTACTTTTGATGCGGATGGCGATATTACAAATTATACACAAATTATGACTGATTTGTGGAATCAACTTCATGCCGCAGAACAAACTTACAATTCATTTGCGACAAAAGAAGAACAAGAAGCATATCAAGAATCAACTCTTGATCCATTAAATAAAAAGATTGAAGAAATTAAAAATCTGATAGATGTCTATGATTCTACTCAAGATTTACTTGTAGATGTTGATAATCAAATTCGCGATGCTCTAAATGAATGGCAAGATAAAAATTATGAAATTCTAACTTATAAAATTGAACTTCAAATTGAAATCAATGATATGGAACAAGAACGTCTTGATTATTATCTTAATAAGTATGAAGATGATTTCTATAAGATGGCTGAATCTATGGCTCTTACAGGTGATTCATTCCCATTATTAACAAATAATCTTGAAACTTACAAAAACGAAATGAATCAATTAAATCAAGCATATCATAATGGTGAAATTTCTCAAGATGCATTTATTGAAGGTATGAAAGAAGTAAACAGCGGTTTACTTGATAATATGAATGCCCTCGTAGATCTTGATAGAGAAATGCTTGAGTATTATGAAAACACACTTGATTCAGCAGAGGATAAGCTTGGTGATTTTACTGATTAGCTTGAACATCAAATGTCTATATTAGAACATTATCAAAATGTATTAAGCCTGATTGGTAAAGAACAAGATTATCAAATGATTGGTTCCGTTCTTCAAGGTCAATTCTCTGTAGCCCAAGATTAGCTTGCCGCGCAAGAGCGCTGGGTTGAAACGCTGAAAAATCAAATGGCAGATATTCAGTCTGATTTATTAAGTGCAGTTGATGAAAAAGAGCGCGAAGCATTAAATGAGCAATTATTATTAGTTACTCAAAGATTAAATGAAGCCGAAGAATCTGTTAATGATCTGCGCGAATCTGTGCTTGAGCTTGCGCAATCTATACTTGAAAATGATTTAGCTAACTATGCATAGCAATTATCAGAAAATCTCGTAGAGGGTTTAGGATTCGGAAACTTAGATGAGTATTTAGATACTATTGATAAATTAAATACTTCGCAAGAAGAATATCTAACTACAACAAATAAAGTTTACGAAACTAATAAACTTATTCGACAAGCGCAAGAGGATATGGCTGAAAATGATAGCCTTTTAGCTAAATAGCGTTATCAAGAATATATTGATTACGTAGAACAATTGCAAGAACAAGGTAGATTAAGTGAATACGAACTCAAAATTGCACAAGCTAGATACGAAGTATTATAGGCGCAAATTGCATTGGAGGAAGCGCAAAACGCTAAAGATTCAATGCGGTTGGTACGTGATTCTCAAGGTAATTACAACTATGTATACACCGCAAATCAAGATAATATAAGTTAGGCTCAACAAGCCCTTGAAGATGCTGAAAATAATTTATATAATATTGGTTTAGAAGGTGCGCAAAATTATCAAGACAAGTATGCTCAAATTCTTGAAGAAGCTTTTAACGCTTTTAAGGATTTAAGTGAACAATATAAAAATGGTGAAATTACTAGCGAAGAAGAATTTAATCAAAAGAGATTAGATTTACAGAATTATTATTATAATAGATTAAAAGACATTCAAGATTTATATTATATCGCTCATGATTTATTAGTTAATGAAAGTTATACTAACGAAGCAGATTATTTATTTGCGGGAATTGGAAATCTTGAAGATTTTAAAGACGCAACAGACCAGTACTTACAAGATTGTAATAATGCTTTTGATAAGTGGTAGGAAAATACTGATGTTGCTACTGATTCTGTTGGTAATGGATTAGGTGATTTACAAGATCACATCCAAGATGTTACTGACACAAGTAGCGATTTAACAGATCAAATTCAAGATGATTTAATTCCAACGCTTGAAGATGAATTAGAAGCGGTTCGTGATATGACAAATCTTTGGTTAAGTCATAGAGATGCTTTGTATGAAACTTTACAAGCTTATGAAGAATTACAACAGGGCGCCCAAAACACAATTTCAAGCGCGGCTGGGGTACAACCAGGTGGAGTATTACCAAATATTCCAGAAGAATATCGAGCAGATATTGGTGCCATTATGGCGGCTTACTTACAACAAGGTGGTAGTATCAATGATGATTTATTCCAGCAGTTATGGAATAAACGTAATGAAAAAGTTGAATGGCTTGCCGCGCATGGCTATTCTAGTGATTATTGGGGTTCTTATGGTGAAGAAACTATTAAAGGTTTTGAGGAGCTTGTTTCTGGCGGTGGAGATCAAGATTGGTATGATTATGCGGCTAATATGTATACCATTGAACAAATTCGTGAGTTCTTAAAACAAATGGGATTACCTGCCTTTAAGAGCGGTGGATACACTGGCGAATGGGGACCAAGCGGCAGACTGGCTATTATTCATGAAAAAGAATTAATTCTTAATTAGGATGATACTAATAGTTTAGTTAATATTATTAGAGAATATGGTAAATTAAAATCCACTAATATGGATATCCTTAATCTTTCTTTTAATGATATTATATCAAAATTTAAATCAATAATCAATAAGATCAATCTTAATGACTAGAATCAGGTCGCTGCACAACAAGTTTCAATTGAAGCGTCTTTCCCTAATGTATCTGTTGCTAGTGAAATTGAGGATGCGTTTAATGATCTTTTAAACCGCGCAGCTTAGTATGCTAGTTTAAATAGAACAAATTACTAATGATAGTGGCGGGGTCCGTTCCCGCCCTATCATATTTTTAAAGAGAGAAAGGAGAGAAATCAATGAGTGTACAGGATAATGTATTAGGTGCTATGGATATTATTGCTTCAAGTATGGTATCTAATTTAAAACTTGATAAAACTGTTTAGGCAGTAGTTCAAGAAGTAGTTAATATGACTACAGGTGAATATCGTGTAGAATATAATGGTAATGTAGTTATTGCTTTTGCTCTTAATACAGATGATACATATAGTGTAAATGAAAAAGTATTTTTAAAAATTCCTGAGAATGATATGAATAATAAAAAATTCATTGAAGGTCGCGCTAGTTCTAGTTCTCTTTCAGATTTATAGCAAACTGAATTATCTAATAGTATTAGTAAAGAGGGGCCATCTTGGGAATTAATTTATCCTACTCTTGATTTAAACAATACTGAACAAAAGTATTGCATTTAGGCTGGTGCTACCCAAGATGAAGAATATTATTCTAGGGTTATTTGGGATAGAGATATTAATAGTTCAGAAAATATAGAACTTAGTGATGAGATTTTTTTGACATATTCACAAAATTATGATAAAATATATGTAGGAGCAGATTTTTAGACAACTTTTGTTGATTCTGATTTGGTAGGTCAAGGTAATTATGGCTTGATTTTTAGTTTTACTGCAAGACAATAGAGCGAAGATACAGAAAATGAATTTACTGAAGATCAAATTGTAAGTTATAGATTAGATATAAATAGTTTTACTGGTAATCCATATGGTTATACAGTTTTTTCTCCACAAGAAACTATATTAGATTTAAAGAGTAATTATTTATTAAAACTTAATTCTATAGTATTTTTTCAAGAAAATTTTACTGGAAAAGATTCTGTAGATGTACCTAATATATGTGTTAGAAATATTAGGATGCAATTCGCGCGTGTTGAAGATTTAAGTAATACATTATATTATTTAAAAATATTAACTCCAGATGGAACTAATTTAATGAATGATAATGACGAAGTTACTTTAATAGTTAATTTTTTATATAAGGGTTAGAATATTTTATCTGAAAATACATGTAAATGCGATTGGTATATTCGAGATCCTGCGGTAGTAGTAGGAACAGAAGAATATGAAAAAGAAACTGGGCCAGGTTGGCGCCATCTTGAATCTAATAGTCTATTTGGACAATATATAGTTTCTGGTAGTGACGTATTATTTGTAAATAAATATATGTGTAAAATTACCTATAACGAAGATATGGTAATGCAAGAAACTGTAGATATTAGAAAATACAATAGTCCATATAATTTAATGCTTGAATAGACAATGGATGGTAAAGAAGCTGTATTGTCTATTGTTGACTTAAATCAAAGTGGTAATACTTTTGTGGGTGATTGGTATTATGAATATGGAGATGGCACATTTACAGAAGTATTAGATGGACAAGATGTAAGTAAAATTTATATTAATAGATATTTATCTTACGCTACTGTAACTTTTTATTGTTAGGTAAAACTTGGTGAAGAAAAAATTTGTGTTTTATCTAAAGTTATTACTAGCTCTAATGTAGATTCTGAATTAGCTATTGAATATGAAGGATAGGATATTTTTAATTATACCGCAGATGGGGATATGCCGATTGAGAATTGTGAAAAGGACTAGACTCTTTATCCAAAGCTATCTTGGAGAGATGGTTATGCATCTACATATAAAATTCAATGGGAAATAGATGGAAAAATTTTAAATGTGACCGACCGCTATAGTCCACCTTATTCTATGATGTAGGATATGTGGATTGATTTAAACGGAGTTTTGCATTTTAAGGTAAAACAAAAATATAGTAGACTGTATACAAATAATACTCTTACATTAAAAATCATTACAGTAGATAATAAAGAGTTCGCATTCGAAAAAGAAATTATCTTTGTTAAAATGGGCGATCAAGGTACTAATGGTACGACTTTTGTTAGTGCGGTTCGTGCGGTTGATGCTAATTTAGATAAATTGAGCGGTTTTTAGCCTCTTGTTCCAGATGGTTTTTTACGACTTAGAAATTTTATTTATAAAGATGGCGATTTAATTAATAATGATCCTAATTATAGTATTGAATACTCTTGGTCATCTGACGGTATAAGAACTGAAAATTTAGATGAAACTGAAATTACCAATAGCTTAAAAATTACTAATAGCTATAAAGAAAATGTCAGTCCTACATTTACGATTGCTTAGACTGGGAATCCTGATACTGTAACTATTTCTTTACAATCTTAGACATATAACAGATTAATAATTAAATGTGAGGTTACAGTAACTTCTAATAATTTATATGGCTCAGAAGAAAGAGAAAAAGTAATTTTACACTATAATTATCCAGTTCCGCTTATCACCAATATGTCTGGAAGTTTTAATTCAGAAGATTTTAATGTATAGATTCCAGAATATATTCAATATGATGCTAATGGTTAGACTGCAATGTATCTTGATGATGAAATTTATTTTAAATACAAAAACCAAGATTATACTAATTCGATAAGAGTTGGCAGTGACTCTGCTTCTGTTTTGACTATTGAAGATTATCAAGATGAAGATGGAAATACTAAGCGCAGATTGAAAGCGGCTGGCAGTTATGATTATGCCAATAATGGAAATGCTTATTTAAATATTTCTGTTGATGGTATGTCGATAGTTTATCCAATTATGATGTATCTTAATACTTTTGGTAATTAGGCTATTAATAATTGGGATGGAACTAATATAGCCATCTATAATGCGGAAAATGGAGAAGCTGGATATATTTTGGCTCCATAGATAGGGGCAGGCACAAAAGATTCTCAAGGCCGCTTTACTGGGGTGGTTATGGGTGATGATACTACTTAGACTAATGACGTTGGTAAGATCCCAGGTTTATATGGATATCAAGATGGGGTTAATACTTTTGGCATTAAGTCAGATGGACGTATGTATCTAGGTAAATCAAAAGATACTGGCCGTATAGATTTTGATGGTAATACTGCTATGATTTATGGTGGTGGTGGTGGAGATTCAGAAACTGGCATGACCATAAAATTAACTAATCTTGTAGATAATGTTACCGGTAAACCTATACAAGATGAAAAAGAGCGAGATGAAGTTTTAGCTATTTAGATTGCTAATGATAACTTTACCGTATCTTATGGCGGAGAGATGACCGCCAATAGAGGTACAATAGGTGGCTGGACTATTAATGAATGGGGTCTTTTTTCGCCAGATACATAGATGAATAGTGAAAAAGGCTACCCTTCCGCGGAAGATAGTGGTCGTCTTATGCTTTGGGCAAAAAATCCTTATGACCCAGCTTTTGCTCAAGGTAATGAAGAAAAAACTGCGTTATTAGTTGCTGAATAGGCTAAAATTGGTGGATGGATAATTAAGCCGTCTGGTATTTATTCTCCTGATACTGTATTTGGTTCAGAAGCAGATAATAAAGATTATGTTCCTGTACAAGACAGCTCTAATCAGTAGGAATATAAATAGATGATATCTCAAGATGGCGTTATTATGTTAATATCAAAAGAAGGAAGTAATAATAATCAAGGCTATGCAAATATTGGTGGATGGATAGTTAAAAAAGAATTAATTACATCCTAGGTTTAGATTACATAGCAAGATTGGAATAATCCAGATCCAAACAAGGGAAGAGCAAACACAGTTTTAAACGCTAAAGATGGTATTATTAATACTTCTTATTTTACTGTTGTTGCCCCATAGCAAAATTAGCCAGATGGTACTCCTATTGGACAAATGGGCTTTATGACTGGTAGTATTACAGGTACAGATACTACAATTAACTTAGGTATTTCAACACGAGAATCCTAGAATACTTCTATAGTTCTAGATGCAACTAAAGGTCGTAATATTTCTTTGCGTGCTAATCATCAACTTTTGTTTAACGGTGCAGAATATATAGCCAATTCACAAGGCCGCTTTGATTTGTGTTATTAGATGCCGAGTTCGTATGAAACAAAAGATGCTACTAGCTATATTACTATTGGTGAAGAGATTAATATTAATGCTAAAAAGAAGTCTGTACGTATAGCTGGCAGAGGTGTAGCTTTAACTAGTAATGGTACAGATTTTGCTAATGGTTTTTACGTTGATAGTTCAGATAGTTAGGTTTATATGAAATTAAAAACCGCTTCTGTTATGTTAGATGGTTCTGGAAATACAGATGTATCGTTGAAAGTTAATCAGATTCCCGCGGAACGACAATTTGGAATTTATTGCAGATTTGCTTAAAGAGAAAAAGGAGATAATTAAATGAAATTAACTAATAAACAAGTGTGTGATATATTGGTTATTCTTAATGCTTTTGTTGAGCAGGATGCGGCTGTGTCCGCATCCTGTGGTTTTAAGATTTATTATAATATACAAGAGCTAAATAAATTATATCAGACTTATCAACAAGAATTAAGTAATATGCATTATGAATCAGATGAAGAAAAACAAAAGAATGAAGAACTATTGCTTATGGCTGAAAATCCTGTTGAATTTAACCCAATAATGTTTAATACTAAAGATTTTGGAAGTTTATTATTTAAAATGAGTCAAATAGCAATTTTACTTCCTGTATTAAATATTGAACAAAATTAAATAATTAATCTAAGATAAAAAATAAACTTATTGATAAAGAGAAAAAGGAGGGAGAACATGAGCGCGAATATTTTTCCACCTATATTGGAAAGTTATCAACCAGCTTTTATCAGTAATACATAGTCTTATCCAATTTATTTTGAATTATCTGGTTTAACTAATATTAATTCAGTAAAAAATATTCAAATAAAAATTGTATATTAGGAAACAAATCAATCTGCGATTGATACAAGTCAGCATCCAGATGATATTATTTATTATAGTGCTAATGTTATTAATTATAGTCAAAATAATAACATGTATTATATTACAGTAAATAGTTCCGATTTAGATGAAGGTTATTGGAAAAGCGGTATTTATTATAGAGTATAGCTTAGATTTGGCCTATCTGAATTATATACTAGTTTAGAAGATTTTTATACTTGGAAAAGTGAACAAATTAAATTGGGAAATTTTTCAGAATGGTCAACCGCAATGATATTAAGACCTATTAGCCAACCTTCTGTTGACGTGCTAAATAACTAGGTATTTGCTTCGGGTCTTATTGTAGACGCAACTAATACTGAAACTAGCTATACACCTACTTTCTTTGGCAGATATCAATGTGCTACTTATGAGCCTGTTGATTAGTATAGATTTAATCTTTATTCTGAAGATGGAGATTTAATTGAGACTTCTGGTTGGTTAAAATACAATACTAGTGAAAATGTTCCAATAGATGGTGAAGAAAGTATTTATAGTTGTGCGTTAAAATATAGATTTAAAAATATTTTAACAAGTGATAATAATTAGAGATATGCAGTAAATTTTGATATTATTACTAGAAATTTATATGAAATTAGTTCTAGTGATTATATTTTTAATATAGATGTAAATCCAATTTCATATAATAATCCCTTTAAAATTATATGTTATGATAGCACCAATGAACCAGCTTCTCGTCGTGGTAGATGTAATGAAGAAGGCGTAATTGATATTGAACTTCAAACTGGTAAGACTTAGGCTACAGGTAATTTTGTTTTAGTAAGAACAGATGAAAGATCTAATTTTTCAGTCTGGGATGATTTAACATATTTAACTTATTCTAGTGCAATAGTTAATGAAATTGTTTATTCTGATTATTCTATTGAGAGTGGAATAAATTATAAATATGGTATTCAATATGAAAACTCGGCTGGTTTACGTTCTGCATTAGTTACAGAGAATGATAATGCATATAGACAAAGTAATTTTCAACATTCTTATCTATATTGTGATGGTGTTTAGTTAAAATTACGTTTTGACCATACTATAAATTCTTATAAAAAGACAACATTAACTTCAAAACAGGATACGCTCGGTTCTAAATATCCTACTATAATACGAAATGGTAATGCTTATTATCAAGAATTTTCTTTTTCTGGACTAATTAGTTTACACATGGATGATTTTTATGATTTCTTTACTTATGTTGAGGAAGAAGGATATTATTATAAAGATGAACTTGTAATTCCAAAAGAAAAATATTATGAAGCTAAATCTGAAAACGCTATATTTGGTAAGCGCGTAGATAAAAATGGCGAAGTTCATGAAATAACAACTCCATTGACTAGGAACAGAAATACTTTTGACCATAATTTAACTGATAATAATAGATATATAGAAAGAATTTTTAGAGAAAAAGTTGAGGAATTTTTAAATGATACTCAACCTAAACTTTATAAAAGTTCAACAGAAGGTAATTTTATTATTTAGTTAATGAATGTTACTTTTGTTCCAAAAACAGAATTAAACAGAATGATATATAGTTTCTCAGCAACCGCGTATGAAATTATGGATTGTACACTGGAGAATCTTATTAATTATGGTATAGTTCCATTTAATGAATTCTAGTAGGAAATTGCGGAGGAACAAGACACTTTTGGGCAAATTAGCGGATTTTTCACTGGTGAATATTCTCGTGATTCAGATAATGATGAAGATTTATTATATCCAGTATCTACAAAACCAGATAATTTAGTTTCTGTCATGTAGGAGCAAGTAGCAAAACAAGTTACTCAAAATCCTGAACCAGATATAGATATAACAAGATTTTCTCGTACTATTACTTCTATTGATTCTATTTGGATTGAAACGTATCCAAAATTAAATTTTGACCTATAGTTAATTGAGTATGATGCTATGATCGCGGATGAAAGAAATAAGGGCGAGGACGCAGATTTAGATTTAATTGCTTAGTATGAAGCAGAAAGAGCAGAAATAGCTATTCTTCAAAAAGAAACTTAGCAAAGCGGTTTATATCCTTATTATACTTTAATTATTAATGGTCAAGAAATTCAATTAGCAGAAAATAGAATTTATCATTTAGATAATATGGAATTAAATGATTTAACTAATATTCATTTAAAATATAGTGGCGCTATTATTTTAAATTATACTTGTGTAACCGCAACGATTGAGAATCCAGAAGAAGTAGAATATGGTAGAGCTACTGTTACTGTATGGAATTAGATTGCTGGTATGTTTACAGATAATGAAAATATCTTAATTAATTATAATTATGATGCTAATATAGGTATTAATACATTACCTACAGAAGAAGATGATTTAATTCCTAGTTACGCGGTTCATGATTTTGAGGAAAATAATATTGGTGTATATAAAACATTAAATATTATGGATGTTATTAAAGAAAAAGCCATTCGTGAAGTTGAAGCTACTCAAAATGTCGTATTTAATAATAAAGGGTATGATGATGATGGCAATGAGTAGTGGGATGATGGACAATATTATTATACATTTGGTAGATTAACAGCATTATCTATTGAAGGTGAGGCGGGAACGCCTATTAAATTTGTAGGATATCCAGCTAATTTACAAGAACCCGCTAAAACAATAGTAGAATATATAGGCTCTACTAATAAACTTGTGTATAAACATTTAGATGATTATTATATTCAAGATATTATATTAGAAGACCCGCAATATGTAATCGTGGATTTTGCGGCTAATACATCATTAACAGTTAAAGGACAACAAACACAAACCGCGTCAGAAAGTGAGGTTGTAACTTATGGCACTACCTAGCTTCTTACACGACAAAGATTATCTATATGATTTAGATAATGAAAAAATTAAAGTATAGTATGTTAAGATTGTTCTTTTGACTTTTGATGAAGAAGTAATTAGAGAAATTTAGGGATATGCTACGGGCGGCTCTGTTACTGTAAATGGCAGTGCCGCGCTTAGACGTACAATTTCTTTAACTATGTTTGCGGATGAGTAGTTAAATAATCTTGAGAATGTAAACAATTTAATTTCTATTAATAAGAAATTTAAAGTTTATATAGGTTATAAAAATATGACTAAAAAGTGGAAAGAAAAATATGGAGAAATATCTTGGTTTCCACTTGGATTATATTTAGTATCTGGCGCCAGTTTAACTAATTCGTCTAGCGGTGTTAGTATTTCTGTTTCAGGTAAAGATAAGATGTGTTTACTTGATGGCTCTGTTGGTGGAATGCTACCAGCTTCAGTTACTTTTCACGAGATATATAACGAAGATAAAAATGGAGATATCTACGTTACTAATCCAACTATGTTTTAGATTATTCAAGAATCTGTTGTTCATTATGGTAAAGAAAATGTTAGTAATGTAATTATTAATGATTTAGAAAATACCGCAAAAATGCTGGTAAAATACAATGGGGACACACCAATTTGGTTTTCAGATGATTATAATAGTTTTGTTATATCTGATAGCGCGGTTGATGGTTTCGTACATAGATATTCTTACGGTCAAGATATTGGATATATGGAAACCCCTATGACGTATCCAGGTGAATTAGTATTTGATGCTGGAAATACAGTTGTAAATCTGTTAGATAAAATATGTGAAACATTAGGTAATTATGAATATTTTTATGACTTAGATGGTCATTTTGTCTTTCAAGAAAAGAAAAATTATTTAAATAATTACTATACACCTATTGTTGAATTAGAAACAGAAAATTATATATAGGATTTTTCGAATACTAAATATGCTTATACTATGGAAGATGCTAATACTACAACTAGTTATAATGTAAATCCGCAATATGATAATATCAAGAATGATTATATTTGTTGGGGTACTAAAACACTAGCTAATGGTACTTCTTTTGGTATCAGATATCATTTAGCGATTGATAAGAAACCTATATTATGGCGTTGTCTTAGATATATGTATCCTATTGTTAGTAAAGAAACTTAGGAACTATTAAGATATGAATATACTTTTACTGAAAATGAAACTCCAGAATATAATTCTACATATGAAGAGATTTAGAAAGATGATGATGGAAACGATATTATAATTCCACCTGGGTATGATTGGCGAGAAGAACTATACAGGGCTGCGCTTGAAAATAGTGCGACAATGGCTGAAGAAGGATATTATGATTAGGAACTTCTTGCTGAATGGCGTGGATTATTTGACCCATCCAATGAAGATTATCATAAAGCATGGAATGAAGAGTTTTAGCTAGATACTTGGACAGGCTGGAATCCGCAAGTTTATACCGATCCTGGCTCTCTTCACTATTGGCTTGATTTTATTGATAGTCAAGCCATTTTAGATAAATATTCTGTTGACAATATAGGTCGCCGCACAAAAGTTATTAATAATAACAATACTTCTACTGTTTATAATACAGAAGTTTAGGATATTATATTCTTAGAGAATAATGAAGACGCGGCAGACAAAATAGCGCAATATAATAGAACTCAGCAGCCTTACTGTTTGCTAAAAGAAAATTAGATGGATTATTTTTTTATTAGTTCTACTTAGGCTAGTTGTTTTGATTTAATTAGAGATGCGCTTTATCAAAATTTAGTATATAATACACAAATAACGATTAATTGTCAACCTAAATATTACATGGAACCAAACTCTTTGATTTATGTAGAAGATAAAAACAGTGGTATTTAGGGTGATTATTTTATAACTAATTTTAATTTACCATTAAGTTATAATGGTACTATGTCTATTAGTGCCACTTAGCTTTTAACAAGGATATAAAGGAGGGAGTATAAGTGCCAAATGTTGGTTAGATTGTCTATAATTTAAAAGATTATAGAAACGAATATAATTATATTTCTACTAGCGGTAGTGATATTACTCAAATTGTTTATAGCAAGTCTAATAAATATAATGCAAGCACTGTTACTGATAGTGGTGCATCAAATACTCAGAAAGTAAATTTATATAATATGTCTGGGTATAAAAAGTTAGTTGATAAAACAAATGGTCTTGTTACTCAAATGACAAAGTTGGGCATTCAAGCACCACCTGGGACTAAATTTACTATAAATAACGATAAAAATCTAATAATGGGTAGAACAGGAGTTTATGAGCTTGATGAAGGTTTTAAGGTGGATGAACTTCATTTTGAACGTCCTAAAAAATTCCAATTAGATGAAAACCAGACAAATACAGCGTTAGAAAATGGTATCGCCGCATTGTAGCAAGCAAGAGAAAATTTCGATTAGGCTGTTTCTGAGATTACCGCAGAAGAAGGAACTGCGGACTATTGGAAAGAATATAATACTTGTTATGTCAACTATATGAGAGAATATCAAGGCGCTTATGCACAATTTTTACAAGGGGTTAATGGTATTTATAGATTACCAAATCCTGATGTTCCAGATTCAGATGAAAATTTTGAAGAACTTGAAAATATAATTATTGATTTTCTTTATTAAGGTGGTGAAATTATATGTATAGTTTTTATGGCGGTCAAGCTGGTAAGCCTTTTGTAATTAGCACCATCTTTTCTAATAAGATAGAAATGGTCAGTGACTTGCAAATGCGCTGGTCATCTAATATAATGCCAGGTGAAATTGTATTGATTTCTTATGGTAGTTATGATTTAGTTGATGCTGATAACTCAGATAAAACATAGTATTAGACAAATTATGATATAGATTATCCAATTTATGGTAAAAATTATAATGGCACGTTATGGGAAAAAATTTATTATGAACCAACAGAAGAAGATATTGAAGATTTACTTGATAGCGATTTTGTTATAGACAATGATCCCGGAGGAACTGGCTTTGAAGATGTAACTGATAGTCGTGGTTACGCGATTTTAATGGATAATCAAGAAGTAATTTTTTATTCACGAGATTACGGTTTAGGTTATAAATTAATTACTTCTATGACTGGTATGACCCCAGAATTAGGTGTTGCCGACCCAACTATTATTTTAGGGCCGCTTGAAGATCCTGATGTTGGAATTGATATCTCAAATGTTAATAATCCTGAATTGCAATTTTATTTACCTAGAGCTGTAAGATTTTTCTTTGGTGATTAGCTTGGTAGTTCAACATTACCAGAAGTAGATAAAGATTATTCTATTGCTAGTAACTTAATGCCGACTGGTATGGAAGTTGGAGATTACTTTATAAATAAAAATACTGGCTATGTATTTTTATTTAGAGAGTCTACAGGTTAGAATTATACTATGTAGTTTAAAGCTTGCTTCTAGCCACCAGCCCCTGAAAGTTCGCATACAGCAGGACCTGCTTATTATAAAGATGAAAATGATACATGGTAGAGAAATTATCCTAGAATTACTTTTGAAAAAATAGTAAATGGATGGAGAGCTAATATAATCTCTCCTTAGAATCCTAATTTAGTTATAGGGCCAGTTACATTTTGCGGTTCTTTAGAAAGCGGTAATGTAACAGGGGAAATAATTAGTGAAAATGATTACTAGTTAAACATGTTAATTCCTGCGGGTTCTAAGCATTTTGCAGGTAATTAGGTATATGGTACTGGTTCTATTAGCGGGGTAATTATAGATGGAGCTAAACCAGGAGATATTTATGTTAATACTGATTTTTCTTCTGATTCTAATGGTTTTGTATACCAGTTATAGCTTGATAGCACATGGCTGTATTTAGGCTCTATTAAAGGGGCTACTGGTGATGCTTTAAAAATTAAAAGTACTTATACAATTCGTCCTACTGATGTTCCTAATGATACTTTAGAAGAGGTTGGGGCTTATCTTACCCAACAAGGAGAAGAGCTAGAGCCAGATGAATTAGTTGTTGTAAATTATATTGATGATAATGGCGAGGATACTGGATATTGGTATTATCAATTAGAAGGACAATGGTATAGAGTTAGAGTAACTAGTGGATTATACAGTGTTCTTAAAGATGAGTATGTTCCTGATTCAGATGAAGGTTATATTTATTCTACTAAATATGTTAATAGTTTGATAGTTGGAGAAGAGCAAGCAAACGACCCAGAAAGAAATACATATAATATCAATACAATTAACAAATTAATCTCAGAAGCAACAATTCAATGGGATGATTTCTGGTAATTTTTTGGTTAAGATTAATTGATTGACTTTAGTGTAAATTTATGTTATAATAGGATTAGAGAATAAAAAATTTTTCTAATCCTATTTATTTTGAGATAAAGGAGGAAAAATAAAATGCCAAGTGGTGTAGATTTTAATCCTCGTAGAGGTCGTAGACAAAGATTAGATGATATAAATGTAACAGATGGACAGATGTTATTTACTATTGATACAGGCGGCCTTTATATAGATTATAAAGATGAAAGAGGAGCTCTTGAGCGTGGTTAGGTTTCTGCTAGTAAATTAGTTAAAGCAGAAAGAAATACTGGCGGCACTGTTATTACTAGTACATTAGAATTTGATTAGGTAGCTAATAAATTAGATAGAATTACCCCAAAGAAAACAGAAGCAGGGTATGATATGACTGGTAATATTGTAGAGATTGGTCCAAATGGTATTTTGCTTGATACCGGTATGAAAAAAGAAGATATTGGTATGGGGAGTCAGCTTATTTTTGCTGAGACGGTTCTTGAGTCTACTGATTGGACCGCAACTACAAAATCTCAAAGGGTTCCTGTGCCTAATGTTTTAGAAGATAGTATAGTTTTAGTTTCTCCTAAATTTCCGCAAGAATCAATGAAATATAATATTTATTGCAGCGCTTAGGAAGATGAATTTTTAACTTTTACTTATATAGATGCATAGCCAACACAAGATATTACTTTTAATATAATGATTTTAGGTAAAAGCGCTTCAGAAGAAGATCAAACTCGTTTTGTAGAAAGCGCTTATTTAAATCCAGATGGTTGGACAGATAATACTCAGAGATATTATACAAATGCTCAAGTTTTAAAAGAGAGCAGCGTTGTTACTGTTAGTCCAATAAATGTTCTTGCGGCAATGCCTTATAATATTTATGCATATGACCAAGGAAATGGTTATATAGATTTTAGATGTGAACAGGTGCCTGAAGAATCTATTGGTTTTTATCTCTTAATAGAGAATTTTAATTAAGAGAGGGGAGAAAAAGGTGGATTGGTTATTACTTTTACAACAAATTTTTGAGGTATGTGTAATTCCTCTTTTAGGGATTTTAACAACTTTTTTAGTTAAATATTTGTCTAGTAAGATAAATGCAGTTAAACAAGAGACAGATGATAAAGTGTTAGAGAAATATTTAACTATGTTAGAATCTACTATTACAACTTGTGTTATTAGTACAAATTAGACTTATGTCGATGCTCTTAAAGCTCAAGGTAAATTTGATCTTGCTGCACAACAAGTAGCTTTTCAATTAACTTATGAAGCGGTTTTAGATATCCTTGGTGATGAAGTAATTAAATATTTAACTGAAGCTTTGGGAGATATTGAACAATATATTACAAAAGAAATAGAAGCTAATGTAAATACTCAAAAGGCGGTGACAACTAATGCCGCTTAATTATGCTAAAGTTTGGAATGTAAACGCTAAAGAAGCAAAAGATAGTGTTGTTATTGATTATCTTTTGTGGATTGATGTAGAGGGTGATTTCCAAACAGAATACCAAGAAGGAGAAACGTTTAATCCAGCAGGTATGAAAGTTATAGCTCATTTTGCGGATGGTTCTGATAGGGAATTAGGTATGACTGATAAAGTAGAATGGAAATATATTCCTAATGGCCCACTTACCGCAAAAGATGACCATATTACAGTCTATTATAGTTATTTTAACAAAACCGCGACAGCTAGAGTACCAATAACTGTAATTAAGAATTATGCAAAAATTCCATATGTATTAGAAGATAAAATTGTATATAATGGTCAAAAGCAATCACCAACTATTATAAATGAAGATTCAGACTATGTTAAAATAGAAGGTACACTTATTGGTGATGCCGCGGGAGATTATTCCTTTAGAGCTACAATTACCGTTCCTAATGTAGTTTTCGAAGGTACAGAAGATAAAACAACTATGGATATTATATGGACTATTGAAAAAGCACCACATCCAGTTAATCTAAGTTTAGATTAGATTTATTTTGATGATAGCAATACTTAGGTTAATTATAATGTATATTTGAATTATCCGGGGACACAACCTTATAATAGAAGAGAAAAACTTGTTGGCGCGGTTAGCTCTCCTTTTTATGTTTAGTATTATAATAACGAAAAATACTTTACAATACAAAGTTATCCAATAGTATCTAATGCAAGATTAGAAATTGAATTTTGGGTTCCGGGTGATGATAATTATTTGGAATCTGAGCATATTACTTTTAGCGCGATTACCCTTTATTGGGAATGGGGCGATGAATATAGTACGGCAAATGCAGATGTTGCAGATGATTTATGGGTAGATGGATTGATGAATCAAGTCCGCGTAGGTGGAGTAAATAAAGAATGGCTTGGTAAGAAAAAAGTATTTAGATTTATAAATGTTAATGGTGGGGATAACCCGATAGTTTAGTTTGATGGTTAGTCAAAAATTTAGTTTACTTGCGTAGGCGCGAATAAGGATGCCCCTGATAGTTTGACATTTATTTCTTCTTACACTCCTGGTTTATATGGTAACCAAGGTAATGGTACTTGTGGTATGAACTTGAAGAAAGAACATACTTTAGCTTATGGGGTTAATGGAGAACATTTTGAAGAATTAACTCAAGATCCTAATGTCATGAACTCATTATATTTCTTCTTATTTTATTAGAATAAAGATAATCCAGATGCAAGTTTTAATTATATGGACAAAAACTTTCCTGCTCCTGAATATTTAATTAAGAAAAAACGTAGATATTGGACAGGATTAAACTTAGAAGAAATTGAACAAGGATTTTTTATACCTTCTGCGGGCGAGCTAGGTATAACAAATGACGATATAGCTACATATATAGGCGGTTAGGGCGTAGAATTTGGTGAAGGTGTTCGTCAACCTTATGATTATTTTATTGATAATAGTAGACGAAAAACTGTAGTCCGCACTACAAATTCACCTACAAAATACTGGACCCGCTCAACCGCGGACGATGGAGTAAAAGCTGGTAATACAGGGATTAATGTCGATATGATTATTATAGATGAAAATGGGGCGCCCGCAACTTTAGATAAAACCAATAGCACTACAGCTCGTTTTCTTATTATGTTTACTATTGGTTTGCCACAGGAAGAAGGTGTAAGTGCTTAATGGGAAGAGTTTTTAATGTAGCCGGAGGTCCAATAGGACGTTATGAAGTAGAGGAAGAACAACATTTAATGGGCATTGAAGTTTCATTAAAAGAAGGGTATAGTATAGATTATTATTTGTATGATTATTTTGATATTAATAGTGTATAGATAAAAATATCTTATACTGATGGAACAGTTAATGAAAATCCAAGTAATTATGTATATTATCCAGCTGGCCCTCTTGAACTAACTGATACTTTTATTACTTTTAAAGCAGTTGATGGTACTAGAATTGCGGAAACTCATCTTAATATTCGAGTAAAAGATTATCGTTTAGTTGATCTTCCTGTGCTAACAAATGAAGACAGTTTGGTCTATAATGGCTATTTGCAGAATCCTAGTTGGAGTTATGATAGTACTGCTATAGATATAATTACAGATTAGAGCAATACTGATTAGTCAGAAGCAGGTACATATCATACTACATTTAGATTAAGAGATAAAGAAACAACTAGATGGAATATAGACTCAAGTGAAGATTTCTTTGCGGATTAGGTATTAAATTGGACAATTAAACCTAAGCCAATTAATATAACGATACGTCCACCTTTATCCTAGACTTATTATTCAAATAGTTATACATATATTTTAAGGGCACATACGGGCGAAGCTCAATTTTATTTAGGCAATGAATATGCACAAGCATCACCTACTGGTTCTTTTAGTGCTGATGTAGAACAAGGTCATATTTAGTTAATACGAAGTAACAATTTTAATTAGGGTATTATTACTGGTTATTCTAGTAATTTTATGCTTACATTTAATTTATCTGGTAATAATTATACTCCGGGCGATACTTGTACTTATACTATTCGAGCTAATAAAAGTAGTTTTAAGAATTATGAAATTTCTAGTGATTTTGTTCTTACTTTTATCTTATAGCCGGAATGGGAATGGGGTTCACCAGATGAAATAGCTGATGAATACTGGTTTGAAGGATTAGCTAGAGCAATAAGATTATCGCCATTAGCTTTTAATGATGAAACTTTTATGAATACAAGTAAAAGAGTTCAATTAGATAATCCAGTACTAGGAACTACTATTCATGACATGGTTTGCATTGGATATGATAGTGAATTAAATAATTATGGAGTACTTTTTATAGCTAAAAATGCTCTTAACAATCCATTGGTTCCAAGTTATAGCAGCACTGCCTCTACTAGCACGGAATATTCAACTTCTACTTTTGAACAAATTAATTAGCAATATTTAAATGCCTTTCCGGGACGAAATTATTTATCTACTATATCTTAGGTAATTCAACCTGGTGGATATTCAAATACCGAAGCGTTTTCCATGAATAGTAAGGTTTTTATTCCTGCTGCTTATCAAATTGGATTAGTAACTCCAAATATGGATGAACCTTAGACTAATCAAGATGAACCATATCAAGGTGATTTTAACGGTACTTTTGCTAATCGTTTCTTTATTAATGACGAAAGAAGATAGAAAGGTACTACAAATGCCCCAACGAATTATGTACCTTATTGGACTCGCTCGACCGCAGTAAAATGCGTAACCCCGGATTCACAATATAGACGTAATTTTATTATTTGTAATGAAGCGGGGACTTATGAATTGGTAGATGCAGAGGAATTAAATGATCGTGAAATTTATTATGTTCCTATGTTTAAAGTTGGGGAATTAAAAGTTTAAATAAAAAGGAGGAAAAGGAAAGATGCCATTATTTAATACTGTTGTAGGTGGTGGCTCAGGAGGTAGTGGAAATAAAGCTTTACATTTTACTGTTACTTTGCTTAACAATGGATGGAAAGAAGATGAATCAGACCCAACTATTTCCTATCAAGAAATATCTAATGATAATTTAATTATAGATAATTATTCTTATTTTGTTGCTCCTGATGAAGATAGTTATTTAGAATATATAGATGCATCTATTAGAGCTTTTGATATTAAGGTTGAAGGGAAAATTAGATTTGTTTGTTTAACCGAAACTAAATCTACAGAAAATCTTGTAGTTGATATTTTGAGAGTAGAGGAAACATACGATGAGTAATAAAGAAAAAAATAAAGTTTGGAACGTTGTAGGCTCTTTCTTTGGAGATTCCTCTTTGTTACCTGAAGGTTCTGTTTTATAGAAACTTGAAGTTGTAGAAAATCAAAGTAAATTAGATTATTATAGCGGAGAAGTATATAGCCCTGAAGCTACTCGTTTTAGGGCTACTTTCCTTACTCCTGATAGGGAAACTAGAGTTTTAGATATTAATTCAAAATTAGTCAAACCTGATTTTGATGCAAATGAACCTTTTATAAATAATAATCCTGATCCTACGGCAGAAGCTGTAAAAAAGACTTTGAGTTTTTCTTATACTTATGAAGATGTAACAAAATCTGATACTTTAACAATTAATGTTTGGTCTACAAAATTTACTTTTAGTAGAATTGAAATTACTACTCCACCGAATAAAACTATTTATTATAGTGGTGAAAGATTTGATAATACAGGAATGGTAGTAACTGCTTATTCCGAAGAAGGAAATAGTAGAATAATTAATGCTTGCGAACCTCATACTTCTTGTTCTCCGGGACGAAATTGTTATTGGTGGAATGATAGCCCATTGGTGGGCAATGAATCTGAATCAGTTTAGATAGAATTTACTTATTGTATTCCTACTGATTTTGAGAATCCCGCAGAAAGAACTGCAAAATTTTATTTGCCAATTACGGTGTATCAAGAAGAAAAGAAAGCTATTTTAAAAGTAGAATTAGAAGATAAAGTTGCTGTTAAAGAATATTATAGCGGTACTACTTTTAATAGTCAAGGTATTAAAGTTTATGCTAAGTACCCACGCGATCTTGATTTTCCAAAAAAACCAGTAGATTCAGAACTTTTAGATATTTCTGTTGAAGAATATCCTAGTGGAGTGGTATATTATACTGATGAAAATTAGGGTAAATTAACTTTAAAAATTGTTTATAATGATCCTGATACTAAAAAATAGACTATTTTACTTGTTGAAGATGTTATTTCTGCTTATGAAATCGATTTTGTATGGAATAATTTTGGTAGCGGAGATACTTTTTATATTGGAGATAAATTATCTAAATCGGATTTTCCTATGCAATTTGTTTTTAAACCTAGTACCAAACCTCCAGAACAATACCATGACTATAATTGGGTAGCTAATGAATGGATCGATAGTAATGGTAAATTATTAAAAGCTACAAATTCTAACATTAGTCAAAAAACTGAAATTAAAATATCTAAAGTTTATGAACATGATCCTCAAAAGATAACTAGAACTGCCGTCATCGCTATTGAAGTATTTAAGAAAAAAATACCAGTAAGCCCTCCAAAAGGTAAATATGAAGCCGATATTTATCAAAATTCTGTACAAGCTTTAAAACTTATAAATATTACTTCAAGTGAAGCTAATAATACTTTTAAAGAGGGTATTGGAGTTGTTACAGTAAATGGTGTAAGAGAATATGATGCTACAAGATATTTTACTCCTAGTGCTGATGGATATCAATGGTAGGTATAGGTTAATTTAATCACTGATGATAATGAAAAACAATATGTTTGGGAAAATACTGAAACTACTGAAACAAGAACTTGTAATATTAAATTGCGCAGAGTAATTACTGAAACTGGTAGAGTTTCATTAAATCCGAGTAGCGTTTCTTTAAAAGCTCCATCAATTGGAAGTCCTAGTACTGGCAGTGTTACAGTTTCTTTAGATACAAGTTATCCTCCTATAAAATTTAGTCGAGAAATTACTAAAGGTTCTCTTTATTGTAATGCTTGGTTTACTCAAGAAAATAATAGTGATTATAATAAATTATAGATAGAAGCATTAGATAATGATATGCCTACAAGTACTCAATAGGCAACAATTAAAATAAATGCTGATGGTGATAATGTAGATGATGGATGGAGATTGGTAAAAAGAAATTATACTTCTTCTAATATAACGGTTAATATAGATTATACTATCCCTTGGTCTTGGAATGATTCAATAAGTCCTACTTGGATTTAGGGATTAAAAAACAATAATCCACGTAATTATTTAGGTGAGATGAAAAAAACTCCTGTGCCTGGAGATAATTCAGACAATGTTTTTCGTTTATTAGATGTAGTTAATGGTGATTTGATTTGGGGATGTTTTTGGTATGATTATCATGGAGGCTTTCTTGCATCAGGAGAGACTTTAAATGATTGGAGTTAGAGCGATGGTAGAGGAACTTTGATTTAGCGAAGAGCTCAAAGTTTTGTAAGTAAATATTCTTATTATTTTGGTGGATTTACTTCTGTCTCTAGATAGATTCGTTGGCAAAATACTACCTAGCCATATTCTTCTAGTGCATATACATATTCAAAAACTAGTATGATGGGCGCGTGGCCCCCTTCAAAAGAAGAGTTGGGAATATCTAGTGGTTCTAGTTATGTTGTTCCTAATACTTCAAATGCTAATAGATTTGATGCTGGTTTTACTTATCGCGCTGATTATTGGTTATGCAATGGAGCAAGTTCAACATCATCGTCTAATTATGGCAAGGCAGCCACTATTTATGATACAAGTACTGGCAGATATGAAAAATTTGATGCTTTTGCTGGCGGCAATAATTATGTATTTTGTTTCAGATGCTAAAAGAAGAAAGGTGGATAAGATAAATTGTTTATTATAATCAATAAAAATAGAGTGATTGTAGATTATAGTAATACTATTTAGTATTTAAAATTAATTCCTACAACTAATTTATATATATTTTCTGATATTATTGACGAAGCTCAATTAGTAAAAAGTCCTAGAACTAATACTACTTATTTTTTAAGTCAAGTTTATCCAGTGCATGATAGTGTTAGTATTAAGGAAATAGAAGATAGTTAGAAAGATAATATTGTGTGTGGATATAGTAAATATTTAATAAAAGATGAACATTTTGTAATTGAAACAAATATTCAACAAATTCAACAAGATAAACAAGAGGAAAATAAACAAAAATTCAACGAATATTTAAATGCACATCCAGTAACCTTTAATAATAAACAATATGGGACTACATTAGAAGATCAATTAGAGATCGCACTTGTCTTATCGCAAGCTTCAGCGGCTGTCTCAGGTACTGATGAATCGGCTAAGGTAGAGTGGCACGCTAAAAATGAAGTTAATGAAGATATAAGTATATCTGATTTGTTAGCATTACAAGTTGCAATTAAAGAAGCGGTGGCTGCTCCATATAAAAAGATGCAAGAATATAAAGCTGCAATTTTTGATTGTGATAGCCCAAAAGAACTATCAGAAATGACTTTTAAATATTAATTAATATATAAAAAAATAAGGGGATATATTTATTATACCATTTCATTTTAAGATTTTTCAAATGGTATAATAAATATATCCCCTTATTTTTTATTTTATATTATCTTTAACTGGTAGAACAATAGTTCGTTTATAATAATCTTCGCCTTGGTCATTACCTCCAAGACCAGAATATACTTTCCACAATTCACTAAGTTGCTCAAATTCTTCAGTCGTCATAAAACCTCTTTCTAAATGAGCTTTACAAAGTGCGATTAAGCGGTATCTGTATGAGGTAAGAATTACTTCTAACTATTGCTCATGTCGTTTATCAATTTCTTGTATAACACGATAGATTTCTTGTACTTCTTCTTTAAGAAGTTGTATTCTAGAATCTATCAATTTTTCAATTTCTTGCTAATCTTGCTATTCTAATAGTTTTTTATATTTAGTCATTTCCTTATATGTATATCTACAGAACGCAAGAAGTCCAGCAGAAATTAAACTTAATAATACATCGGCCCAATGGTCGCAAATGAACTATATTATCATTTTTTCTCCCTTCAATCAGACCAATCATATACCTCTTCATTCTATAAAGTTGCATGGACCCCAATACAAATAGCATCAGCTTCATCTTGAGTACATTTAAAATTGTAAGTATCTTTTACCCATTGCTATGCGATTTTTTTCTATTCGTTGCGGTGCTTATCATTTCCTTTAAGAAAGTCGCAAGATTTGCGCCATTCAGATGCATATATAATTTTGTATTCTACATCCCATTCTTCAAGAACAGAAATAATGGCACCTTGAACCCATGCCAATTTCTAAAAAGTATCTACACCTATATTGCGGTTTTGAAGTTGTATATTTTCAAAAACTACTAAATCAGGGTCGTATTTATTAATTAAATCTTTTATATGATTTGAAATATTTAAAATACGTTTCCCAATTGAATCAGAAGTCTCGGTCCAATGACCAAAATCTTTTAATTCTTTATTTTCAAAAACACTCCAACCGCTTATTCGTGTAGATTGATCTAAAGCTAATATAATCATAATAAATCCTCCTAATAAAAAAGTAAGCGCGAAATGCGCTTACTTCGATGTAGAGCCTAGGCCGCCTTCGCGTTTAGCTGTAGCATTATCATTATCTACTGTTTCATAATGTTTAATAATACCTTGGCCTATTACATCGCCCTTCTTTAAGAGGATTGGATATGGGAACAGATTAATCACTTGAAAGAATATCGCACCTTCGTTATCAAGGTTGTCAACATAATCAGCATCTATAATCAATCTGTTATCCTAAGAATGTTTATTTCTTAGTTCTTATGATTTTCCATCTCATAAGTTCGGAGCACATTTTCGCGTTGCGTCCAGCACTCGTGGAGTATTATATTTATTCAACTCTGCTCTCTACGGTGACTTTTAGCCTTTCGCAATCTAAAAGTTTACCACGGTGTTGCCCTATGGCGTTGAAGGAGGGGTTTCACCGTTTTTGCTGGATTTAACGTCGGCATTATTCTCTTTTCACTCGTAATAATTTTTAGCAAAAAGTTGTGATTATTTTTTGTCCAAAATTTTTACCGACGCTGTTCCCCATAATTAGCCAATGTTTTAGAGGAGCGGATGACCGCATAGAAAGCTCAAGATATTCGCCCTCTTCAAGATATATTTTAATTCCTGTAGGAACAAGTGTAGGACGTGCATCACATTGTTTTGTAATGCGCGCTACATCATTTAAAGTATATTTTTCATAATCTTTTACAGTATCTGTAATTTTACGAATTTGAGAAGTGTATGGCGGAATTACAATATCTTCCGCCACTTCAAAATCATATCCCGCGCTTTCTTTAGTTTTCCTTTCTGGAAGATTTAAATTTTTATCTTCATACTTTTTAACTACTGCAAATCTTCTCATTAAATGTTTTCCTTTTCAGGAGCACAATCATCCTGAATATAATCATTAAAAGGTGTATAAGGCTCTTTTTCATCATTCACTTTTTTCTTCACTGTAAGGCGAATCCACTCATCAATAACTTCACCTTTTGATTTAAGTTCGCGCTTTTCCATTTTAGAAGAAACTACTTCAAAACTATAATCACTTTTAAGAAGTTTCAAAAATTCTTCTGCCTCACGTTCATTGTCGCATCTGTATACATCTGTTTGAGTAATCAAATATTTCATTAATTATATTTCTCCTTTACATCGATTTTTAAATTTGGATTCATAGAAAGCATATCTGCACTTAATTTACCTGCAAAATTAGCTGAACCTAAAATTAAAACATTGTTTGTTTCATACTCATTTGCAAGATTTACTACTGTTTCTGGCATCTGTGACAAAGTGCAAGTATATGTTACTGTTGCGTCTTCTACATCTTCATCACAAATTAAAATATTTTGTTGAAGCTAAAACATTTCAATTAGACATACAATAGTCATTAATTAAAACCTCCATAGTAAACAATCCCAGTATCATATGGAAAAAGATAAAGGACGATTGTTTCTTTTTCTTGATAAGTTGTCACCCAACATTCAATAGCATCTGTTTCTTCATCTAATACAATCTCTTTAATTTGCCCAATATTTTCAAGACAATCAATTACCGCATGCCCTAATTTTTCTGAAGTAATATTAAGATTTTGAGAAAAAATTGTATAATATCGAATATCATGTCCTAAAAGCATATAATGAATATTATTATGAGCGCTCCCGTATTCATTAATGGTTTCTTCTGCACGCTCAAGTTGCGCAACATCAAATTGAGGAGCGCCCGCAAATAATTGTTTATTGGCTTCATAAAGTGTCATTTCAGGATTTTCTTCTTCGATATAAGGCCATTCATAAAGAGGGATAAAGTCTTCTTTCCAGTATTTATAAAATTCTGGTTTTCCTTCTTCTGGTCGAAGAATACGAATAATTTGTCCATCAATTAAGCGCTTATCTAAATTTGTATTTGCGGCAAGCGCGTCTACAGTATCAAATGATTCAATATATTTTCTTTTCTTTTTCTTTTGCCTATCGTTCAACCTAAAAATTCTCCTTTCATAATCATTTGTACGCAAAAATTATCTAATACATTTTTTGCTTGTTTATATTTTAAATTATCATAGTTTTCATAATAAAGTTTAGCATTTTCAAATAACATTGTAATTTTATTCATATATTCATCTTTTGCTACTGGAATAGCTTCTTTATTCTCAATAGGAAGAGTTTTATAGTTAATACAAATCATATCATCGCCATTGTCCATCCACATGGCTTCCATAAAATCTTCTTCCATAAAGTATTTTTCCATAAAACGTTCTAGTCTATACAAATTACTAAGTTGCTTTTGGTATTTATTTACACTAAAAGTTTTGTCAATAGTATTTGCCATTCCGTAAGCACAAGCCATAACTCTAAAAGGATTGGCTTGACAAATTAATTTAGCATACTTTTGTAACTTATCAAAATTAAAATTTTCTGTAATTTTAGTCGCACTATAAAACAATTCAAGAGCGTTGATGTTACCTTTTAAACATTCTTTAGCAAAGCAGCGTACATCTTTAATATTTGCTTTTTCATTATTTTCAAGATTTAATTCTACAGATAGTAGTTTGTCTTGAAGAATTACTTCTTCCATAGTAGGGACATAAATAGTTTTAGTATCTACGTCACTATATTCAGTAGCAATATTATAATTTTGAGAACCATATAATGCAGTGACTAAAATTTTACCTTCATAATTATGCTCTTTTAAATATTTTTTAACTTCTTTATAATGTTCATTTACTCTAAGACTTGCTTTTTCGTATACATTATCTTTCATATTAATCACCTCATTTTCTATATATATATTATATCATATTTTTTAAGATTTTTCAACCAAGAGCAAAATAAAATTAGATAAAAATTTTTTATACTTTCTTCATTGGTATATGGACTATAAGATCTACACAAGCTGTTTTGAATATGAAATCTACAATATCAGGATTGGAGTTAATTTTAGAAATAGTACTAATTAATCTATAATATACTTCTCTGCATTCTTCATTTAAAATATGGCCTGATAAAAATGCGTTTATTATTTCTTTATCATTATAAATACGGATTTTATCTAAAGCTTGTCTTATGTCCATTATAATATAAGTTGTATTATCTTTTTCTGATCTTTCTTTTTTAGATTGCATACATCCACATAATATTGCGTCTGCATAATTAGGAATAGTAAATATATAAATTTTATTATAACGACCACGACTCACAAAGAAAATGTTATAATGTTCACTATATTTATCATATACTTCTTGTAAAGAAATCATGTAGTTCTCCTTTAAAAAAATAAAGGGTAGACAATTAGTATAAAATTGTCTACCCTAAAGTTTAATTGCAATATAAAATCTTTTTATTTTGATTGAGTGATTCCCGCATGTCAATTACTTCTTGGTTTGCGGAGCCACGCCATTTAAGTGTAATATCTCTTTGTTCATCAATATATGGACCAGCTACAAGTATATCAATATATTGTAAAATTGGTTTTACATCTTCTCGTTCGATAATTTTTTCCCATTCATAACCACTCCATAACCAGATTTTCTTATCTGGGTAAGTTTCTTTTGCGCGTTTACAAAGAGAAATTAAATCAGATAGATTTCTTGAAATAAGAGGTTCCCCGCCTAAAATCGATAGATGGTTAATCCAATCTTTATTCATTAAGTTAATAATTAAATCTTCATGTTCTTTTGTATATTCTGTTCCTGAATCGTAATCCCATGTTTGCGGATTATGACAATTAAAGCAGTGAATTGGTTACGGACAGCCTTGAGTATAAATAGCTACACCAATTCCTTCACCATCGGAAATATCCATGTTTCTTATACTAGCAAAGCGCAATTTGGCATCACCTCTCTTCTTCTCTATTATCAAGATGAAGTACCCTTTCTTTAATCTCTTCTTTGCGACCTAATACAAAATCATTGGAACCCAGATAACCGCAGGTACGACGTACAATATTCATTTTGTCAAAATCTTCATTGCCGCAATTAGGACATTTCCAAATTAAATCTCCATTATCTTTCTTAATAATTGTAATTTCTCCATCGTAACCGCATACTTGGCAATAATCGCATTTAGTATTAAGTTCACCATAAAGTAAATGATCGTAAATGAATTTAATTACTTCAAGAACTGCTTCAATATTATTAGTAAGATTTGGTACTTCTACATAGGAAATAGCTCCACCTGGACTTAAAGCTTGAAATTCAGATTCAAAAGCAATTTTCGTAAAAGCATCTACTGGTTCAGTAACTTTAATATGATAGCTATTAGTAATATAATCTTTATCTGTTACACCAGGTATGATACCCCAACGTTTCTGGAGACATGATGCAAATTTGTAGGTAGTTGATTCTATTGGGCTACCGTATAAAGAATAATCAATATCTTCTTCAGCTTTCCATTTAGCACAATAATCATTTAATTTTTGCATGATTTTAATACCTAAATCATGGCCTTCTGGTTCAATTAATTTTTTACCAATTAATTTATATACACATTCCCATAGTCCTGCATATCCTAAACTAATAGTAGAATATCCAGAATGAAGTAATTTATCAATTTTTTCTCCTTTTTCTAATCGAGCTAAAGCACCATATTGAAAATGGATAGGAGAAACATCAGAAGTTGTTCCTTCAAGACGTTTATGTTTTTCTTGTAATGCTCTATGACAGAGTTCTGCTCTTTCGTCTAAAAGATTCCAAAAACCTTCATAATCTTTTTCAGGTACTGAGCAAGCTACATCTACTAAATTAAGTGTTACTACACCTTGATTAAATCTTCCGTAATATTTAGGTATATCTTCTTTATAATCCAGAGCATTTGCTATATTGTTGTAGCCATTTCCGCTTCTGTCCGGGGTTAAAAACGACCTACATCCCATGCAGGCGTATACATCACCATTACCTGGTGTCTCGCCCTTAGATAATTTTAATTGCTTCATTATTTTTTCTGAAATATAATCAGGCACCATACGTTTCGCGGTACATTTTGCAGCTAATTCTGTTAAATACCAATATGGAGCATTTTCAGTAATATTATCTTCTTCAAGAACATATAAAAGTTTTGGGAAAGTAGGAGTAATCCATACACCAACTTCATTTTTAGTTCCTTGAATACGTTGTTTTAATACTTCTTCAATAATTTTTGCTAAATCATCTTTTGTACGTTTATCTTGTACTTCATTAAGATACATGAACACACTTACAAAAGGAGTCTATCCATTACTTGTATTTAAAGTATTAATTTGATATTGAATAGTTTGGACACCTTTTTCAATTTCTTGATTTACTCTTTTTTCAGTAATTTTATCAATTAGTTTTTCTTTATTATCGACTTTAACATCTTTTAGTTCTTCAGTAACATCTTTTTTAATTTTTTGTCTTGACATATCAACAAAAGGTGCAATATGTGATAATGTAATTGATTGCCCACCATATTGTCCTGAAGCTACACATGCCATAATCTGGGTTGCAATATTACATGCAGTAGAAAAGCTATGCGGTTTATCAATTTTAGTCCCATTAATTACAGTCCCGTTTTGTAACATATCATTTAAGTTTACTAAACAACAATTATGAATATGTTGTGCAAAATAATCCATATCATGAAAATGAATAATACCTTGCTTATGCGCTTCAACAATATCGCTTGGTAAAATTACTCGTTTAGCAAGATCTTTTGATACTTCCCCTGCCATATAATCTCTTTGAGTAGAAGCAATTTTAGAATTTTTATTTGAATTTTCATATTTTAATTCTTCGTTCTCACCTTCAAGTAGCTGGAGAATATTTTCATATGTTTCGTTTGTATCTCTTAAAATTTCTTTTTTATATCTATATCTTACATAAGCGCGGGCAGCATCTTTTCTTTTAGATGCCATAAGCTTTTCTTCAACAATATCTTGAATTTCTTCTACAGAAAGTTCTCCAACTTCACTAATAATTTTTTCAATATCTTTGGAGATTCTATATGCAATCTGTTTTGTTGCACCATCTAATTTACCATCTATTTCTAAAAAAGCTGCGCAAACAGCATCAGAAATTTTCTTTCTATCAAATTCCTGCGTTTGCCCATTTCTTTTTATAACATTCATAAAATTCCTCCTTTACTATTATTATATCATAATTAAGGCGATTTGGTCAACTTAATTTACCCTTAAAACATGTTAAGAAAAAGAGACAATCTGCTTAATCGCTTTGTTAATGTCAGCTTTTTTATTATTTAAAACCACTTCATAAGGAAAATTTAATTCACTAAAATCTTCTTCATCTGTTTCGTAGCGTCTAAAGATTTCTTCAATATCTGGATTTTCTTCTCTGTCTAGCTGCCGCTTAATTCTAATCTTATCTTTTGCTTGAATATAAAACACTTTTAAATCAATATCATCATACATTAGCAAAGATTCAATTCCCGCGGGACTGAAAACCCCAATATTAGTTCTAGTTTTACTTAGATTAGCAATTCCTTTTCCATAAAACCATCCATTAAATGCTTGCGCTTCAAGCATCATTCCAGATAAAGTCATTTCTTCAAAAGTTGGAACGTCAATAAAATAATAGTCTCTTCCATGTACTTCGTTGCTTCTAGGAGGACGTGTAGTATAAGAAATTAAATTATTATACTCTGGATGCTTTGCAAGGACACGCTTTAATAACGTGTCCTTACCTGCTCCCGATTTTCCAATTAATGCGATAATTTTAATCATCGTCACCTTGTGCCCTTTCATATTGTAATTCTATCGTACCAGTTTCTTCATTTACATTTGAGATTTTATAAACTGTATGACCTGGTGTAGATGCATATTTTTTAGCAAAAAATTGATTATCTCTTCTAATACCTTGAACCATTATCATGTTGCCTCTAGTAAACCAAGATTTTTCAATTATTTTCTTTTCGCCTTTTTCATTTATTTTAGATATTTGTTTATCATAAAATGCAAATTGTTCTTTACGCAATTTTACATTTACTACTCCTGTTGTTGTTAATAAAGTTACAGTGGCTTTATCTTTATTTTTTGCAATACAGGTTCCCGCGATTTTAACAAGATTATACATATCTATTATGTGATCGCCCTTTTTAAAAGATTTAACAGGAACGGGCTGTTCTGGAAGAGAATTAAAATCTATAACACCATATCTAAAAGTATTAAAATTTTTTAATTCGTGGTCATGATAATAATAACAAAGAGATTCCATTTCCCAATGGGATAAATTACCTTCCGCGTATTTATTCCATTCTTCAAGGAAGATAGCTTCATTTAATTGTTTTAAGATGTTTTCTTTATCTTTGTTTATCCAATCTCTATAAGTGTCCATATATGAATCATAAATCTTTTTCCAATCATTTTCTTTTATAAAAGGTACATTCTTTGTAAAATCTATTTTATCTTCTTTCTCTAAGAAAGACAAGAAATCAATGGCGCTATTATCAAGGTTAAATCCGCCAGTTGTTTTGCAATAAGATTTAAGATATTTATTAAATCTATATACGTTATATGGGGTTTTATATTCATTTTCTTTTGGAAGAATATTATGTGTATCTAATCCGTTTAAATTTTGTAAAGTTAAGCGTTTCTTTTTATCACAAGTATGCCATAAATAAAGTGCTAAAGTAAATTTGCGATTTGGTTCTAATTCATCAAAAGCGCCGCCCTTAATTAAATTAATAATTGATTGTTTTTTAGGATGACATTTTTCATAATAATCTATTACTGAACTATAAGGACGATTTTTAATAATATCTTGAATAACATCTTCTCCAACAAAAGAAATTCCTGATAATCCAAAAATAATTTCATTTGTTTCTACATTTGGTGAAAAAGTATATCTGGATTTATTAATATTTGGTGGTACAATTTTTATTCCGGCTTGCTGCATTTTTCCAAGTGCTGTTGCAATTTTTTCATAGTTTGTAACTTTGGTATCGCCTTCTTCTGTTTCTGTGCCACCACTATCGGTAATAAGACAAGCTGTATCCCAAAAGATAATAGGATATTTAAAAGCAAGATTCATTTCTTGTAAGGCCGCAAGACTGTAAGAAAGAGTATGCGCGAGGCAAAACGAGTATCCACGAGACATGGACACAAGTACATTCCAGACGTACAAACATAAGTTCATACTAAGATTTTTTTCTTTAGCGTTTTCAAAAAATTCTTTTTGTAAAGCTTCATATTGGGCTGGATCTTTCTTCGCTACTGATTTTCTCAGTTTGTCGCTCCATCCTAGGCTATATCCACCGCATTCAGGCAACTGTACTAAAAGCATAATTTTTTCCTGACACTCAGCAATACCGTAAGAATTTCCTACTATTGGCTTTAAAACTTCTTTTTCATGCTCTGTTAAGCCATATTTATCCATTTCTTTTATCCAGAGATTAGGATTATTTTTAAAACGAGTATATTTATTTAATGGCTGTTCGGCACCTTTTTCTTCTGCTTGAAGTCGAATAACCGAATTTAAGGTAGCTAAATCTTCTACACTTTTAGGATGTGTAAGAGCAATACCTTGAACTCCGCTTTGCTTTTCCATTTGGAACAGAGATTGTATTTTATGGTTCCAGACCATATTCCACATATCTGGATCATCTCTTTCAAGATTGTAAATACCAATATATTTTTCATAAGTTTCTCTAAGCGTTGGTTCTGGTTTTATATAATTATATTCAATGAGTAAATCTAAACAGGTATGTAGTTTGTCAAGATATTCAACAGATAATAGGTCAATTTTGATTAAAGAAACTTTTTCGTCATCATGTAAATCAAATTGAGTGATAATATCTCCATTTGGTGCTCTCATTAAGGCAGTTGATTCTGTAAAAGGTTCGTCAACAAATATGACCCCGCCTGCATGTTCACCTAAGCGGCAAACTAGCCCGTCTATCTTTTGAGCTACTCTCCATATGTCTTCATGGTCGTCCATAGCTTTTCTAAATTCATATATAGGTTTAAAATCATTTTTTTCATCACCATAATAACATTGATGTAAAGTTCTTACTTTTCCTCTATCCGCAGGAATCAAAGAAGATAAATATAAAGAAAGGTCAACATCATATCCTAAACCACGAATTGCAGTTGCTATAGCTTGTTTACTTCCTTCAGTACCAAAAGTTGCTACATTTGCCACGCGGTCCTCGCCATAATATTCACGTAATCTAGCTAAAACTTTTCCACGTTTAGATCCTTCGATATCACTATCTATGTCAAGCACAGACACACGATCTGGATTAAGAAATCTCCATGGCTGAACGGGCGCCTTTTCCCAAAGAGGATTAATTTGTATAATATCAAGAATATATAAAAGAAGAAAACCCGCGCCAGAACCGCGTCCACACCCTACTAAAGAACCCGCTTCCCAAATTAAATCAATATTTTTTTGAAGATTTAAAAAATAAGCGCTCCAGTGTGCATTATTTTTTACAGAGCTATCCCAAGTAGATTTTAAATTTGAATTTAAAGCGTCATAAGTTTCTTTGTTTTGCAATCTTTCATCTGAAAGAATTTTAGAAACAATAGCTCTTACTAATACTTTATCTCCATGATAATCTGATTCTTGGAAAGTTTTTAGCATTGGAATACGTTCAAACCAGACGTTGTCTACTTCTTTTACTTTTGGTTCTTTCCACTCAAGCTCAGGGATTCTTAAAGGTTTTTTTAAGGTATAATCTTCGCACATATCTTTAATTTTTAAGATATTTTTATACGCAAACTCTATATCTTCTTCTGTGAAATAGCTATCAAAAAAAGAATGAATTTCCCAATCAGCCATAAGATAAGTTGTAGCATAAAAACTTTTAACTTCTCTTTCACCATCTTGAGAGTTTAAATATGCTTCGTGAATATCTGCATCTTCTTTTTTTAAATAGTGTTCATCACAAGTTATAATGTAATTATAATCATACTTTTTTGCAAAATTTAAATATGTTTTATTTACTATAATTTGTTCATTGTTTTCTGATGGTTGCATCTCTAAAAAGAAATTTTCTTTACCAAAAATACTTTCAATATATTGAAACCATTCTAATAATTCTTTTTCTTTTGTAAAAATATTATCTTCTAAATTATTTAAAATAAATTGAGCGGGATAACTACCAATACAAGCGGTTGATGCAATCACATGACCAGGATTTGGTTTAATAATCTCTTCTAAATCACTATAATAAGTAGGAACTCTGCGCAAACCGCCTCCCATATAAGAACGTATCCAAGCCCTAGTAGATAATTCTCTTATTTGTCTGTGTCCTATAGCATCTTTGGCTAGAAGAATAAAATGGTAATATTTATCTTCTCCTCGAATGTACGTTTCATTATTTAATCCATTTCTACATAAGTAAATTTCATTACCTCGAATGATTTTAAAATTTGGATTTTCATTTTTTATTTTATCATAATATTCTTCTATCTTAATGGCATTTGACACTGTTTCATGCTCTGTAAAAGCAATTACTTCATGACCTAATTCTATAGCATAATTCACTAAGTCTTCTATTCGATTAATACTATCTCTAAGTCTTAGGTTAGAATAGCATGTGTGCCCATGCAAACTGCCCGGATACTGTAAAATAGAGATCACCACCTTTTTCTTTTATTATAACATATTTTTCAAGAATTTGCAATAATAACAAGCTTATCAACCGCGCGAGTGATTCCAGTATATAAATGTCTTGCATGCTCTTCTTTTTCATAAGGAAAACCTTCTTCAAATAGCAATACTTTATTATATTCACTACCTTGAGATTTATGGGTGGTAATTGCATAACCATAATCAAACTCAAAAGGTGCATCCATAACTTTTTTGTTTTTGTTCATTAAATATCTAATCCTTGAAGTAACAGGTGTTTTTCCATCTTTTAGAAGATTATAATCTATAGGTGCCATGTTATAAATATATCCATCATCTGTTTCAAATTCTGCAAACATATATTCTATAGGCTTATCTATAATATAATTAGGAAAACGTTGTTTTTCAGTATAGTAATAATTGATTTTCCCCGTAGTACCATTGGTTAATGGAAATTCACCATTTTTATCAAAAAACTCCCAATAATTATGTAAACAAATGACTCTATCACCTTGTTGAGGTTCTTCGTCATAACCCTTAATTTGTCTTAAAGTTCTGTTAAGTTGATTGCGAGTTTGATTAGTCGCGCATAAAATTTGATCTGCCCATTCATACATTCCTGTAACTAATTCAGATTTTTTGTAAATTTGAATATCTTGATTGTCGCAATGATAATCAGATAATTTATTACCTTTACGAATCCAAGTAGCAAGACGAATTATTTCACTTTCTTGCGCTTGCCGCATAATTTCAGTAAAAAATATATGTGGATTATCTAATACATGGTTATCTTGATTTTCGTAAATTACAGGGAGCTGAAATGGATCTCCGAGAGCCAGAACATAAATGCGATGTTTTAGTAATAATTCCCATAAATCTTTAGGTAACATTGAAATCTCATCTACTACTATCATTTTATATGGAAAGTCTAAAACGCCTTTTGATTTAAATTTAAAAAAACCATTTGGCATTGGCACTGCTTTATACAATAACTTATGAGCGGTGGTAGCATTTGGATTACCTTTTTGTTTAAGCACTTGCGCGGCTTTACCAGTATATGCAACATAAGCTACTTCAAGAGGGTTAAAACCAAGTGCTTGAATAATATATCGAACTACAGAACTTTTACCTGAACCTGCGGGGCCAGCTATACATGTATAACTATATCCAGAGTAATAGCGTTCACAAGCTAACTCGACCGCCCTATTTTGATCTTCTGTAAGAATAAACATTTAAATACCTCGTTTTAATTTATAATATAGAAATACTCCTAAACCTATACAAGCTAATATTCTAATTATATCTTCCATAGAAAAAGTCCTTTCAAGGGAATTTGCTCTAAAATTTTCCTAGGGTCATTTTTGTTTTGCGAGTCGGAAAAGTCATTTGTCTGCGGCGCGTCCAAATTCAACGCACGCGTCAGCAAAATCAATAGTTATTTTATACTTAATTACAGCAAAAGAAATTGCTAGTCCAATTCCACCTATTAATACTAACATTATTAACCTACCTCCTAAAAATTTACTCCCTGTTAGTTTTGATATTGTAACAGGGAGTCTATATTATTTTCTTTTTAATTTTTTAATTTTCTTCTTTAGCTTTTTATTTTCTTTTCTTAGCTCTGTAATGTCACATCTTAATCCTCTGATAATGTCTTGATAACCATATTGAACGACTTCTCCTATATGTTCTAATTCTCTGCATCTATTTTCTAATTCTTTTATTCTATTATTTTGTGAAATATTCCAAAACATATTCAGCATTTGCCTTTCTCTGATTTAAAGTTGCGGTACTTCCACGTTCATAGCATCTTAGAAAAGCTTCAGCAGCTTCTTTTTCATTTAACTCCAAGAAATCTTCATATCCAAAGTTCCATTTGTAATTTCTACCATAAGTATTCATTTCATATTCAATAGTGCTTCGCAAGAAGTTTACTTGTTCATATTGGTCAGTATACCAAACATCTGCATAGCCATGTTGCCATTGACATAATCCATAATAAAGACCGTTTGAGCTTACAATTTCTGGTTGAAGATTAAGAGTATTACCTCCGCATTCAGCCATCATATTTCCCATGATTCCGGCGGCAACCTCATTAGACCATCCAAAAGATTTTAACTATTCCCAAACGCCAGCGGCAACAGGGTATTCTTCCTACTTTACACCATACTTAGTGTCATAGAGATTTTTGTAATAGTTATAAGCATCATTAGCAAGACCCCATTCGGCCTGTGCAAGAGCGATTACTGGATGAGAATTTTCATATCCAAGTGCGCGGGCTGCTTCTGCCATATTATGTGCTTGATCTTTACGTTCAGTGTAAACAATCATATAATATTGAATTTCACTAATATCACTTGTTTCATCTTTAATAATGACATCTTCTGAAGGCTCAAGAACAATATTTCCATTTGAATCAACAGAACCTACATTTTCATTTTCAGCAGCTGCAATCGCAGTAGAGAATAAAGTAACCATCATTAAAGTCAATGCAATAATTTTTTTCTTCATTAATTAATACTCCTTAAAAATAATATTTTATTTCTCTTTCTTTTATTATATCATAATTTTCTATAATAATCTATGGAGATACGTTTCCATTCCAAACGTTTCTTTCGCATCTTCCAATTACTGTAATTTCCTTTAATCCAGAAGTTAATTCGTTATATTCTTCTTTAGTTGCTTTAAATTTCATATAATCAATTCCATTACAACTAATTTTTAATGTTGGGTTTTTATCTGGTGAAAGTAATTTAACATTATCTTTTGTTACCCTTATATTTTCAATAGCTATATAAGGTTCTTGTAACCCTTGACCCCAATATTCTTGACCATCTGCGATTTCAAAAATTAAATCTTTAAGTCTATCATAATTAGATTTGAAGCAAAAATCTACAAAATATTCATTATCAAAAGAATAATCAGCTAATTCTTTATTACAGTAATTTATCATATCTTGCACTTTTGTATCAGGTAGTGAGATCCCAAAGGCGTTTTCATGCCCAGCTGCATAATTCACAAGGCTGGATTCATCACAGAATTTTCTGAAATGATCAAAACCGCAATTACCTGGGGCGCGCGCACTCCCCGCAAATTCGTCTCTATTTTTATAATGATTCATAAGCAAGGTTGGTTTTCCATATTTGCCCATAATCACATTAGCAATTAAACCTGTAAGATTTTTATCTACTGATTCTTCTTCATTAAGAGCAAAAACAAGAACTTTATTATCAAGCATATTATTTTCTTGAATTAAAGTTTCTAATTTTTCAACTTCTTTATCTCTAAGTTTTTGTTGACGAGATTTTACAGAGGAGGTCATGCGAACAGCTTTTTGCGCTATTGATTCAGTTTCTCCTGGTTCATGTCCTCGTTTTGTAGAAGGAACTTGTTTAAAACCATACATATCAAGCATAGATTCAAATAACAGGAATTTTTCTTCTAATGTCCCCATACGGACAACCGCGTTAATATATGGGACAATATAAAAAGCAATGCCATTAGGAGTTATTTCACCTTTAAGTGAGTAATTTTGCTTTTCAATCATTTCTTTAAGAAAAGGATTATTTATATGAGATAGACCTTTTTCAATAATATAGCGTGTTTCATATTCATTGATAAGCATTACATCACCAATAATACCTACCGCAGCCAAGTCTAAATAATAATCTGCAATATTTCTTTGCGCTGGATCAAGTGAATCTAAGTATTTAATAAATTTCCAAACTATACCCGCGCCAGATAGTGTTTTATTTGGATAATCGCATAATTGATTGTTTATGATGCATGCGTATTTTGGCGGGCTATCCGATTCATGATGGTCCAGTATCAGAACTTCTGTACCTAGTTCATGTAACTGTCGTACCTATTCATTATCATTACTAGAAGCATCTGGAATAACTAGCAAATCAATTTTATCAGGAAGTTTATCTAATTCAATTCCATGCTGTTTTCCATCGTGAATAAAGTAATGAAAATTTTTTAAAGGATAATGTGCATAGGCTTGCATGATATAATTAACTAGCATAGCCGCGCTTGTGTACCCGTCACAATCGCAATCAATAACCAGAACAATGTTACTATCGTTCTGGATATGTTTTTGCAAAAGCTCTGCCCCCGCCTACATATTATCTAATTTTAAAGGATCTATTAAATCGTCTTCTGTAACATTCAAGTAATGAATTATATCTTCTCGGCTTTTAAACCCTCTATTATAAAACACTTGTTCTATAGCACTATGTGCATTTTTATCTTTAGGATAAGTTTTATATAGTATTATTTTCACCCTCTTTACAAATAAATTCGTTCTTTAAATAGTTGTAAAAAGATTTCAGGTCCTTGATCTATTGGACTATCTTTATACGAAGTAAGTTTGTTTTTATCAAACATAATTGTTATATTAGCATAATTTTTAAATCTATCATGAATGTGTTGTAATTTTTTAGTGAATAGTTTAAATTCTTTATCTCCTATTTCTTGAAATTGCCTATCAAAAGCAATTATAATTTCTTCAACTCCAAGAGATAAAAGTAAATCAATTTGAAAAGATGAAATAGTAGAGCCGCAACAAGCCACAGATATATTATTATTTAATCCAAAATATGTTGCGTATTTTAAAACAGATTTTTCGCCCTCCATAACTATAGCTTTTTTAGCATTTTTAATAGCTTCTTTTGAACTATCAATGCCATAAAGATTTAAGCCTAAAGGATGATTATATAAGATATTATTAATTTTTAGTGGACGATATTTGCCATAATTTTCTGCGTTTTCTTCATCTAATGCTCTACCCCTTAATCCAATAAAATTTCCATTAATATCAAAATGAGGAATTGTAATATAATTTTGACCTGGATAATAGCCTATCATATAAGATTCCAGTACTTCTTTTGTAATTCCTTCTTTAATCCATGGAATTATATTCACATTATAATTAAAATGTTCTAAAATAGATGATTGATATTGTTTTAATTCTATATCTGTAACTTTCTGATAAGAGATTTTATTATCATGAATTTTTGTATATTTATCTAAATACTTCCAATCTTCAATAGTAATATCATTATCAATTACTGTAAGACTGGCAATATGAAAATAATTGGCAATCCAAGATAAAGCATCATAAAATTTAAATGTTTTATGTTCTTGAATATCCATTACTTTAATAACTAAAGTATAAATATCAAAAGTTTCATCGCATTCGGTATAACATTTAAATAATTTGCTATTATCATAATAATAGAGTTTTCTGTGTCCTTCTCCCGCAGGATTATGACAAACAGTTCGGGCGGTTAAGCCAAAACTGGTATATTGTGGTTCCCCGCCCCATTCTTCCAATAAATCATATATATCTTCAACTGTTAAATTATCTTTAATTTCATCTTTATCATACAATTAAACCACGATCACTTTCACGCAAGTACCTTTGTAATAGCCACCCATTTTATTGTTTACTACATCACAAAGATAATCGCCGACATCCATTTTACGTTCCCCAGCTGTTCTATCTTTTAGATAGGCTTCAGCCATAGCTTCACTCATACGAAAAGTAAAGGTACGTGGATCAACAACTTCATTTTTACGAATTTTGCGTTTGTAATGTTTGTTTTTCTGCATATTTTATTCTCCTTTAAAATGCACTTTCTTCTTCAATTTCTATTTTTAAATCATCAATACTTATGATTTCATAAGTCCAAGTTGTAGCAAACATAGGAGTAATTCTGCAAGTTCCTAAATCTGCTTTACACCATAAATAAATACTTTTATATCTACCACGGCGGTTTTTATATACTGAAATTTTAAGTGTTGGTTTATCAAAAACGCCAGTAGATAAAATTGGTTCTAATGCTTCGATATCTGAATCTTTTACGTTAAGTAGAATTGCGCCAAAATCTATTTTCCTTTATACCCTATGTTGCCATAGGGAGTAGACTATATCTTTACCATGCTCAATTAATGAGTTTAGGTAGACCGTGCTTCCACTATTTAAGTGTACTCCGCGCAACCGGATAGTCGTTGAACCTTCCTCAAATGAGGCTCGGCTGCTGATTGTCCCAGAGGGATTTCCCAGCAATTCTCGGTCTGATAATCACTTAATGTTTCCATTAAGGACGACTGTGTTAGGTTCATGTTTATCATGTTCCAGATACAATCTGCAATCGATTTGGCTCCGCGCAACAAGTTCTGGTCGGGTGTTTCCGACTCCTGATAAGACGAATTAAGTTGGGTACTAGAAAGAATGAATATTCCGTATTTATTGCATAAGTCTTTCAATCTTGTAGACAACATAAATAAAATATTGTCCTCTCGCAAGCGTATCCCTGCCTTCGAACCAATTTCAGATAAAATCTTGATACTGGAGTGTACGTAATCATGGAATATAAAAAGTACGTCGTGTTCATGAATATTTCTTTTTATTGTATTTTCAATATCTTGTAGAGAAAAATCTGGAAGTAACTCAATATATAATGGAGCTTCTTGTAATATTTCCGCGGCCCTTGTAACTCGAATTTCTTCATCACCTTCATATCTACCATTAAGAATATGTTCTTCATTCACATTAGATAAAAAGGCAAGCATCATTGTTTGAATTTCTTCAAGTTCCTGTTCAGTAGAAATAAACAAAGTTGGTTGTTTATAACCTGTTTTAATCCAACCAAAAGATTCATCATAAATCCATCCACATGAAATATAACAAGCATCTGCAATCATAGAACGCGTATTATGAGTTACAATAAAATCTTTTGCTAAAAATAAATGACTTTCATTGTCTACTGTAAAACAAGTCATATAAGTTGCTTTTCCGCGTTCTTCTCTAACCTTTTTAATTTCAAGATATTCATTAAATTCTTTTTGCTCAGGGTATTTAGCTAATCCTGCCATAAGTTTTTTAGATTTTTCAAGGTTATTAAATAATCTAACTTTTTTCTTTAGAGGACAATGTATCTTATACACATTTAATTCAATATCATTCACAATTTTATCATGCGCGGTAATAGGTAATTCTTCTAAATAATAACCTAACGAATAACAAAGAGTACTTATACTTTGCTTAATTTCGTCTGTTGGAAAAACCATTCCAACTTCACCAAAGCTACTAACTAAACCGCACCCATCAAGATAACCTCTTAGTAAAGCTTCTCGACTTTTTATATCATTTATCAGATAATCTTTTGGGATTTTACCTTTATCAAAAATATCTGTGTTTTTAATAAAGTCATAATTTTCATCAAAGAATATCCAAGTTAATGCACTTGTTTTTCTTGCGGTCCACCCAGTTACTTGTTTAATGCGCTCAATTACTTCTTCATCTTTGCATCTATATGCGAGAGCATCACCAGGTGTCGGAACATTCAAAATTGCATTAGCATAAAGTAAGCCAAGAACATAATGTGTATATTTGGTTTGACTATGCCGCCATTGAACTGGTTTATTTACTTTAATTTTAAGAGTTTCTTTATTCCTTAATCTTTCTCTTACTTTCTCAGTATTTTCGACTTTAATTTCGTTATCTTCTGTAATAAATTCCCATAGATGGTCACGACAACAATCAATTTCACGTCTATCTGAAAGAATTAAAGTAAATCTTCTTTTCTTTCCTTTTTGAGGATGTACTTGTTTTACTTTTGTAGGAATACCATCATCACCAAAAAGATAGTCTCCTACTTTTATTTCACCCACTTGACGAAAGCCGCTAGGAGTAGGAATAATTTGGTCATTCGGTAATGCTTTACCAGTACCGCTTGCTGCGCTTCGCAAGTAGAATTTTTTAAGGCGGGCACCGCGTGTTACTGTATTAATGAGTGGCCCATATAATGGAACACCTACTTCTGGATGCTCTTTAAACTTGTCTATAAGATTAAGAATATCATGACCAGCCTGTGCGGCATTTGAATATGCATCATCTACATAATCAAGTTTAATTGTTTCAATTTTTTTATCTACTTTATTTGCTATATTTTCAAGAGAGGAATTATCTAAAAACTCTTCTTGACGTTGGCGTTTCTTAGTATCAAGAATATTATCTGGATCATAAATATCTGTTACATCAATACCATAATTATTATAAGCCCTTAATAAGGACATTTTTTTCAAACGTCCATAGTAGTAATCAAAAGAATCATAAAGAGCCGCTTCTGAGGCACGAGAAAGCCATTCTTCGCCTTTCTGTTGTTTATAGATTGCCTCACTTTTAGGTCTGCTAGAGAGAAAATCTGAAACAGTTTCAAGAGTTATTTTTGAAGCGCCCAATTCATGTATTTTGTAGATAGCCCCAAAAATAATCCTATGAAATTCATCTGGAAAATCATTGTCAGTAATAATATATTTATCATCGAAATCTAAAATATTTGGATTATTATAAACATTACCAATGACTTGAATAATTGATGTTACATCTACGTATTTATTAGCTATTATCTTCACCTTCTTCATCAAGAAAAGTAAATAAATTTCTTCTATGCACTGCTTCTCTGTGAGGTTGAGTTATAAAGATTTTTTGTTCTTTTGGAATATATGATTTTATATCTCTTTGACTGTTGTATAAAGATGCATAGTAAAGTTTTTTATAATACTCTTTTGCCTCATCATATATATATGGAATAATACCAACACTCTGATATTCTGGTATTGGATTGTTTTTTATATCATAAAAATAAATTAAGCTTTTTAACATACCAGAATAGGTAAGGCCGCGCTCTGTTTCAAATTTAACAATTTGTTGTTGTAGTCTTGGAGGGCAAAAATCTTCTCCATAGAGATTTGCGATATACATTTCTAATTGCTCTCTATCAGATTTAGGTCGTTGTTCTTCTTTATCTTGACATTCTTTATGGGCATAAAGATTTTCAGAAGGTTGTACATATTCATCTTCCAATAAGTTAATTGGTCCTTTGCAATACATACATTTTTTTGTATTGTTTGGGTCACAAACCACAGGTTTTGTATTTGGGTTAGCACCTGATTTTTCCCATTTATCCAAAGCACAATGAGCATGAGCGTATCTAGTATTATTACTCATGAATACAAAATTTTCTAAATCTCTATCAAAACGTTCACCGCATATTGTACACTTTACAACATGAGCCATTCCCTCACCTCTCTTTCTTATATTATATCATAATATATAAAAAGAATCAAGTGAAAAACACTTGATTCTACTGTATATTAAAGATTGAAAATATCTTTTAGTTCGTCGATAATAAGAGCGATAAATTCAGCCTGTTCTGGGGTAGTATCTATTACTTTTTTACCTTTACCAAGATATTTATCAATAGTTGATGTAATCTTCATTGCGTTGGATTGATCTTTTTGCATGAGGTTTGAAATCATGTCTTGAAGTTCATCCATAAGTGCGTCATAATCATATTCTGGTTTTTCGGTTAAAACATTACGCTCATCTGTCACATACTGATTATTATTAGCTTGAGCTTCTTTATCAATAGCTCGATTAAGAGCATCTGTTAAAGATTGATAATCAAATGGAACTTCGTTTTCCATATATTTAAATCGAGTGCCACATCTAACACTGTTATCAGGAGAACGCAAAGTTAATACTCGTTCATATGAACCATCTGGTTTTTTCTTAGAATGAGCATAAGCGATAATATCGCACATATTTTCAATAATTGCGAGAGCACTAGACTGCATAGAAGCACCAATTTGCTGATATTCTTCACTATTCTGTGGTTTAATTGTTTTTTCTTTATCATGACTAATAAAAAGGATTGCATAACCAAGCTGTGCTAAAGAACGAAAAGTTTCTTCAAATTCCTTTTTATATTTAGACCAAGAGTTATTAGCCCAACCGCCATCACCCATATTATCGATTCCAAGCTGGGAACAGATATATTTTTGACAGAGGTCAGCACTAATGTCAACAGTATCTATTGTCAATACCTTGTAGGCCTCTTTAACTTCGGGTTTCTTTAATTCTCTGGCAACTTTTTTAAATTCACCCCAAGATGTAATATCGATAGCGCGGATACCTGGGATTGCATTGTATCCGCGTTCGAACGCTAATGTTAAATTCCCTGGCATGCTGGCGCCAAAAGTACTCTTCCCGATTTTTGGCTCGCCATATACCATAATGATATAACCACTAAGGTCTCGACTAACCTTGTGCGGTTCAATATCAAGCAAAAAACTAGCCATTAGTCAAGACCCCCTTAATTAAAATGTAAATCCGCCGGTTGCTGGGGTGGATGGAGCTGCCGCAGTTGCGTGTGCATTCTTTCTATATTCTTCTGCATTTGTTTTAATAGTAGCAAGATGCACTTCACGTTCAGCCATCATATTCTTCAATTCTTCTGCGGTAAGAGTAGATTCATCATCAAATTCATAAGGTTCTTTAGCTGCCCCAGTGATTACAAAATCACGATAAGAACTCTTAGTTTCTCTTACGCTATCTTCACCAAAAGCACTCTCTTCTACAATCTTACGAACAATAGTTGTGCTTTGCTGAATACCCCATACTTTAGTAAAGACTGGATTGCTAGGAGAAGCTCCCAAATCTTCAAAGTAATCCATAGCTGCCGGATTAAGCACAGTAAATTCAACAGGAAGCAATTCTTTCTTAAAGCTGAATACCGCACCCTTTACAACAACTTTTTCAGGAGTTTCTCTCTCTTCATCTGCTTCTACTCTATGAGCATTAGTAATAAGCATATCTACATTAAAGCGGTTTCTATCTTTTTCTTTTTCTGCAAGAGTATTTACAAACTTAATAAAACCGCCTTCATTGCGCACATTACTTACAAGACGATTTGGGTCATTCTGTGGATAAAATTCATTAAGTGCAATGGCGCTACTATCAATACTAATTTTCTGAGCTTCTTCTTTACCATCTGCCATTACATTCTTAATGCGACCATCCATAATATCTCTAAGAATACCAAAGTTTCTATTAACACTGCCGCTAGAGAAAGTTTCAGTTACATAAGTGTAATGTACTTTTACGATATTAAGACAATCTTCATCTGTGGCAATACTGATTTCACCTGTGATAAAGGCAGTTCCTGGATGCTTAGATGATGGACCAGAAACTTTTTCCTTCAAGTCATGTTCATACAGATACCCTTCAAGATGTACGTTATTAACAAAATTTTTCTTCAATTTTCTATCCCCTTTAATTATTCAATTACTAAATCTAAACCTTCTTGAGTTACCTGATACTTATTAGGTTTTTCTTCTACTTTTTCAACAAAACCTGCATTTACAAGACTCCGCATAGCACCACTTACGCTACGAGAATTAAGCATCAAATCTTCTGCAATTTCTTTTGCGGTATAAGCACCATCATGAGCTTGAAAGTATCTCATAAGAATTTTACCATTATCAGTCAAACCAGCCTTACCTCCAATCTTTCCATTTTTAAAATCATTCCAATAATATGCTACTTCTGGGTCAACTTCTTCCCAGACAACATTATATTTATCACATAAATCTTCAATAAACTTAATAAATCTTTCTCGTTCTTTAATATTACTACTCATAATTTATTTCTCTCTTTCATTTATCTTTACATATATTATATCATAATTTTTGTAAATTGTCAAAATATCCGCAGCTATTTGTTTCAGGACATCTATTCAAGAAAATACATTTAGGTTCAAATAGAGAATTTACCAAGTCTTTCCATTCCTCTGAATAGTTTTGAAGTGCAATCATAATTTCTCGCATTAAATCACGAATTTCCCAATATGCACGAGAACAAAGACGTTGATGAGACATATCTACTAAAGTGCGCAAATTCATTTTTACTACAATTTTAGTTGTCATTCCTAGAGGAAGAATATTTGCACTATCTTCTTTAGGAATACCAAGAGTTTCAAATAATTCTAGTAAAGATCTTACGTCAGCCATATGTTTAGTATATTCTTCACAGGCTTCCTCATTAGAAGAGATTGAAACTGGAATAATATAATCAAAATCTTTATAATTTACATATCTAGTAGACTCTTGAAGGCGAGTGGGGAGTCCACCAATATGGGTATAAAATTCTCGAATACAACGTGCGCTATATCCATCAATAATCATATATACATCAGGAAATTCCCAAGTTCTGCCATGCATTGATTTAATACAATCAACCCCACGCTTATATGCGCGTGTTACATCTTCGGGGTCTTTGCCATAACAAATACCTGCTTCTTTACCAATTAAAGTAATTGGTTCTTTAGTAGTCATTTCTTGGATGGTTACTGTAGGCATTTAAATCCCTTCCTTAATATAAAAGAAAGGGGAGAATTAATCTCCCCTGTATAATTACGCTTCTTCTGCGTCAGGATCGAAAGCAAGACCTTCTTCGGTCAGTTCAAACATCTTAACTTCCTTGTGAGTACCATCTTCAAGTTTAATTTCAGTTGGAACACGACGTCCAAGACCCTTCTGCTGAATAGAACGAGTGAAAGCGCCATCAACAGTCTTCTTTGGTAGACCCGTCAATTCTGCTACTACATCGTTATATACCTGCTTGCCGCTCATCTGAGCTTCCTTAACACATTCAAATACTTTTCTGCTGTTTTCAGTCATAATTATCTTTTTCTCCTTTAAATTAAAATTATTTTAGTAATAAATCTTGAATCATTTCATCCAACTGAACCATATCATCAAGGCTTTTAATTTTACCTGCTAATCTTTCAATTTCATTCTCAGCTTTTCTTTTTTCCTCTTCTGAATGATTTTTAGAATCAATAATTCTTTGCTGTTTGACAAATTTCTTTGCCAATTTTTCAAGTTCTTTTTGTTTCATTACTTTACCTTTATATTATAACATTTTTCTTAAAGAAAGTCAATTAAAAATTTCATTTAATTGACAATCTTTTGGATTTTTGTCATCACGAAAACGCTTCAAAAATCCATGTCGAAGAGTATGGTCGCTATTATTTTTTTCCATACACTCAATTTCTACTACTGTATTATACCATTTTTTTTCATTATTTGCAAGTTCTTCTTTTAAAGAATCTGAAAGACCAGATGAAATAGTACCAATTTCAATAAGATTATCCCCATCATAACAACCGATACGAATAGCCCCAGGCCAGTTGTTATAATAATCCTTTGTAATTAATTTTCCTTCTTCATCTTTATAAGGCCAATTTTCAGGCTCTTTTCCTACATAATAATGTGTAGGTGGACAATTACCCATATACACAGCATCAATATTATCTTTCTTTTTAATCTTAATTGTAGACCAAGCTGGCCGCTTATCAGGAACATAAGGATAATCTTTACGTTTTAAAACCATACCTTCTTCCCCATCTCTGAGGGCATTGGCTGTTCTTTCTTCAAGATCATCCACCCAAGCTTGGGCCAATTCAATATATTCATACTGTTGAGTAATTTGATACTTGTCAAATACTTCTTTTAAGCGGGAATACCGCTCAAAAGCTCCTTTTTCTCTTAAATCTTCACCATTATATTCAATCATATCATGAACATAATAATGAATATACCCCTCTTTTTCTTGACGTCTAATTGCTTCCCGCGGCAAGCACCCCATGATTTTAGTAACATCCTTAGAAGTTTTCCCAGGATAATAAATTTCTCCAATTAAGATTGTGTTGGCTGGAAGACAATCAAGTGCCTGTTTGATGTGTGGTACATTATCAATTTTTTCACTGAGAATGCCTGTAATTTTACTTACATTTCTACTAAAAAGATAGACATGATTCTCAGTCTTTTCATATTGATACCAATACCCATCCTTTTTTAATTCCCCAAAATAATCTCCATTTTGACAAATCTTAGGAAACATCCCCAACTTATTGTCAGGGAGTTTCCAAATTTTCATAGGCATAATACATTTTGCTTCAGGAGCGTATTTATCTAAAAGCTCTTTATCAAAACCCATACTTTAATTTCATTCCTTATCTTTAAGTTCAAATATATTATATCATATTATTTTAATAAAGTCAAATTTTTGAAACAGAAATTACAGTGGTATTTTTAATAATATTATTTCCAAGCGCGGTTCTGCTTAATACAGGAAGTTCAGAAACTTTCGTTCTGATAGTATTACTAATACCATTTACAATAATATCATCTTCTGGCGTTAAAGTCATAGTACTTACAATAATTGCATTTTTAGTACAAGTAATACCTTTTCCTCCGCGTCCTTGTTCAGTGAATTCTTTTACTTCCACAAGTTTCCCCTGCCCATTTTTAGTAAAGATACCAACATATTTATCTTCTTTGTGAATAGGGAATGCCGCGATTACTTCATCTCCGGCTTGAAGTTTAATACCTTTCACGCCAGTAGCAATTTTACCAACTGGGTTAATATCTTTAGTTTCAAATTTAATAGAGTAACCAAATTTAGTTACAATCATATAAGGTTCATCATTAACATAATTGATTGAGATTACTTCATCATCATCTTTTAGTTTAAGCGCTTTTGTACCTTTTTTAGATTTAATAGACATATATTCTGAAATTTTTGTTTTCTTAATATTGCCCATTCTAGTAGCAAAAATAATATATTCATCATCAGAATAATTATTGCTTTCACCCATAATTGCTTGGAAAGTTTCTCCTGGTTCAAAGCCAAAAAGCATATCAATAGGCTCGCCTTTAGTAGTTCGTTTACCTTCTGGGATGTTATTTACAGATGTTTTGTAAATTTTACCAAAATTAGTTAAGATGAATACAGAGTCAGTTGTGTTTGCCCCAATATAGCATTTAATTAATTCTGAATTTTTTGTGCCCACACCATTTCTTTTTTGAGCAGCATATTCAGATTCTGGTACGCGCTTAATATGATTAGATTCTGTAATTACTACAATACAATCTTGCGGTTCAATATTAATTTCTTCCAATGTTTGTTCTTCCTTTAAATTGATTTGTGTAATTTGAGTGCGACGTTTCCACCCGTATTTCTTAGTAAACTCTTTCAACCTGTTAAGAAAAAGAGACAGGCGCGCCTTGACATTAGATAATACATTATTACACTCTTCAATTGTTTCTTTTAATTTGTTTAATTCATTATTTAATTCTACACCTTCAAGTCTAGCAAGTCGCCCCAATTTCATATCAACGATTGCCTTTGCTTGATTTTCTGTAAAATCATAAGTAGATATTAATTTAGACTGTGCGTCCTTACTATTCTCAGAAGATTTAATTAAAGCAATTATATTATCAATAGATTCAATAGCTTTAATAAGACCTTCTACAATTTCTGCACGAGCTTTAGCTTTTTCTAAATCAAATTGATATTCGCGCTTAATACAATCTAAATTATGTTGAATATAAATATCTAAATACTCTTTAAGATTGAGCAGTTTAGGCGTTTTACTTACAAGTGCATTTTGATTTACGCTATAAGATTTTTGTAAATCTGTAAGAACATAAAGTTGTTTTAGTACTCTTTCAGGATTCTTTTTACATTCAATCTCAATAAGAAGTCTATTTTTATCTGTCTTATTGTAAATATCTACAATATCAGTAATTTGTTCTTTTTTAATTAATTCTACAACAGAATCAATAAAAGGCTCTACATACACCTGATATGGAATTTCTGTAATAAAAATATTCTTGCCTTGAATTTCTGCTTTTGCTCTAAGAATTACTTTACCTTTTCCTGTAGCAAGAATGTTTGGGATATCTTCTTTATTAATAAGAGTCCCACCAGTAGGAAAATCTGGGTATAAATTGGAATAATCCAATTTATTTGTATTGATATAATTTTCAATTACGTCTGTAAGCTCGTTAAGATTCCATAATGTCCAGTACTGGCTGTGTGCCAACCCAATACCCTGGCTACCATTTACCATGAGTCTAGGATAAATACAAGGCAAGTATTCAGGCCACTCTTGATCTTCTGAGAAGTTCAAAATGAAAGGTACATTTTTCTTTTTAATACCATTAAACATACCTTCTTCTGTAGATTTTGCTAGGCGGGTCTCCGTATATCTTGAGCTGGCCGCTTCAGGCCCAATAACAATATTACCGTTGCTGCCATGAAAGTCTACCTCTGGAATGTTATTAATCCAAGATTGAGACATACGGACAAAAGTTTCATAGATTGCGGCATCGCCGTGAGGCCAGATATCGGCAATTACTGATCCAGATACTTTCGCACTTTTAACGTGGGGTTTGTTTGATGTAAAACCTCGGTCATACATTACCCATAGACACGCGCGCTGCCCAGGTTTCAATCCATCATAAACGCTAGGAAAAGCACGATTTCCATTTACTTCATAAGCATAATCAATAAAGTTTTGACTCATTTCATCAATAATATCTATAGTACTCAAATACGCGCCTCCTCACTATGTAATGCAATATATTCTTTTCTATCTTTTGTATCTTTACCCATAAACATTTCAATTACATCGTTTGATTTATTTTTATCATTTACTACTACTTGAACTACGTTGCGTGTTTCTGGATTAAGTAAACATTCATCCAGCTCTTGTGCATCTTGTTCGCCTACGTATTATCCATTATTTCTAATGGTACTGACTATTTCTTCGCTTTATAAAGCGTCTACCTTTTCCATCTGCGTACCAATAGCAGATGTACTCTCCGACAAAGGAGATAGTCGATACAGGATTATTTATTCTTCTTTTTTATACCATACAGCTTCAAAACCTTTATATTTTATTCCAGTATAGCGATATAATTCATATACGTCCTTACGATGTTCACCTTGCTTTTTTCTTCTTTTTATATCCGCAACTTGTTCATTGGTTAAAATCGCTCTACCATTTTGTTGGCCTTTTGCTCCTGTATTGTGTCTATAAAATTCTTTATTTTCTTTTGTATAAACTTCTGGCATAATATGAGGCCAAGTTTCGCCACTCCATATTTTGTTAAATCCACCATGTCCAATCTTTTCACTATATAATTTTTCTACTTCTTTTTTTCTTTCGTGATTATTATAGCGAGTTCTTATATCTATAACATCTTCTTCTGTTAATTTATGTCCAGGATTCTGTTCACCTGCACCGAAACCATCACCACCTGGAAGTATATTATAGCCAATATCATTATTGGTACTGTTATATTCTTTTATCCAATATTTTTCTCTTTCATTTAATAACTCTGAAGAACATTCTTCTAATACTATTATTGAAAAATTTTCTTGTCCATATTTTTTCATTGCTTTATACAGTGGTTTATGTGGAGTTCTGTTATGCTCATTTTCAGAAAAATGAGCTTTAATTCTAGCCTCAATATTATTTGATTTACCTATATATATTTTTCCGTTTATATTATTTTTAATCATGTATATTCCACACAATTATTATACCCCCTTTCATAATTATTTTAAAAGAAGAATAAAATTTCCCACGAGATTATCATGCTAATGTTTAGACTCCCTCGTTAGCCACATTTAGTGACCCCAGTGGTAGCTGGAAAAGTAGATAAGGGCTAGACTATCTCTTACCCTTTGTTTCTATTAATTAGATATTTTTCGCCGCTATGCTGGCTCTTGTATTCATCTAACGCCTTATTATCTTTTAAAAAGATATATTCATTCTTTTTAGTTGTAATTCTAAACAAAGGTGGAATCGCGCAATATACATGGCCATTCAAAACTAGCTCTGGGCATAAATACCACAAGAGGGTTAAAACAAGATTTTTTATGGCCTGACCGTCGGGATCAGCATCCATGCACAACAGAATTTTACCGTATCTAAGTTTATTTTCGTTATAAATTAATTTATTGATTTTAGGATCAATTTCTAACCCTAACGCTTTAATTAAATTAACTACTTCTTGATTTGCAAAGATCTTCGCATCTGTTGTTTTCAGGGCCGAAATAATTTTCGTTTTCTCCCATATTTCTATGGGAACTGACTATCTTTTACTTATATAAAATATATAAGCACCCCGTTTCCCAGTGTGTGTCAATAACACCAGTACTTCCAATCTAACTTGGAATAGTCGATACATAGTTTATTCAATATCTTTATAAGTTTTTCTTTGTACACATTTTCTAATGACATTAATGTCAAAATTATATTCATTACTTAGCTCTTTTAGAGTTTTGATATTATTATCATATTTATATCGAATTTCTTTTACTTGTTCATTAGTAAGTCGATAACTTTTTCTTTTTCTTAAATCTGGAATATTATCTTTAATATTCTTATGCGTTTCTCGCTTACAAATTTCGTTAATAGTTGCATTAGAATATTGAGGATAAAAATCTTTTTTAATTTTACTAACTAACATACAATCTACATAATATTTATATCTCATATCTAAAACTTCTTCTTTTGAAATGTTAGAACCACAATATCTTATATCTTCTTTTGAGATAGGATTTAGTACATCTTTATAACTTTGACCCAAAACAATTCTACGAAAAGTTTCTAAAGAATATAAATCTTTGTAGTCTTGATATATGTCTTTAATAGATTCTCCATCTTTATACCTATAACGTATTTTAAGAACTTCTTCATTAGATAATTTAGCTCTAGGATGATTTTCACTTTTTAAACTTTGATTCTTTTCTCTGGTTTCAGCTCTTTTTCTTTCTGTTTCCTCTGAATGAATATTAGGAGACCAAAATTGACCACCTTCGGTCATATTATAGCCATTTTTAAAAGAATCATATTTTTTAATATATTGTATTTCTTTTTCATCCATTTCTTCTTCTGAACATAGTTCTAATATTTGAATGTCAAAATTTTCAAGTCCATATTTTCTAAAAGCTTGATATATTTTAGAATTATATTGACAATTATTAGGATTTTGATAATCACAAATATGATGTGAATTAAATCTATTATATATATTTTTTGATTGTCCAATATAAGAATGATTATTTATTATATTAGTTATTTTATAAATTCCAGATTGTTTTGGTAATTCTTTACACTAATTAAAATTCATTTATACCTCTCTTTATTTTATTTTAGATATTGAATAAAAGTTCTACACGGGATTGCCTTCAACTTTATTTGCTAAGGTTTCCCCGTTAGCTCTAATAAATTAGAACCCCTGTGACGAGCAGGTTAGGAGTGTAGAGGCAATATTACTTACCTCGAATCGGAAACACAGCTTGAAATTGTCCATCACGTGCGGATACAAGACCGCCAGCGGCTGAGTCACCTTCTACAATAGCTAGTTCACATTCTTCTCTGTTCTTGCTCCAACAATCCACAAGTTTAGTTGGAAGATTTAATAATCTACTACCTTTATTATCAATCTTCCGCACAGCCTCTTTAGCCTTTTTAGCTTTTTCTCTAGCTTTTCGCGCCAATAAAGCTTTTTCAATAATAGCTTTTGCATCTTTAGGATTGCGCTCAAGCCAAACCGCAAGCTTTTCACTTACCAAACGCTGTACAATAGTGCGGCCTTCAGATGAAGTTAATACATCTTTAGTTTGTCCGCTAAATACAGGATCAGGCATAATAAAAGATAATACAAGAGTTAAACCTTCTTTAAGCTCTTCGCCTGTGATATTATTATCTTTTTCTTTAAGTAATTTATGCTTTCGCGCATATTCATTAATTTGCTGAGTGAGTGCGGTTCTAAAACCAGTAAGATGTGTACCACCGCTATTAGGGATAGAGTTAGTATAAATCTTATACACATCAGAATAGGTATCATTATATTGCATTGCAAGTTTAATACCAAGTCTATCTTCTTCCGCTTCCGCATAAAATACAGAAGTAACAAGATTTTTACTTTTATTTAAATCATTAATATAATCAAGTAAACCATTATTAGAAGTAATTATTTCTTCTGGTTTATCTTCAAATTTAAAAGTAAATACAAGTTTAGGAGATAAATAAGCTAGTTCTTGAATTTGATCTTTTAGTTTTTTATAATCTAAAGAAATTCCTTCTTTAAAAATTTCTTTATCTGGTTTAAAAATAATTGTAGTTCCGTGCTCAGAACATTTTTCTTTATCAAATGAGACGCGTTTTCCGCGTTCAAACTTCATTATTGCTTTTGTGTTGTCGCGGCATGAATGTACAATAAAGTATTCGGATAGGGCATTCGTTGCTTTAGACCCCAATCCGTTCATACCGCCAGAACTGTTATATCCAGCCTTGCCGGCTTCGTCGAATTTAGCGCCAGTATGAAGTTTGGTAAATACATTTTCAAGAGTTTCAGTTCCATCTTTTGCTTTACCAAAAGGAACGCCACGCCCATTATCACTAATAGTTACTTCATTATTTTTTACAGTGATATTAATTTTATCACAATAGCCATTTAAATATTCATCAATAGCGTTTGAAATAATTTCCAGAGTGATATGTTGAACGCCTTCAAGACCGACAGAGCCTATATATACTCCTGCTCGCATACGAATAGCTTCTATACCTTCAAGGGTTTTTATACTATTAGCATCGTAATTCATTCTTTGTATTTCCATTTATAACCCCCACACTTATTTCTTTTTTGATTACAAACTTTACTTATTCCACTTGGGTCACAATTATTTTCTTTAGCAGCAATAGAAACACTATCATAAATTTGGATTTCATTATTGTCATTATCTAATTTCACTACTTTTTTACTATTTTTAGTAATCATATTATAATTTGTTTTATTAACTTGTTTAACAGGCTCTATAATTTCTCCATTGTTATCAATAAAACGAAAAATTCTTTTACCAGTAGTATGTCTTTTTCCATTACACACACTGCTAATTTTTGATCTAATTAATCCTGTTTTTTCACTACATTCACCGATAGAATCCCATTTATCTATTATATTATTATTAGAATCTATTTCTACTATTTTTTTACCATATTTCTTTCTTTTTGTATCTCTGACTTTTTTTTGAACTTTTTCATCAAACATAGGAGAATTAGTATTATCAGTCTAATTATATCCATTCGGGATAATACAATTATATTGTATTATATAATTATGTTCTTTTTCTATCATTTCCTGAGTATTTTCAATTAATTCTAATATTTCAAAAGAAAAATTTTCAATTCCATATTTTCTAAAATCTTGCATTAAAGGATAATTATACTAATGTGCGTTAATATTAAATGCAGCGTCTTTGTGATGCTGCCAACGACGATTTATATCTATTGATGATCCTATATAAACTTTATTATTTATTTGATTTTGAATTTTATATATTCCTTTTTTTACGTCATAACTCAAAATATCACCATTCCTCATATTGATAAATCCAGTTTATATATTCAGTCATTTGATTTGCTTTTTGAATTACGGTAAGAAGCGCAAAATAACTATCTCTAAAACTGGTATAACATTCGCTATTCACATCAATATTAAGTTTATCCATCTTTTCAAGAATAATATCGTAACAATAAGTTGTTTCAAATAAAGTTTCTTTTAATTTATCCATTTTCTCACCTCTTACATATATTATATCATATTTTTTCTTAAAATGCAAATTTGGGGATGATAGCTCAACTATCATCCCCAAAATTATTAGATAGGACCCCATGGGTCAACATTCAAAGAATCGTAATTCACAGTACCATTTCTCATTTCTGGAAATTTATCAATAGATGTACCAGATTCATATACATCTTCTTGTGTTGCTTTATTATATACCTTCTCTGCTCCCGCGGACACTGGAATACCACCATCCAATTCGTCTGCGGATACTGGAGTGCCGCCATCTAATTTATCTACAGTTAAGACATCTGCGGCAGCATTACTTGATTTAAAGGCGCTTTCATATGTAATCCCGCCTACTGTATTCTCAGCTTTAGATTTTGAATAATAGAACCCAGCTGAAACGGCGTATGCGGCCCAAGGGAAAGATACCATAGCACTTAACCATGGCAGCGAACCAGTGTAGCCCATATCAATCGACATGTAAGCTAAGTACAAAAATACCAACGTCATAATCCAAAGCAATACAGATTCCTAAATTAGAAGGGTTTTACTGAAGGCTCGTTTTTGTTTCATACGCCTTTACCTTCTTCAAGAACACGCTGGAGTACTGCCGCAAATTCTTCACGAGTTAAGAACTTTCTTGGCATTAAACTATTACCATCGCCTACATAAATTCCTTCATTCTTAGCCCAGTTCATAGCGTCCTTAGCCCAATCATCTACAGGTTTAGTTGCAAGTTCGCTAAGATATGTATTCATCATTTGATTAAATTGTTCCTGAGTCACTTCTTCTTCCTCCTTGTTTCTATTCTGAATTAAATTATAAACGTCGTTTCTTACTGTATCCATAGATTTACCATGAATAGGAAACCAGTGCATAACATCTGCGTGTCCAGTACCCATTCCGAGGTTATATGAATCTACATGACACAGAATATTAGGGATTTGAGCGCCATTTACATAATGAGAACCATATGGGTCAATACCAAATTTTACGCAAAGATATGCGGTTAATTCGCATGCTTCTTGATATGCAGCATTAAAGTAGTTGCTATCATACAAATTTGTGCTAGGTTCACAAATTTCGAACTGGATCCAACCATTATTGCAGCTGCCCCGCCAACCAGAACCACAGCCCCAAGGTGCATATAACCAAGGCAAGGCTTGGACAGTTGTAACTTCGCCATTAGCAGCTTTGCCAATCCACGCATTAACTCCAGCCTCTACATAACTTGAATTCCAATCATTGCCATTATAATTTTTTCCGAGATAGTTAATTAAATAATCATAACCATTGTCACCAGGTGTGGGTTGACAGAACCTCTTTAAATCCCAGTTGGGACTACCCGTGCTGTGCCAGAGTACGCCCTTTACTTCACCCATAACATATGTACCATTATAACAGGTACTGTTAGTCATCAAACATTGTAAAGGTGGATTCTCTTCTGTGTATTTCAATTAAATTCCTCCTTTAATTTATTTTTCTAATTGGATAACTAAGTCCCGCACGTATATGAATAAGACCTTTATCAATTTTACTAACTTTATGTCGGTCCATATTCATTCGCTTACCAATTTCAGTATAAGACAACTTAGCTTCTTCCAATAATCTGATAAGTTCATCAATCTCTTCTTGAGAAAGAGCTTTCTTTTTTTTTAATTGGATAATTTTCATTATCTTTTTTATAGGCCGTACCCATATCTATTTTCTTAACAGTTCTCGAATCAAGATTTACAATACGGCCAATTTCAGCATAAGAACAGTCATTTTTTAACATCTCAATAACTTTATTTATTGTTTCTTCTGAAATTTCATTGCTCCTAATAGGATATTTTATTCCTTCTCTTTTATGATATTTACCCAAATTAATGTCACTTACTGTTTGCTGACTAATATTAAATTTTTCACCTATTTCAATCATAGATAATTTACTATTTTTCAGTAAGTTATAAATTTTATCTATAGCCTCTTCTTTATCGAATAATTTATTTACTTCATTAACTTCTCGAATAGGATAATCTACACCTTCGATAAAGTAAGTATTTCCTTGATTCACTTTTGATATAGTGTTTCTACTAACACCATATTTATCAGCTATATCTTTAATCATCATATCTGAATCTTTTAATAATGAAATGATTTCAATAACTTCATTTCTAGTTAGTTTGGTGTGAATACTATCAAACCCAGATATTTTAAGAATAGCTTTATCTCTAAGAGGATAAGAATAACCATCTAATTTATAATAATCATATTTACCAATATTAATTGTTGACATTAATCTTGGATTGATATTAAACTTTTTGGCTATTTCTTCATAAGTTAAATCAGTGCTCAAAAGTTTTTCATGAATTTCTTTTAAGGTTTCAGGAGTAACTAAATTGTAATTATTATTTCTAACACTTTTTAACTTAGACCCAAGATACTTCTCTCGAATAGGATAATTTAACTCTGGTAAATAATAAGAAATGCCATTATTAATGTATTTAATAATAGATTCTTCTACATCAAATTTTTCGGCAATTTCTCTTTGCGTTAAGAAACTATTTCTAAGTAAATCACGAACCTCTTTGGCTTGTTCGTCTGTAAGTTTCTAATTTTCTTTCCAAAGATTTCTGAGCATTTCAAGCCCATCACCGCCCTCAGTTAAATTATAGCCATTTTCACCATAAGTATCATAGTAAGCTATCCAATATTTTTCTCGTTCTTTCATTTTATCCTTGTCATTGAAATCAATTTCTTCTAGGACTTCAATTTCAGGTATGGAACCTTGATAATATTTTTCAATAGCATAATGAACAGCATGTTTAGTCGGGCTGCCTTTTTCCTGTTTAGAATGAACATTATGTTCTTTTATTCTTCTTTTTATGTTATTACTTAATCCAATATAACTTTTACCATTTGGAAAATTAATTTTATAAATACCACTAATATGATTAGGTATATCTTCTATTTTATAAATTTTGTTCACAAAAAATTCACCTCTTTATGATTATTATACCATAAAGAGGATTAATTGTCAACTATTTACTTCTTCATCTTTCACTGAAAAACTTTGACAAGCGTATACGTTATCTGGAAAATAATCTAAACTGCTTGTATATAAAACTTCATAATAATACTCTGTATATGATTCCCATTCTTCTGGATTATATTCTTTCACAATCGTTCTTCAATATCCTTCAAAACTTGTTCTAAAAAATTTATACATTCTTTTTTCTTATCAATCCATCCACTATTAATTGACGAACCCCAATCACCAAATGCACTTACTAACATCATATATAATACATGTGGCTCTTTATTCCATTCATTTGATCGAAAGGGATTAACATAAGGATAGCGTTCATTTAAACTATTTTTTAACTCCTCTACCAATTTACAAAGCCATTTGTAATGACCATTATACCATGCTATTCTTGTAAAAGCTGTAAAAAATCTATCTTCTTTCATTTATTTATCCTCCAAATGCAATTACATCCTCATAGCAATTTTAGCAACTTTACTTCTATGAACATTTTTTAATTCTACTTGCCCAAAAATTTCTTCCCCTCTAAACACTTCTGAAAGACGCTTCATGCCATTTCTATTACCTTCATATACTTCGCTATCTGTTTGATAGTTATCCCCTTCAACAATCATAATACTATCTTCGCTAAGACGTTGAAGCGCTAATTTCATAAGATATCTGTCAAAATTTTGACTTTCAGTAATGTAGATAGCAGAATTTGGCGGCGATTGATAACCACGAATATCAGACATTGGTAAAATCTCTAATTGATTGTTCTCAATTAGTTTATCTACCATCATGTCTCCACCAAGTTTAGAGCGCAAAAAATTACCGATCTGGGCATCGAGTAATTTAGTGTCTCGATCACCCGGATAAAAACCTAGATGAACGGCGTTTTTAGCGGCAACAGGATTCGCAAATACAATGATCTTGTCAATTACATTATGCTCCAGTGCGTTAAAAAGATAAGCCAAGGCGAGGGTTGATTTTGCGCTGCCCGCAGGTCCAGTAAGCATAGTTAATTGATTGTGCGCAAGCGAATCCATAGCAATAACCTGATATGGATCATTCTTCATCGGACGTATATCGCCAAACATATCAGAATTAAAATTAAGGTAATTAACTCTTCGATGCTCTTCACCTGTCCAACAATAAATTTCATAGGAGTCATTATCTCCATAGATAATTAAATATTCATTTACATATAAATCAAACCAGTTATAATGAGTATCAAGATAAAAATTTTCTAGTAAAGGATGATAATATTTAATTTCTTTATATCCTTTATATTTGTCTTCTTTTAATTTGACAAAATTAATATTTTTCATTCTTAAAGACTCATAATATTTGTATAAATAATAATTGCCAATATAATATTCTAATTCAGGGTCGTTCAAAGAATATAGTATTTGCCAACAATCATTATACTTTTCTAACAGCTTTATATATTTTGGGTAAAGAGGGTTTTCCTCAAAATCCAAAATATAAACATCTTCATTAAAAATGCTCTCACCTAAAATTTCAAGAGCTTCAAGGTCATAAACTTTTTTCAAACGAATACCGCCTTTCAATTATATATGTAATTTAAGGCAATCTTTTTAATCTTCTTTGACCTTTTCTTTCATATATTCTTCTCTATCAGAAATATAATTAGCAAGCTGTCTTTTGGTAGCGCGAATTAAAGTTCTAAGGATTTCTACGTCAGTTTCCGCCCCATAATACTCTTTCCGCATAACTTTAGCTTCAAAGGAATCGGGGTTATATCTATAGCTTTGTTCCATAGAATTACGAAGGTGCTTTAGCGCTTTAAAGCGTGGAAGTGCGTCGTTATATAGCTTGTCATTATACATATCAATCAACGCCCTTGACTCTGCAATCATTCCACCTGCATATTCACTCTTAAACTTTTCATCTAGCGGATGGCAATTTGCAATGCCAATCCATTCTTTTTCACCTTCACAAAGAGTACAAATCATAACACCTTCATCTTCAATCCAATCATAAATTGGTTTAACATTATCAAACATATTTAATTCTCCTTTGTTACTTTTTCTCCACAATAAGGACAGTATTTATAATCTTTTCTTTCAGATAATGGAAAAATAAATTCCCCGCATTTAGGACATGTACACCAAGGTCTCATATTTTCTTTAACTTTGTGAACTATTTCCCAAGGCATTGTTCTTTTTCCTTTTCTTTAAGTCTAGCTTTAATTACATCAAAATGAATAGGAACAAAATAATTCGCATCCACTCCAACATGATAATTTAGAGGAATATTATCATAGAATACATTTTTACTGTGACTATGCCCGCTCAGGCAATACAACTTATTATTTCTATTGTTATTCCATTCACCTACAAACATAGGATAATGAGAACAGATATAAGTATCTTTACCATCCTTGATATAAGCCAAGTCGCGCACTTCAATCTTGTCAGGATAATCTTCTTGATAAATTTTTACTTTATTATCAGTATCATGGTTCCCGCGTACAAGAATAATATGTCCATTTAATTCTGGAAGAATTTTATGAATATTTTTAGGAGACCCCATAATAAAATCACCCAATATATAGACAGTATCTTCTTCATTTACTACAGAGTTCCATCTATAAATAAGATATTTTCTCATGTCATCCAAGTCACGAAACGGTCTATTACAATAAGGAATTGAATTCGGGTGCTCGAAATGACAATCTGAGGTCACGAATACTTCACTCATTTCTATCAACTTCTTTCATTTCTTTTGTAACTCCATTATAACATAAAATTTTATCAATTTCAAATAATTCTTTGTCGTATTCCGCGGGACTATAATCTTTATACATTTTTCTAATAGTATGTTCAGGAACTTTAAAGCGGTCTTCGCGCTCTGCATTTCTTTCTAAACATACTTCAAGAGGAGTTTCTACATTTACTACTACATAAGAATCAAACCAATCTTTTACATTATCATATAACTTCTTACGAGAATATTTATTAATATGAGTTGCATCAGCCACTACATAAAGATCTTCTCCTTCATCATAATAAGCAACAGGATAAATAATTGACTTAATAAATTCTTTGTAAACTTCATTTTCTTTTGCAAAATAAGAATCTTCTTCATCTAAAAGAGAAAATCTAATAGAATCTCTTGAAACATATGAATAGTATGCACATTCATTGTTTTTAATGATAGTATTATTTCTAATTACGACTGGAATAATTTCTTTCGCGCAATAAGATTTACCAGAACCTGGAACACCGCTCATAATAATTAATACCCTAGCCATGATAAATCACTCCCATAAAAGAAATAAGTAATAAGAGCAATTACAGCAACTACAAATACACAAATTGCATAATCTCTAATAAGTGTCTTCCATTTGTTTAAAATAATATTATCTGTTAATTTTTCAATTCCGTAAGCAATAGATAATACTGTAATAGAATAAATCAAAATATTAATAATAATCATTTTTTATTCTCCTGTTCAATAAATTCCATACTTTCTTGAGCTTCTTCTACAAACTCTCCATTTTCAAACATCTCCTTAAATTCATATTCTTCAAGTTCATTTCTAACCTCTATATGATTTACGACTTTTCCGCAGTAAGGACAATACATTTTCTTTCTGTGAAATTTGCTATGGAGTTTTCCACGTTTTCTCGCCAAACTAATACTTTTATGACCGCAATTCATACAATAAAAATCATGCACTACTGTTACCTGACGCTTTGCCATTTATTACCAACCCCTTACCAAATCTTATCTGTCTGTAAAAGTCTATCATAAAAACTAATATGATAACCGCTATCATTGACCCATTGCTTAGAATGAATCACATAATATTTTCCATAAATCTTCAAATAGGTAGCTACTTTGGTTGGAGCGTCATTATAAACATGACGCTCTTCCCAAACTACCCAATCAGAAGTAACGAGTTTTCTATTTTGCTCATAAGTAAGATAATACTTTTTAAAAAACTCTGTAAGATTTCTAGTTTGTTTTGTATCAAACATTTTATTAAATCTTTTCTTATCTTTTCCTGATTGGACTTTTAACATTTTTTATACCTCCATTAAAGCATCATACAAAGTTGTCTTTTCAGGTTTTTCATAACTTTTTATATTAATATTATACCATATAATCCAATTATTATCAATTAAACAAAACACATATCCAATTTTTCCTTCTTTGTAAACTCTGCAAGTTGCTTTCATAATCAAGAGTCTAAGATCATCTTGACTAAGCGGAGTATCAGAGGCGAACATTTGTTCGATTTTCTGACGCTCGCTGTTTAAAAGCATTATATCACCATTCTTCCTCACAATAAATAACCTATTGATTTTATTTATATGAATATTCTCTTTTTAGCCACTCATTAATTAAATTACCTTCTTCAAGTAATTCATAATACTCTCCATTATCTTCCTCTATGAAAAACAACATAGGTTTATTAATTTGCCATGGGCTAATTATAATAATTTGACTATTAAGATTTGAATCAGTGCTAATATAATTATGTGTTGCTAATTTACTATTTTTTAAAATTCTAATAATTTCTTGTGGAGTTGCCGCCTCTAAAATCGCATTATAATCTTCTCTAAGTTTTTCTAATTCTTCATCATAATAAGTCACTGAATATACCTCCATAATAACCTTTATACCAACTACAGTGAGACATTGCATCATTATATCTTTTTCTATCTTTCGGATGATACATTAATCTTCTATCTTCACCCCATTTAATCATTTCCCAATGATAACATGGCAATTCAATTAAAAGTATTGGTCTAAAATTATTAAGACCTGGACCGCCATACCACTTATCCATTTTAAGTTCATCTATTCTTCTATAAGCTAAAAATTCTTTAGGTAAATTATCTAAACAATATTGTGCTGGTACATCGACAAAAGGATGCTTATAATATTCCTGAAAATGCAAATCAACTATCATATTTTTAGGAATCATATTTAAAACTTCTACAAGAGGTGTTCTGTGTGGAACTGTTTCACATAAATTTTTAATATACTCTTCTTCTTTACTCCATAGTTTTTCTAGGAAATTCTTTAAAAGACTCATAAAGCATATATACCCCTTTATCAATCATGCGGTCGTCATGAAAATGACCAAAAAACCAGTAATCCCAAGTAAATATATCTTTAAGAGTCTCAAGCCATTTTTCCATTGTACTATCAACAGTATCTTGATTTACTTGTGGAATAAATTTATCAAAAGGTTGCCAAGAATAAGGACAAGTATGAGATAAAACAACATTATAATGCTTACGAATCACCTGATTTTCAATTCTAAGCATTTCATCTTTAGTTAGTTGTTCATCTGGAAACCAAGTCCATCCATTCTGAAGTCTATAATATTTATCTACGCTATAAGCACCGCCAATAACAAGAGTAGACATTCCATTAATCATATATTCACCACCATCCATTAGATAGCGAATATTAGGATATTCAGATTCATAAAATACTTTTCCTTGAATATCTTCATCATAAATTATTTCCATGCCTTTTATATTTTCTGGGCGGGATTCATGATTTCCTCTAACACAGTAAAGTCTATGAATCGCATCATTTACTTCTTGTTTTACAATATTATCTCTTTTATCTAGGCACCACAGAATGCCGACATCGCCCAAACCGATTACAACAGTATCTTGAGGATTAGGCAGTTGCCGCAGTCGTGTAAAGTCTCGGTGAAAATCGCCGGTAACTAGTGTTAACATTATAAATACCTCGTTTCATCATCACAAATAGTCACTAACCAATAGCTATCAATTCTTGGTAAATATTTATTAAATTCATAATCATATTCAAAATCAGGATAATATATATCGTAATTATTTTTATCATCTACTACAAGTAAATTATAGCCTTTACTTTTCAAGTATTTTAAAGATTCTTTTCTATATTTTTTATAATAAGCACCATAAACTATCTTCGCTTGTGTAATATAATTTGCCCAAGATGGCTTATAACCTAAAGCCTTTTCAAGATTTTTCATATGGTTTAAATCTACTTTTTCTACTGAAACAGTATATTTATGTTTTTGTAACTCGCAAGCTTCTTTGTATGCAATTTCTTTTGAAGGATAAATAAATTTATCTTCAATTTTTAAACGTTTACTTTTATGATCTCTATAGATACAATAAAAAATTCCCCAAAGACATAAGATTGCTGCAATTACTAAAATAAATATTCCATCTTTAAAAATAATCATTTCATTGTAACCTCCATTACATAAGCTTCAGGAACTTTTTCATTATCTTCTTTTGTCCATTTCATATAGAAAAACTCTTCTTTAATAGATATATTTTCTTTTTTAAAGAAGGCTTTCATTTCCAATTTTCCTTCTTTTGTACAGCCTCTATAAATAATTTCATTAGGGACATACTTTTCTCCAAGAAAATTAGAATCAAAAAGATTTAAACTTTCTTCGCTCCAAGAGAAATCTTTTTTAGTGATGGAAGACTCATAACCCCAATAAGTTTTAAGTCTTTCTGCTTCTTTTTGGGCTAATTCTAAAGTTGGATAAATAAAATTATTAGTTTCTGTCGCGATAGCCCATTTTCCTTTATCACGTTCTTCTCTAATTTTAGTTAATTCTTTCTTTCTATCTTTTTCGTTTAAATAATTTACGATTTTACTGTAGAGAGAACAAAAAGAATCGTAAATAACATGACCTAAAACTGTTCCGAAAATAGCTCCGCAACATATAACTAAACAAACATAAATAATTTCCATAAAATATCAACTTCTTTCTTTTATTTTATACATATATTATAACATAAAAAATAAAAAAAAGAAAGCCCTTAAAGGAACTTTCTAGCTTGACTTATGGAGGTGCTAATCATTGAGTTTTTAAGGGAGAAAAGAATTTTCTTATAGCTAGAATCTACTTTAAGGGCTTCCACTTCGCGTGCAAATTCTCTTTGCCCGCTAGAGGTAAATAAATTATGTCTAAGAGCTAGTAGAGCAAAAAGCTCCATAGCTATACGAGATTTATTTTTTATAGGTTTATAATATTCTTCTTTTGCGCGTTCAGTCATTTTATCACGTACTAATTCTGGTACATTAAGTGGTTTTTCATCCACTATATCTGCTGGCCGCATTTCATCAACATATTCTTTAAGCTTGTTAAGACTTCGTAACAAACTTTGCATTTCAAGATATGCTTCATATTTAAGCTTATACATTTGGCGACTTTCTAACAAAGTTATAACCAAACCCTCATGTCCATCTACTTCTTTGCGGGAAAGCGCTTCCCCCAAAGTCATAGTACCATAACAATCAGGGCGTTTAAAGTCAAATATTTTTACATTAATTGGTACATTAGGATACCATTTACCAGTAGCATTATTAACCAAACCTAAGAATACTATATCTTCATAATCGCCATAATCAATTACATGCTCTGCTTCAGGAGTAACTATCTCAAAAAGAGGAGTATATCCTGGATAATTTTCTTGCATATAATCATAAAAGGCTTTGCTATCATGTTTAGTATGTAATACTTTATTACCTATAAGAGCTTCATCAGAGACAAAAGAACCCTTAGTAATAAGTATATAATCATCATTCATAGGAACCGCAATACCAAGCGCCCCATCAATTTTATCGCTAACATAGGCTGCCGCGTTAAAATCAATGAAATAATTATCTTGTACAGTTACATTTTCTTCTTCATCTACAAGTTTAAGTTTACCCCATTCAGAATCATGCTGGTCAACAGTAAAGAATTTATTCATGCCGCGTGCAATTACAACAGCATTTTCAAGATTTTCATTTATTTTCTTTACTACAAGACCGCGGGTAACAAGAGTAGTTTTAGGGTTCCAATATCCTTCAAACTGTGCTTCGCGCGAATAGGTATAAACCGCGTAACTGTTATCTTCTGGATAGAGAGATTCTAATATCATTCCACGTTCTAAATCATATTTAAATAATTCTATATCTACTATATCTTTTAACTTAACCATATTAATTTCTCCTTTCTTGAAGAAATTAAACAACAACATAATTTACAATAAAATACGCTAAGGCTGCGGACATTCCATACAAAAGTGCGGTTGGAAGTACACAAATAATAATGTAACTAAAAGTATCCACTTCAAATATTGTCGCTAATACAAAAAATACAGTTACAATTACTGTAAGAAAAATAGCAATTAAAATAGATACTCCTAGCATAAAATTCCTCCACCAATTAAAATTAAATAAGCGGCTAGAGGAAATCGAATCCTCGTCTGGACCTCGGAAGGGTCTTATTCTGCCATTAAACTATAGCCGCATACGGAGGATGTAGGATTCGAACCTACGGTACATTTCTGTACAACGGTTTTCAAGACCGCCTCCTTAAACCACTCGGACAATCCTCCAGAACGGAGTAGATAGGATTTGAACCTATGTAAGACTTTTACATCTTAACACACTTAGCAGGTGTGCGCATTCAACCAAACTCTGCCACTACTCCAATTTAAATTTTATCCCATTCTTCATCAGAATAAGATTTTATATCTCTTGTTCTTCTAGGTAAACCATAAGAATCACACCATTTTCTTACAGTATTATCTGATACTCCGAACATTTCACCAATTTTAGTAAATGGTTTAGTCCTAATAAGATTTTTTAATGTATCTCTGTCAGGATGCTCACAACGATAAAATTTTTCACGAGAGCATTTAATGCAATAAGTGGAATTATTTGTAATTAAAGTTCCACATTTTAAACATTTGTTTCTGTAATTAGAATCATGCTCTTTTTCTTTATATTCATCTAAAATAGATGAATACCAAATACCTTCTTCATCTTGAAAAAAGTTGTAATTTTGTGAAGCATAATGAAAATGCATATGATCTTTTTGACTGGCAAAAATCATTAAATTTTCTTCTCTATTATCATCTCTAATAGAATTAATATGATGTACTACTTCATCTTTTTTTAGCCATCTTCCTAGCATCTAAGATGCTATTAATTGATGTTCATAATAATAAGATTTATTTCTTGATAAAGGATGATTGGCGTCTTTTATACAGACATAACCATGACTAATAAAACTCATATTATTCCTCCTTAATAATGGGGGATGTCGGTGCTGCCCCGACTCCAGAACTTTTAGAGAGTCCCGTGCTAGCTGTTACACTAATCCCCAACAAGAAAGCGCGGAGAGTAATAACCCAAAACCTATTGACTTTAAAAAGGAACTCTCTATGCGCTTTATAGCAATGCTCAAAATTGCGGTAAGTATAAATACTTAAAATGCCCATTTTCAAAAGGAACTTACTATGCAATTTCAAACTATTTATAGGTCAAGCGAAAAGTAAGAAATCTGCCTCTGACAAATTTTTTTATAAGGAACTTTCTTTGCTCAACCTTATGTATATATTATATCATAATTTTTTATTTTTGTCAAATTTTTCCATCAATCAAATCTAATAGAGTATTTTTACTTAACGCTTCTGGACGCAAATCAATATATTCTTCTTCTGGAATTTCATAAATTACTTTTCCTCCAAGAACATCTTGAATAAAAGATTCATTTAAAGCTAAAGTATTGTCATATTTATTCGCGAAAGCATTAAAATAATTTTCTCTATTCTCTCTAGGAATACGACCTTCAGATAAAGAACCACCGCAAAAGATAAAACATCCATCTCTAAAGAAACCCAATTGCATATCACTCTCAATCGACATAGTAATTGGTGTAATTAATTGTTTAGATTTATTAAATGGATTTTTTTCTTTTGTTGCTTCATTAATAAAAAAGTTAAACTTTGTATTCTTTGGACCAGAATATTTGTTAATACTAAATACATAAGGTTCTTCTTTATTGTAATTAAAGAAACCAATGGCTTCAGACGCGCCATGTTCTGCATCAGTCATGTCACCAGTATAGACAATATCATGCTCATAAGAATAATATTGCCAATTCCAGCCTATATGTTGAAGAGAATTGCGTGCATGTAAATCTAAATCCACACGGGTGTCTTCCTGATTTTCCCAACTAATACCAATAGATACTTGGTTTTGTGGGGCTTTAATGAAAGAACCCCAAGGAATTGGCCCCATCATTTGCTTTTCTGTAGTTGGGATTGCATATGTCAGGTCTTTAGGAAGTAAGAAAAGCTTATCTTTATAAACATCTTGCAGTCTATTTTTTAATTCTTGTAACAAAAGAATTAGATCAAAAGCTGGATAGATTCCTTCTGTCGTCTTTTCTTCGTCAATCCAAATTTTACCATTGCGAATATTATACAAGTTATTGCTTCTATTAAGATAATAATTAATAAGTTTTACTAATTCTCTGTTAGAAGCATTTTTTCTAATATTTGCTTTTTCTAATGTAGAACATTGGGAATAATTTTTAACTCCAACTTGTGACTGCGGTTTATGGTATGTATCTGCAAGTCTGCGGATTTTATTAATGATAGGCGCGCAGCCTTCATGTTTCTTAAATGCTAAGAAAATTGGTTTGTATCTAAAGAAAATTTCAGCTAATTTAGTATAATCTGGATATAATTCAAAATAAGTTTTTGCATTAAATTTATAACTGCAATTTTTAATAGTTTCGATAGTTTCTTTATCTTTGATTAAAGTAACTTTATTAGTACACAAATAAACCAAAAGTCTTAAAAAATCTTCTGGATCATTTGGTACAATACCCCAAATTTTATAGTAAATCATTCTGACTTCTTTAGATTTAATATCTTCTACTTTACCAAGATAATAATCTGTGTCAAAAAGAGTTTCGAGGAAATATCTTTCTTGCTCATCTTTAATTGAAGTCAAAGATTCTTTAAGGAAAGATGTAAAGCGTACTTTACATTCATCCTCAGAAAGAAATTGAATTACTCTAAATTTATTTGGATAATCTTCAGGTGGTTTCAATTCGTCACTTGGAATCCAAGCATTTGCTTTAATGCCGAGCGCTTCATATCCATAAGTTGTGAAATAATGGATAATTTGATCTACCCATAATTCACCTCTTGAATTAGAAGTTACTTCATCGTAATTATTATAAAAGAATCTAATATTAATATTATAGAGATAAAAATAGGCATCAAGAATAGTTTGAGGAATGCTCATCAAGACACTATTATCTTTATCTACTGGTACGAATCCCGCTTTTAAGCATTCCTGAAGGCTTGCTTCGTTGCCTGTTTGAGAGTTAGGTGCAATATTTAAGAAATAGATTAAACCTTCTTCGTACATTTTTCTTTCTCCTTTTTCTCATTTACTATATTAATATTATATCATTTTATTTTTTATTTGTCAAATTCATATAAAACAACTCCTTAGAATGAAAACATTCGGCATAAAGACTCTACCTTTATGCCGAATATAATTATAACATTAATTCTTTGTTTAAAATAATTTGCATAAAATCATTATATAATTGTTTATTTTTCTTTTCTTTTTGAACTTTGTATTTTTCTATTTTTTCTATTTGTCCATCATGGTAAATACGTATATTAAATTCTTCTATTATAATTTCTTTATTAGGACGAGTTATTGGAAGATCAATATATTCTATTCCTTTTTGCTCTAATTCATCAATGGTTACTTCTTTATTATTAATATAAATACTATTTTTATTATCAAAAATATCTAATTCTCTATTCCATTTAATAAAGGAATTTGTAGGATAAATATAAGACATAAATTCCATAATGTCTTCTTTAATTTCTCTACTTAAAGAATCATTTGAAATAATTTGTTCTAAAAGAGAGTATAATTTTATTTGCTCTTGTTCTTCTAGAGATTTTATATCTATTTGCTCTAATAGAATTAAAATTTTATTTAATAAAGTAAAGGTTAATCCTTTTTGGTTCAATTCTTCTGTTAGGGAATTAATTAATTCTATCATTTTTAATAGATTTCACCCCTTTTAACATTTCTTGCGCTATTTCATAATATGGATCATATTTTGGTATTTTTTCCCAATATTTAAATACTCCTAATTCTTCATATTTATCAATTAAATAATCATATTTTGCCTTGAACATATCACATACTGATTCTGCTGGCATAAAAGGATCTTGAGAACTTTCATATTGAGAGCCAAAACAACCGCCCATACAAAAAATATTATATTTGCAAGAGTCGCATTTATGATGTGCTAATTTATTATTGCTAGCCAAAATACGTATCGCCATTTGAGGATTATTAGCTTTAATATCTGTTATTTTATTATTATCAACCTCAAATTTTCCATAAATAAACTTATCATAAGCTAATCTATGGCATGGAGGAATAGCTAAATCACCAACTCTAATAGTAAGAGTTGTTGGAATACTGCAAGGAGCTTGAGACTCAGATAATACTAATGCATAATTAATATATCCAATATTACTGCTATCCCCACCTTTTCCTAATATATCATTAGCAAAAGTTTCGATATCATTATTTACCATTTTTAAATGTTCATTAATTTCAAAATCAAAGAATTTTAATAAATTTTTAATGCTTTCTTCGTTCCAATCATCATTTCTAACTTCTAGCATCATGATTGTACCAAGATCGTAATAATTTATATCTTGAAGCTGTTCTCTATACCATTTTAAATTGTCAATCCATTTATCAACATTTGCCGCGGCAACCATTGGGTGAAAAAGATAATTATTTCTTTTACAAAAAGCAAAAAGCTTTTCATAAAATAAATCATTTCTTTTATCATTTTGATTTTCGTCCTTGAATGATCTAGTATCTTCTTCTAACATCTTTCCTTCTATTGAGCAAGATATTGTTAATCTAGTGCCTAATTTATCAAAAAGATTAATATAATGTTGCATTTTATGCATAGTCTTATCTTCTATCAAAAAAGAATAATTAGTAGGAATTGTTATTGAATCAATTTGTACTCCATTATATATACCATCAAGAATAACATCAAAAACATCAAAACCAAAATGTGTATGCCAAATCTCACCAGAGAATAAATCTATATTATGAAAATAAAAATTCTTTTCAGAAAACCAGTTAAATAATATTTTTAAATTATTTAAAATATCTTTAGGTTTACGATTTTCTTTAGGATACAATTTATCCTCAAATCTATTTAAATAACAGTATTCACATTTTAAATTGCAAGTAGAAGTTATAAATAATTCTAAGTTTGTAGCCTTCCATAAGGTATTATCTGAACCTTCTTCCCACACTTCAAAAAATCTTTTATCTAAAAGATATTTTAATAATTCATCATTTTCTTGCTCAAATGTTTTCAATAATATCTTCTCCTATTTCTATATATTCTTTAGCCCCGTTTAATAATAACTTTAATAAACCAACAGGAACTAGAGTACATGAACCTGTAGTATTATAATTATCTCGTAAACAATAGGCTGTATGACTTTGAATAAAAATACCTGCTTTTAATGCTTCTTGCGTATTTTTATATTTTTCATCTATTTGACCACTTAATGCTAATACATTTATAAGAGAAACAATATTTGCTAATCGAGCAGTAGTATTAAAGTTAGCATAATAAGACATTTGCTTTTCAAAAAGAGCATATTTTTCATTATTGAGAGTTAGTCTAGTAGGATGATCGTTTAGAAAAGTTCTAAAATCTAATGTAGATTGAGAATCATTGGCAGTAACCATTTTTTTGTAATCAGAAATTAAATCAACAAAGCCATTGTGACAAGTAGAAATTAAATGGTAAGGTAATAATCCAACTACATTAATACCAGACCCACAAGTATGATAAGGATATTCATATTTTAATTCTTTATTAGTGTTATAAGTTCTAAAAGGAGTGATATTATCATAATATTTAAAATATTTATCTTTTTCTTGTTCTATTTCACAACACATACGGCATAAATTCGCGAAAATAATTCCATCTTCTTTTGTAGTAGGTGATGGACAAGCCGTATTAGGAATTGGTAATGTAATTGTTACATTAGAATAATTGAGATCCCATACTTTTTCAACTAAAGATTCAAAAAATTGATAATATTCAATAATTTTTTCTTTAGAATCTAACATTTTTACTGAATTAATATCAAGAGTTGGTTTAAAATGCATTGATAAATTTACATTTGAAGGTAAATGAGTACCTACTATATCAATCATTTTATTAAAATTTTCTAAACATTTTTTTGTAGTACCTTTTCCTCTCCCATAATCTGTAATATATTCTGGGCCGTCTAAAGATAATTGTAAAGAATAATTGAAATCTCTTTCTGGATATTGTCCAAATTGAGACATTAATCCAAAAAATTGATCAGTCCATTCTGGAAAAGAAAAATTTGTAGAACTAAACATAGTGTCAAAAAATGGATAATAATTTATTATTTTGTGTAAGGTTTCATACACTCTATCCATTCTAAGAAAAGGTTCTCCGCCCCATGTTTCTATAGTTCTTAATTGACCAATTTTTGGAAACATTTCTTTTGTAAAATTAAAGTAATAATCTCCTTTAAAACTTTCGTCTAGGATTTCATCAATATGTATTAATGCTTTATTTTTATCTATATAACAATATTTACAATTTAAATTACATATTGCTGTTGTATATAAAACTAATGTATCTCTATCTTTTTCCATCTGATACCTCTTTATTTTATTTTGTAATTGTTTTATTTGTGTTAGAAACGTCAATAGTGGTCTAATTTGATTTAGAAGTATTAGAATGATTTAAATTAGAATCTGATCCATTTGTATTAGACCCATAGGAATCTTTACCATTCGTTCTAGTTCCATTAGAATTTGATCCATAAGAATTATAACCATTAGAATTATAACCATTAGAATCTTTACCATATGAATCTTTACCATTTGACTTAGTTCCATTAGAACGAGTTCCATTTGATTTAGAACCGTTACTTTCATCTCCATGGGCGCAATAGCAAGTATCCATATTAGTACCATTTTGACAAGTTGATGCGGAATTAGGATATCTTGAACCAGAAATATCAGAATTGGCTCCATAATTATTCCCACCCTTGGAATTAACACCGTTTGATTTCTTAGTATATCCGTTATTCCCATTTGATTTTTTTCCGTTGGTTTCAGTACCATTTGTCCTAGAAAGATTAGATTTACTTAAATAGGAACAAGTTCCATTTGTACAGGTTCCATTTGATTTTTTTACATTACTTTCTTTCCCATATGATTGAGTACCATCGCTATACGTTCCATTACTATTACTTCCATTAGTTTTTGTTCCGTTGGTTTTTGATCCATTGGTTTTAACGCCATTAGAATTAATACCATTAGAATTGGTAGCATTATTACGGCAAATAATAGTTGCTTCTATAGATGATACTGTTCCTTCTAAGGAGCTTTTGTTTAACTATTTTACAACAGCTCCTTCTTGAATAGAGTCAAAATTACTGTATGTTGCTTTAGAATAATATGCATCCTATTTCATGCTATTTAACTTATCTTTTAAAGCAGATATATGAGAATATAAAATTGGAGTATTTTCATCTATATTAGGAACCTAAACAGTCTATTGGGAATCTCTAGAGAGTATGGAATTTATTCTATTATACCATTCCTCTATTTCCTATTTATCTATGATATCTAAATTTGACATAGAACTCACTCCTGTATAAATTAACTATTGCCCCAAACGGCAAAAATAGGTTTCCATTCTGAACCATTATAATATTTTAATACCCCATCAGTACTATCTACCCATAAAATTCTAGTATCATCCGGAGCCGTTGCCTGTACAATATATGCACTTTTAATTCCCGCTATCGAATTAATTTTTTCATTATAAACAGACAATGGTGTTGAATCATCAATATCTCCTCCATTGTCTAAAATTGCTTGTTTAATTTTACTTTTATTAGAAAGGGTATGTTCTAATTTTGTATTTAAATCTGACATAATTACCTTCCTCCCCTCCCCATTTAGAATATAGAGGGAAAAATCCTATGTTTTAATTAAATTTTATTATTGTAAGACTTATATCACAAAAATTTACACCGTTACTAAAGTAACTATCATTTCGAAGAACTATTGTACTCGTTGCCCCTGGTTTTATAGTAACTCCAACTGGTACATCAAGATAATCATATCCAAACTGTCCAAATACTTTGGGTAAAACTAAAGTTTTGTTTGGATCTAAATTTTCACGAATTGTAATTGAATATGACGAACCAGTTACACTTACACCTGGATAATAATAATAATGAATATGTTTAATTATCCCACCAGAAATAACATTTAAAGAATTTACAGTATCAGCATATTGATCAAATTGGGTTGAAGGGCTAATTAACTCAGCCCCCCCCCCAAATTCTAGTTTACTGCTTCACGAATTGATTCTTTACATTCAGCAGTATGATTTAATTTATCGGAAAGAGTTCCCAACTTAATCATTCCTTTTTTAGTTTATTTTATATATAATAATTAGGACAGTATCCTACACCATTATATACCATTTCAAAATGTAAATGCGGGCCCCTTGAACAACCAGTATTACCAACATATCCTAAAATTTGGCCTTGACTAACAACTTGTCCATAAGAAACTAATGGAGCGCTAACAAAATGTGCATATCTAGTAGTCCAGCCATTTCCATGATCTATTAATACACTGTTGCCGTAAGTTTGTAATGAATTGGAAGGATAACATGTAGTATATCCATCCCAAACTTGAGATTGTATTACAGTTCCACCATCTGCGGCTACTACTGGTGTATTGTATGGAGCAGGATAATCACCAGCGTTATTTGTATCACCACGGCAGTTCGCAGAACCATACCAACCAGATAATGGTAAAATCCAATTACCAGTTGCTCCTCCGCCAGCAGGAGGAGTAGGAGTCCAAAGAGGGCGATTTTTAAATTTGTTATATGCTATAATGGCATTTTGGTATCTTTGCCAATCAGTACCACTTCCACCATATTCATAACACCATTGAAAATCATGAGTAGCTTGTTGAATATTAGTGGCATTTTTAAGTCTGTTATAAGAACCTGAGCATCGTGCTTCCATAGCACCTTGCATTGTGTTATTTAAGAATCTTAATTGATCTTCAAAAGATGCATACCAAATATCTGAACCTCGATAACTTCCAGTTCCAAAAGCTGCTGTCCATTGACAAAGGCCATAAGAAAAATATGGCGTATAACCTATTGCAGTAGGATTTAAATCTGTTGTATTTGGTGTACCACATTCTGCTACCATATTTCCAATGATACCCGCAGCAGCCTGTGGTGTAAAGCCTAATGATCTCAAATAATCCCATACGCGTTCAGCATAAGTACCGTTCATCGGCACGTCTGTTCCAGATTGAATAGTACCATATTTCCAATGATTGTATAAATCTTCAAGCTACTGAAAATGCTTAGCTTTAATTATATCATTCCTACTTACATCTTCCATATGTTCTACTTCATCTTCTGAAGTTCCGCGTAAATCACCTTCAGTAGAAGTTTGCATCAAATGTAACATATCGTTAAATCTTGCTGCGGTTAATATAGATTTATTATCTGTTGCCGAAAATTTATCTATATTCTCTACTCTTGCTTCTTCTTGCGCTTCATTTAAGCGGTCGCAAAAAGACTAAAATTCATCTTTAAGAGGAATTAGAACATCTTTATCAGGTTTATTTTTCCAATGAAATTCCCCAAATTTATCTTTGAAATAGCCTCCTCCTCTAGCACCACTAGCAGAAAATCCTATAGAAGAAAAATCTATCCATGAAACATTCTAATATTCACTAAGAGAATATCCAGTTAGTCTCACTCTGCCAGCAGGTGGATATCCACCCCACATTTCTGATACATAAATCATTTGTGTTTCTGGATCATATCCTTCACAAATGGCAACATGAATACAAGAAGCGGCTAAACAACCTGGTGTAGTTGAAATAACTAATCCAGCTAATGTACCTACTGTAGCTAATGCTTCACTCGTAGAATACACTGGAAAACCTCTCTACCTAGCAGTACTAGCCCATTCTGCACCAGTTGCACCCCAAGCACCATAAGTACCAATATTTATTCCGGTAATTTGCCAAATTCTATCTATTGCATACCAAGGACATTGATAATTCCAACCACCGCCAGTTTGACACTAGTTTCCATCATTTGTCGCGCATTGATTAATATAAGTAGTAGGCTCTATCTCAGAATAACCTGACATATCTAAAATACAGTTTCCTGCGGCGGTAGCATAACAATCACTATAAGCTATATCTATAGACATTTAAATCATCCCAAGAGCGCTTGGTAACTATCCTTCAGAGCTCGCACCACCACATCAACTTTTCCAGTTAAATCAATTAAAAATATAATATAATCGCTTAATTTTTCACTATTTGAATTAATTGTGTTCTCAGTAAGCGCAATTAATTTTGAAAGATAAATATTACCATCTTCTAAGATGTTTAATTTACTCTCAAAATAATTTTGTCTTGCTTCAAGTGGTACACCATCTGTTAAATCAAACATATCAAAAACCATGCGGCAAGTGACATATGTTTGTTCATTTGTACCTAACATATTAATATAGGTTTTAAGATTTGTCATTTAATAACCCCTTTAATTTTTCTTACATATATTATATCATAAAAATTAAAAAAAGTCAAAAAAATTAAGGGGGATTTATTCCCCTTAATATAAATCTCCATATATTCTTCTAAATGGAAGTGTTTTAGAATGCGCCCATGCTAATAACTATGTCCATTCAGATAAATATTTTCTTTTTAGTGAGTAAGAATTACACCACTATAACCAGCCTTTATAGCTATTAACTACACAACTTTGATGTGATGTTAAAGTTTTATGAGTTAATAGATATTTCTATATTTTAATCATTGATTTTATAAAACGTTTTTTAGTTTTCTTTCTTAATAATCTATGTGTATGATAAGTTACATAGCCAACAAAGTCTATTCCTCTTGACTCTACTGGAAATACTTGATAGTTACTTTTTAATTCTAATTTAAGCTCATTATTAAGATATTCACTCATATTTTTTCTTAATTGATGTAGAAATTCTTTGCTATCACTTAAAATAATTATATCATCCATATAACGAATTATATATTTAGCTTTCTTCTATTCAACTAACCAATGGTCAAAATAACTTAAATAAAAATTAGCTAAATACTATGAAAGATAAGAACCTATTGGTAATCCTTTATTATGACTGTCAATGATTAAATCTAGAATCCAAAGCAGTTCAGGGTCTTTAAATTTTCTTCTTAACATCTATTTTAATATATCTTTATTAATAGACGGATAAAAATGATGAATATCAACTTTTAAGCAATATTTAGTCCCTTCTACATCTTTTAAATATTTATCTAACAAAGATAATGCTTTGTGAATACCTCTGTTCGGCAATGAAGCACAAGTAAAATTGGTAAATTGCTTTTCAAATATAGAATCAATCTATAACATAATAGCCCATTGAATTATTCTATGTGGATAGTAAGATAGCTTATTTAATTCTCTTACTTTTCCTTTATCATTAATGAATTTTTTAGTATAATCAGTAGGTTTTATATTATATGAATATGAAATTAACATTTTCTATATTTCTTTGCAATACTTCATTGGATTTTTATTTACCATTTGCACTTCATAATAATATGCTTTATCTTTACTAGCCATTTTATGCGCTTTCATTATATTATCTATATCACATATTTTACTGTAAATATTACCGTAACGTTTTATAAAATCACCTTATTATATTTAATGTTACTCTTTAATCTTTATTTTATATCTCATTTCTTTTTTCTTTCTTGAAAAGGTCAAGCGTTCGACTTAAATACTTACTACTAACACAACCTTGAATTTTATATTTTTTACCAAGAGGTATGGTTATTTCTTCTTTACACACCGAACGCGCGTAAATAGGCACGCCAATGATATAAAATATTATAACGATTAAAGAGTACTTTAGGTGTGCTCCGATATTCGAATTAGAATTCGACGTGGAATTGTTCAAATTCAGATAGAAAGTACCTGCATTAGTACCATTATTCCAATTACTGCTGCAATTACTGAAATTGCTAGAATTAACCTTGCTATTATCTGCAAAATTAAAAATTTTTTAAATAATAGTTTTTAATTCAAATTCAGATTAAGAAATAACCAACAAGATTTTTAACCTTGCATTATATTATAATTTTTATAGAATATTCATAAATATATTTTGTCCAAAAAATTTTAATTAACTTACATGTTTATACATTAGGCGCGCCCCGACATCCGAATAAGAAACCGACGCGGAACTGCTCAAATCCAGATAGAAAGCACCCGCAGCAGCACCATCAACCCAACTACCGCCGCAATAACCGAAACTGCCAGAATAAACCCAGCTACTATCCGCAAAATAGGTTGAATCATTACCATTTGTATTATTGTTATAATCTTTTACGAAGCCTATAGTATTAGTACCCATGATCTTATTTATGTATCCATAATAATCTCGCGAAGCTCCCGTCGCAGTGCTGAATTGAAAGTTATTACCATCTGTACCAGTAAATACAGAATTTCTATAATCAGTTTTAATATTTCTATTACTATCACAATACACGCCATCTAACCAACCATATAAATTACCCCAGAAGTCTTCTATTCCAAGGAATTTCATATGCTTAGTCCCATCATTTGGGTCGCCATAACAAAATGGCTAAGACAATGTAGTTCCTAAAACATCCTCTGCACTTGCATCAGTTAATCCTTGTCCTAGTGCTGCTTGACTATTTAAATTTTTATAAATTATAACATATAAACATTGCATCAAAGTTCTAGGAAAGAAAGATTCAAGACTGTATCCAGTACCTTTATTAGCGGCATAAGTTCTAAAATTTATTAATGAAGTACTTACAGTAGGACTTACTCCATTTCTACTATATAAATTATTTCCATCTACATAACCAAAATATGCTCCATAATAAATTTTGTCACAGTCACCATCAGAATTAAGACTATGAGCATAGTAACAATAATCTGCTTTAGCTGGATCGGTAGTTACAGATACATACTGATAATTACCGCTACTCCATAATCTATACCCAATCTTAGGGATTTCCACCATTACATCTCCATCACCGCCAGTTAAATCAGCAGTTCCTCCTCCCTCTTTTTGGGTATAATTATCTTTGTTTAAATAATAAGATACAGAACCATTATTTAACACGCAAGGTTTAATAGATTGAATTATTGGTTCATTCTGCCAACCCGCGTAACCAGGTGTCATTCCTACTGCATCATCCTAATATACACATGCAGTTTCTGGATTAGAATTAGTTGTATCAATTCTAACAGTATAAGTTTTAGGTGGAATAATAAAGTTTGGATATGTGTCAAATTCTGCATCTGTATTTACTACTTCTGATTCATTTAATATATTAATAGCCATGCGAATAGCTTCTTTAGTTGAAGCTACTTTGTTTAATTTTGTAATTAAATCAGACATAAGAGAAACACTCCTCTTTATATTTTATGTTATAAAAATATAAATGGGGTAATGCTTTATAACATTACTCCACCATTTTTCTTTGTTAAATTTTGTATTATGGGCATGTAAAAATAGAACTTGTTGTATTCATATACAGAGGTTTTTATATGAGTTAATTTATCGTTTAATGTTCCCATTAAAGCACCTCTTATATTAAAGCAATTTTCTCTGCTAAATTTTGTACCATCACGTCATGAGCGTCTACGCCCTTTGTGGAAATGGCATTTCTGATACTGTCTATCGCGGTTTGTAAGGCAGTTTGTGCAGCTTCAGTAAAATTAGTTTGCGTTTCTACAGGCGTTTTTTCTGATACTAACCCATCAATTGCGGTTTTAATATCTGTGAAACCCGCATTAACAGATAAAGAACCACCTTTAGTATTTATAGCGGATATAATATCTGTTCTACTGGTATTTATTGTTTGCAAATTTTCTGCGATAGTTACATTTGTGATACCAGTAATATATTTATATCGTTCAGAAACTAATTGTTTATAAGTTTCTCCTTTTTCATTGAGGATTATCCCATTTATATCAGTTTTTGGAACAATTTGATTTGCCCCATCTTTTAATGTTTTAATTACGGCTTGATTTTCATCTAAATAATCTTGCCATGCCATAAATCTAATCTCCTTTCTTTTAGAGATTAAATGTTTAAGGGGAGCTTATTCTCCCCTTAAACTTAAATTACTTCACCATTAATTTCATCGACTAGCGCAGCCGCTTGATCGATTAACTGTTGAATTTGAGAGATTTTCTCATCTACCTGTGCTTTAGTATAATAATTGCTTAAATCAGGAGCAGGAACTAAAGTTGACAGCTCAGATTTAAGTACAAAATCACTAGCTGGATGACTTTCTAATGTATCTGCGTCAATGCTACCATCTGGGTCAATGGAAGAAAGCATCTCATCGTCCGCTGTAAGCCAGTGCATATTTGCGTGAGCCGCATCTGAGGTATTGTGGGCTTCTATTTGCGCGCTTACGTCAGGAGTTGGAATTGCGGCAATTTTTTCATCTACATAACTTTTGGTAGTAGCATCATTAGCATTAGTTGGTTTACCTGATAGGACCAAAGCACCAGTTAAAGTACCGCCAGTTAAAGGTAATGCGCCTACTTGTGCGGCGGTTACTTGGTGTGGGTTACTCTTGTTCTCAGTATGTTCTGTTAAATTCTACTGTGCAGTAGATACTAAACCACGAATATCTTCATGCGCACTTGGATTAGTGTTGTGCGCAGTAATTTGGGCGCTCACATCTGGCGTACTCTCTTTAAGCGCATCCAGTTCAGCCTAAACAGATAATCCACTATCAGTATTAACAGCTTCCGCTACAGTTCTAGGCAATACTTGAGTTTCGCCCTGTTTTAATGTTTTAATTTCAGCCATTTAGGTTTTCACGCCCTTTCTTCTAAAGTATAAGATGACCAATTAGGAGCGCCTTGATATGCGCTCAATGAACCAGCTGGAACAGTGATCTTTAATCCCGCATTCGTAGGGAATGCTCCAACCGCAATAGTTGGAGGTGTTGCAGACTGCATTTCTATACGTTTAAGCGAAGTTACACCCATAAAAGCATTTGCCTGAATATTAGTTACAGTAGCTGGTATATTTACATAATACAAACTAGCGCATCCCATAAATGCCATAGAATTAATCTGAGTAGCAGTAGATGGAATCCAGTAGTATTTAAGAGTAGTATAACCTGTAGGAATAGACCCGCCATTAGGAATATAATATTCAAGTCCTAATTGAGCGGAAATGCCGTTTACTGTAACATTTTCAGGTACAATAAGATTCTTAATGTGGCAACTAGAATCAATAGTAAGCGTCGTTACAGACATAGCACCAGCAGTAAGAATAAGTGTATCTACAGTCAAATTAGACAGAGTTTTTGTAATTGCCCCTGAGCCAAAAGAAAGATGAACCATCTTTAATTTTGGAGCTTGAACAGAAGAAAAATCCAATTCGCCTGAAAAAGTAGGTCCAATTACAAGACTAAGCCCTTTAAGGTTAACGCCACTCAAGCCATCCAAAGACGTAGGTATGGATGCAATGCCAATAGTTTTTTCGCTATCTACTGTAGTATCTGTTGTTCCATCATAATTATAAATAAGTGGATTCATAGCTAGAGGAGTATAACAGGTACTTTCAGGACGTTCTGAAGCGGCTTTCTTAAATTCCAATACAGAAGTTTCAACATTATAGGTTTCCAATGTAGAAATTTCTTCTGGAATGCTTGTACTTTCGGTAGAATAAACGATTTCACCACTCAAGTTATATACGTTATTCTTATAAGGATTAAAATCAGGAAGCGCGACACTTACACCTCCACCACTGCCGCCAGTAGTAATCCCATCAATGGCTCCTGCGTATTCAGACAGCTTACTATCTTCTGTAAGGGTTCCGCCTTTACCATTAATAGCAGTTCTAATTGCTTCTTTTGAATTAATAATGGCTTCGAGTTTCTTTTCTGTACTCATATTATTCGATCACCTCGCCATTAATCTTATCGAGCAAGGAGTCAATATTGCCAATAGTAGAATTAAACGTTTCTAATGTTACGTACTTAGCTAATTCATCATTTGATACAAAACCTGCTAAATCGGTTTTTAATGCGTAATTGCCAGCGGGAACGCCACCTAAAGAATCTGCATCTAAACCCAAGTCTTCTACTTCACCTGGTTCTGCATCTTCTGTAGTCACCCATCCCATTGAAGCGTGGGCATCTGGCGCGGTATTATGCTTATTAATAGCGTCGGTAACATCACTACCTAATTCAATATAAGGTAAATCATTAAAATGAGATGTACCATCACCAATTTTTGTCTGAACGCCGCCAGCAGTCATGTCAACATAAACTACTTCATTGAGTAACAACACAGGATTTTGCGAAGTAAAATTTGCTTCTGTATCGCGCTTTTGTTGAACTCTAACATTCAATGTTGGCATTAATTAATTACCTCCTTTTAAGATAATTATAACAAAAAAATGGGGAGAAGTCAAGTTCTTCTCCCCAAGAAATTTAATTAAACATTAACGGTAGCAGAACCGCAATTCAGAATCAATACTGCATCCTGAGTGAGATCATCTACTTTACCACTCTTAGCTACAGGTGCTAGATCGCCATCGTTAGCTTTTGCATCAAGGGCGGTTTGCAGACCATTAATATCTGCTACTGCGGCCTGAGCACGCTGTACAGCTACAACACCATCAGTCTGGGTTACAGCGGTAACAAACTGATTAGCAACTGCCGCATCACTGTTATCTAAGTTACCAATAGCCGTAGTAATTTGTTCAGCTACTGGGGTTTCACCTACAGAAGTCTTTAAGCCTGCGATATCAGAAATAGCCTGTTCCAGACCAGTAACCTTAGATGCATCGATAGCAGCACCGGTGGCGATGTCAGCATTAGTGATAGCGCCTTTTACAGCGTAAGAGCCTTCATCACCAAGCAGTCTCCAAGTTGCAGTACCTTCACCAACTGATTCACAAACATATTCTTTTGCATTGTAAACTACAACATCGCCAACCTTACCAGTATAAGGAGCGTCACCGATAGTTACAGTGCCAGTAGCTGGGTCAGTAGTAGAAGTACCAACATAATGCATTGCGCCAGACAGACCAGAAACCGCATTGTTTACGTCGGTCATGGTAGCCGCCTTGTTGCTTGAAGCGTCATAAGCGGTGTTAAATACTACAGTATCTTGTTTTGCAGCAAGTGCAGTATCTAAACCATTGATATCAGCTACTGCTGGCTGTGCGCGAGTAACGCTTACAACACCGTCAGTTTCATTTACCGCGGTAATGAACTGATGTTCCTTAGCGGAATCAGTGAAATCAAGAGCAGCAACCTTTTCATCAGCATAGGCTTTTGCACCAGCGATAGTATTATCTGCGCCCGTGGCTGGTTCTTCAGGTTCAGCAGGACCAGTTACTTGTGCGATAATATCTGCTACAGTGGTGTAAGCGGCATCTTTAAGACCAGTAACCGCAACATCTGTACCATTGTAAGCAACAGTACCATTAGCAGAACCAGAACCAAGAGTTGGAGCTACCAGAGTAATATCATTTACATCAGTAAAATTTGGGTCGCCAATATCTTTCTTCTGAAGCTTGAAGCCCATATTACCATTCTGAACAATCTGATACTGAGTATTGGTATCATTTACTTCGCCAGAAATGAACTCTTCCAAACCTTCGATATCAGAAGCCTGATAAGTAGGTTTTGTAGCAGCTTTAGCCCATTCGTATACATCGGCGGCCTTAGCGCTCATCCAATCAAGTTCGCTATACTTCTTTGTGCCATCACCAATCTTAGCCATTACAGTTGGTTCAGTCTGTGCTGCACCAGTATCAGCAGGAATTACGCAAAAACCAATTTCACCGTTCTTGAGAACAATGTCATTCGCCTGCCAATTTTCATAAGTATCGCATTTAAGTTGAATACGAGTATTTAATGTTGCCATTTATTTAATTTCCCCCTAAAATACTTGTTCCACAATAAAGAATTAAATCTTCACCTGCGGTTTGAGATAATTTATTTACATTAATATTATTAACGGTCATAACACCGTCAATACCAACAGAAACAGTATTTTCATTAGTGCTACTTTTTACTAAGCCTAATGCTTCTGCGGTAGCCGCAGGAATAGTTACAACGCCGCTTGCAGGAACTAAATCTACTTCGCCAGCTTTAATGCCTTTGATAGTAGCTTCTAATGCCGCAGGAAGCCCATCAATTTTACTTTGTGGGATAGTGCCTACAGAAAGTTCTCCTTGTTCACTTACTACTAACTCGTTGGCAGCAACAGTTTTAATATTCGCAAGCCCTTCTACCTTAGTGATTAAAGCGTCACTAATAAGAGATGCGCCTTCAACTTTGTCTACCTTTTTGTTTATTTGATCGAGAACATTCTGTGGAACACTAATTTGCCCAGCATTAATTTCAGTTTCATCTGTAAGAACACAGATTAATTCACCAGAATCATTAATATATAATTTTTTAATTCCAGTTGATCCTGCTACAACAGCAGCATTGATTTCATTTATAGCTTTAACTATACTATCTTTATTTGAAGTAGCTAATTCGGTTAAATTACCTACTTTAGCATCTTCAGCAAATGCCAGTCCTTTTTCAAATATCAGAGAACGGCTACCTTCATCATATTTAATATTAGTAATAGCATTACCAGTATTTAAAACATCATCAATTTTAACACCAGTCGCGCCAGTATCAAGATTAATCTTAACCATACCAGTCATTTGCTGACTCCAAGTATAAAGCGCGTTATCTGCATTTACATAATATAATGTAGTTGTTACGCTTGTTCCATCTTTTGGCAAATCAGCAAAATTTTGCACAACAGTAATATCACTAATTTTTATACGTTGGGTGCCGCTAATATCAAAATATAGAGAAGGTTTATCTGTAGTTACATATAAAGCCCCTTCTCTATAAGAACTAGGGAGACTGGCTTGTGGACCCTTATATAATGAAAGTTGAGCCATTATTCTCCCCCTTAATATTTAATTATTCCATATTCTGCCATTCAATAGCAGCCTGAACAGTAGCAATGTTAGAAGTGTTTGTAGCAATATTACCTTTCATTTCAGTAATAACAGTCTTTAAATCTTCTCCTTCGCCGTCTGGTTCATCGGATGGAATAGTGATGTTACCAGCATCTACTTCTTTAAGATTTAACTTACCTTCAAGAATTTGGAACTGATCAGTATTGATCAGATCATTAGTTAATGTGAGGCTAGAACCGTATTCTTTCCATTCATCGCCATCCCAGATATAATTCTTATTATCATCAGTAGTCTGATAGATATCACCTGGTTTATTACCTTCTTGTGGTAAAGATTCTTTATTATCTACTTGACCTTTGAATTCAGTACCGCCAGCAACGATAGCTTCTAAGTCGGTTACACGCTGCGCTAATTCAGCTAATTGTCCCGCAACACCTGGATCACCGCCCGTACCGCCAATGACTTCAAGTAAACCAGATTCATTAATATGAATCGTTGTACCATCTACACCAGCAAGCACCTGTACCCAGTTATCGCGAGTAGAATTTAAAACAAAAGCGCTACCTGTATCAGAGCAGAAATAAACCTTACCTTCGGCCGCAACTTCAAAAGATGGCAAAGAACCCTTGTCATTTACAACACGTAAGCCATCAGTATAAAGATCGTCGCCTTTGAATAATTCTTTAGTGTCAGTACACCAATAAAGTGCATAAGGGTCGCGAGAAGAAAGACCCAAATATTGAGCTTTTGTACCTTGTTTGTAGGAAACTACAGGCATTTACAATTCACTCCTTAAAAAAATTAAGTCATGGGTTCCCATTCAATTTCTCCGTTACCGGATTCTTCTGTTACCATAGGCTCCCATTCAATTTCACCAATATCATCTAGGGTTTCATCTGAAATGTCGCCCCATTCAACATCTCCGCCTGTCCCTGGGGTATTACCGCCACCTGCTGAGGCACATGGACCTTCTTGTTTAACCCATTCGCCGTTGCTATTTTTCTTGTACCAGTTTGAACTCTGAATTACATAGGCGGTACTACCTATAGCGGACTTAATTGCAGCATGATCGGTTGCGAGATTTGCTACATCTGCATCAAAGTCAAGATAGAAAAGCCTTTGATTATATGTAGGTTTCCCGCCCGTGGTAGAACCAAAGTTTATCACGTTCACCCCTCCTTCATAGAGTAATAATTTTAGGAATAGAACTCTTTCATCTTTTTGACCAATTTCCTCTTAAAATTTTCTAAGACCAAAATTGGTTTTGGGTGGTGGATATGTCTGCCATCGCCGGCGCGTCGCACAGCCGCAATACACCCCAATATCTAAAACATAAAAAAAGAAAGAGTGGCAATAAACCACTCTTTATATAAACAAGAGGAAGAAAGAAATTAAAAAGATAGAACCTCGTTGCTAATTCTTTCTTTAATTAAGGGAACGGCGATAGTATCTGTTTTTCAATACAAGATGTAGACGACAGACTTTTTATTCTTGTGTTCTTTGTAAACTACATTTCTCCAATTAAATTAGCCGATACATGGATTACGGAACATTTTCAACTCTCGTAGAAAGGAATAAAGAGCTTACTATCCTATTCTTCACGAACGTCCTTTCATATTCGTTACTTACCAATTCCAATCATCATCTTCTTCAAGCCAGTTGTCAATCTCGTCCCAATCTTCATTGTCATAAGTGTAATATTCATCACTTTGAGATTCACATAAGAAGTCATCCAACCATATCATATTCATCAACCTCTTTCATCCAAGATTTATCTTTGCGGTTATAGCTTCCTTTACCTTTGCGGATTTTAGTGCGGTATCCACGCTTCTTAAAATGAAGATAACCTTGCAATTCTTCATCGGACTTTTTAAAAACTTTCTTATTCATTTTTTATCAAGCTCCTTATATTTAACAACTAACTTAGTTTTTTGTCCGTCAAGATAAGGTTTTCCTAACTGAATTTGCCAATGAACAATTTCTTCACCATCTTTATGAAGTAATTTTTTTATTAATTCATCTAGTGAATATTCAACAATTTTCATTTTCTTTTTTCCTTTCTATAAGAATATTATACAACATTTTTTATAGAAAATCAATTCAAAAACAGCCACTGACAGGACTTGAACCTGCAAAACCTAGCGATTACAAATCGCTCGCGCTACCAGTTGCGCCACAGTGGCAAAAGTGTAAATTGAGGGGAAATAATTCCCCTCATAATCCTACATAACTAACCAACGGTTCCAACGGGAATTGAACCCGTATTACTAGAGTGACAATCTAGCGTACTAACCATTATACTATGGAACCAAATACAGATGGCGCCAGCTACTATGGACGGATTCGCCCACGTACCTTATTCCTGTAAATTGCTGGGAATTTTTCCCTAGGCGCGCCTATGTGCCAGATAGAATTTGAATCTATATCTTACATCTTAAAAGGATGTTGTTCTACCTGTTGAACTACTAGCACTTAAATTGCGGAGCATCGGTATCGCACCGATCTTAGAGTGGAGTATGAATCCACCGAGAACTCTATGCCTCCCGCCCGCTACATTAACTCTGGTGGCAGGGCTCGGACCTGCGACATCAAGATTAACAGTCTTGCGCTCTACCGACTGAGCTACACCAGAATATTTGCAACCATTAACGCAGGTTGCCCGCGGGAAAATACCTATGTAGCTTGAGATAGCTGGATTCGGACCAGTAAAAGTTCCATTTAACTCTACCTCAACTATTTATTGTATTATAGTAAATTTCGCCTAACAGTGGATGTGAATCACTGAACTGGGCTACTACGAGTCGAACGTAGACTATAGGTGTCAAAGACCTAGGTACTAACCATTATACGATAGCCCAATATTAATGAAATTCTCTCAAAAATGAATATCTTATAGACCTTCGTCTTACTGATGATTATCCCAGAATATATTTACCTACAGAGAAGATAGGCGCGGGCTAGCGGGAGCTACCCTCTAGCATTCCTACCCTAGAACTAAGTTCACAAGCTCTGGCTCAGATGGCTATGAGCACTTTCACGGTCTTTTCGCATTTGTTCATATTCTTACCCAAGAGTATAAATCTTTACCTAAGAATGTAAAAGCTATTGCCTTCCGCTACTCGTCCTTGCGCAAATGTCTTATACAGAAGTTTCCTTCCTTCACGGCAAGCTAGTTTATTGGCTTTTCTAAGGTTTGCAGCGCTGCCAAGCTACCACCTAACTTAGATTTAGGAGATGGTATTAACATCTCCCGCTATTACACTAGCGACACTTTCAGGGGTTTTATTCCTAATAATCTCAGCACTGTGTCTTAGGAGTTGGCTTCGAGCCTCCGTTCGGAAAAGTCACCTTTTCCGAACCAGTCGAGTATCCTCAAGTATCCTTGATTCGTTGCTCCTGTCCTTTTCAACACATCTCAGCCTGATTAGCTACCAGGTTTAGCACTGAGTTATAAGATATTCATTTTTCAAAGAACGCTTACATAAATATTATATCATATTTTCTTTTAAATTTCAAATTAAATAATAGGATGTTCTATCCATTGCCACTAACCACCCAAGGGGAACTTCCCCTCGAATGGTGCCAGACTCGAACTGACATCTTCCCATTATTTAATTTTTACTCTAAAAAGAGGTGATAGAATAACAATATTAACTTTATTCTGCCCTAGGAGAGATTCGAACTCCCAACCTGATAAACACAGGTACTTGGCTCTAAACCAAGCATGTATAGCCAATTCCAACACTAGGGCATTTAATCCCGCCTACCGGACTTGCACCGGTACGCCATATGTCTAGGCACAGGTTTTTAAGACCTGGGTGTCTGCTAATTCCACCAAGGCGGGTTATTCATTTATCTGGTATCAATTATATTCCAGAACAGGGGCCGGGAGATTCGAACTCAATTCCATTACAAGCTTTTGGAGAGCTGCGTAATACCAATTATACTAGACCCCTATACACCCACTAATTAAAGTGGGTATACGCATATTTCAAAGAAGATGAGTTATTTAATCACCATCTGCAATCCTAGCGGCTGGGTATGATCCAGCAACCTCTCGATTATAAGTCGAACGCGCTAGCCAATTGCGCCACGCTAGGCCAGATTATTAAATGGTCAGAGCTGGATTTGCACCAACGTAGCACTAGGCGGATGATTTACAGTCATCTGGGTTTGTCTACTTCCCTATCTGACCCCAATACTCTAGGCGGGATTTGAACCCACAATCTCTACCTTGAAAGGGTAGCGAGTTAACCAATTCCTCCACTAGAGCATTTATATTATTCAACCTCAATAGGTTTCCATTTTTCGTAATTATCTCTTTCTTCTTCGGTCATATCATACCAATTTTTATAACCAAAGTCTTTCTGATAATCTCTTACAAGGTCATCAACATCCCAAATACTTTCCGCAAAAGCTTCACAACAATCCTCGATAACATCTTCCATAAGCCACTTATAACATTCGTTCATTAGCATACGTTCAATTTCTTCTGGAAGACCTCTACCATAGAAGTGAGTATAAGGATTTACATAATGTCCATAACCGCCAAGGATTACATAATTTTCATCTTTCTTAAAATCCAAGAAATAAATTACATTAAATTCATCAGATTCATAAACAGTGAGTTCATATTTATCATTCCAGATATAACGAGCAGTGTAATCACACATTTCTTCTTCGTCTTGCCACTTATCATCAATTTCATAAATCAAAGCATCACGATTATATTTGAAAGGAAAAATTTCCTCATCAGGTTCATGCCTCATCAATTTACCATTATGAAAACAAATTCTAGTATGATCGATACAAGCCATAATTATCTTTCCTTTCTTTTCTCAACTTTGCTTATATATTATATCATTTTTTCTTTTAAAAGTCAAATTTTTCTTTAATTTTTTTAGCTACTAAAGTGTAATTATCGAATTGCCGCCATTCTTTTTGATTACCTTTTTCATCTATAAGAATACAATTATAACCGCCACTTCTTAATTTATAAACTTGAACTTTATTTACCAAGATATTAGGAGTGTAATAAGCCTGAACAAAACTTCCATAAGAAATACAATCAATAAAATCTTGACCATTTATTTCAAACATTTTTATTCACTCCTTATCTTGTATAAATATTATACCATATTTTATTTTTAAAATCAAATTATGTAAGAATAAACCTTGAAACCGCATCAATACAGTCTGAACAGCTTCTAAAAGAATCGCATTCTCCTAAATTATTTTCTTCCATCCATTCAAGAATGGGGCACCTATTATGATTATCATAAACAAACTTATATAAAAGTTTGACCAAAAGTTCTTGCTTATCCATGACTTCTACCTCAGTCAAAATATTTGATTCTAATTTTTTCTCCAACATCACTGTTCTTGCGGATTCGTTTAGATTCTACAAGGCGGTTTCCACTAAGCAACTGAACATTATATTCTCCCGCTTCTTTCATATTAGAGACACAAACTGTGTCAAAATCATATTCAAAAGAGCGGAAACTATTTAAGAAAGTATCTCGCCCAATATCCTCAATAAATTTTTCTTTACATAGCGTTACACTATTACTCATATTACCATTCCCCTTCTTCAAGCAAATGAATTAAATTTCCTTTACAAACTTCACAACTTATTTGTTCACATGGAGGCAATACATCAAAACCTTCAGCTTCTTTTCTAAGGATATAAATAAGGCAACCGCCTTCTTCAAAAGGTTTTAGTGGAAGTTCGCTAGTACCTTCAGCAATATCATAATTATAAAGAAAGTCTACGAGATAAGAAATGTTATTAGGCATAATTAATCAACCTCTTCCAAAGTAATATCTGTTGAAAGCTCAAAATCTATAGTTTCATAATCATCAATTTCAAATATACCATAATTCCATGCAACATCTTCATCTTCGAGCATTTTTCTAGCTTCTTCTTCTGAGTCAGCTTCAATATGACCTCTAAGAGCACCAAAACCTTGAAGATCAATCCACTCAGTCGGAATTTCAAATTTAAATTTCATATTTATCATTTCCTTTCCTTACCTTGTATATATATTATACTATTTTTTAAGAAAAAAATCAATATAAATTTTCTTCTTCCTATGCTTGTATTTCTATGAACTCTCCATCAACTTGAAACCAAACTGTTTCATCGTGATACATAATCTCTTGCTCAACCCATGGATCATCCTCATTTTTCCTTATCATAATTTTCATTTATTTTCTCCCCTCGGCAGCTCTGGCAATGGCATCCAGTGCGTGATTTCGTATCTCATGCCTCGCGCGGTAAAGATGCTAGTTTCTCTGAAAATAAATAAATTAAATTCCAAAGCTACTGTATCATCTACTGACACAAAAAACTGACCACCTTTATAAAACGCAAAGAAAATACCTGATTCCGTGCGCATTCCTTCATCATCAGTTCCATAGATAACAACAAGGATTCTACTTCTGTCCTCTGGTAATCTGTCTTTGACACTAATCCAGTCCTCCGGCTTCAGATCATCGTCGTTCTCAAGCAATGGTGGTTCTGGTTCTTCATACTCTGCGTTGAGCCATTTTTCGACGTTTTTGACGGTGTAAAATTCACAATCATAGCAACTCCTCTCAGCACAGCTTTCACCATAAATAGCTGTGCGCAACTTTCTGCAAGCATTCTCCAACGCAACCGCCAGCAGCTTGTCTTTGTAAAATTCTTTATTTGTCATTATTAACCTTTCCCCCGTTAATAGTCTCCTAGCTGTGGATAAATATAAGTATCATACGCAAAGCTGCCAATATCTTCATCATCTACAATAGTCATAATCTTACCCATTACATTGCCTTCTGTATCAAAATATACAATATCAATATTACGCGCAAAATTTTCATACAATACTTTTAGATAGAAAGCGCCCTCACAACAATCTAGCCATCTATAAAAATGATTTTTTGTATATTTATTAGATTCTTGACCAAACTTAGAAAAGAAATCTTCTTTTGTAATACTTGCAGAAATCATATTAAACTCCTTTAAAACAGGATATAAAAATTTATAATATAAGTCTAAATACTCTTCTATTTTTAAATAAAGAAAAGCTCTGTTTTGTTCTACTTTAAATAAAATTTTATTATTGTTTGTAATCTTTAAGTAAACTGGTAAAGTCGAATCAAACATATTAGACCAACTATATTTTTCTATCTCCTTAAAATCTACATAAACTGAAATCATCATGATAAAATCTTTTTAATATCCCTAATAATTTCTTCTTCTGGATACAACGCACCATTTGATTTACCTACTGCGGCCCACCCTAATTCAACAGGAGTTACAGTTCTAGGAAGGTCTGCGGGCACCTCAATATCAGATGGAAAATACCATCCCCAAAGTCTGCAATTGCGGGCTTCTGATTTTCTAAACCAATCTTCATTATGGTCATTAATTCCCTTGAAGATAGTAATATAACCCTTTTCGCCAAAACCTAATACTTCTCTCTGTTGAGTTGGTTCCGCGGTCGAACTACTAGATTTAGTATTCTTTTCCTTAAATGCCGCGTCTGTAGACTTATATAGGCGAACCCGCTTAACATTACCATTCTTAGGATTAATTACCTCAACATACCAACGATTGGTACTTGTGTCTTTCATAGGTTCGCTCGCACGTTCCCAATCGCGATATGTTTTAGCAGTAATCATTTCATCTACTGGATGGATCGTCATGGTATACTTCAACTCCCCGCAAATCAAGAATACATTTCAAACTATTGATTAATGCATCAGTGATAGCAATACACATTGCATTACTTGGATAAGAATATGCGGTCATAATGGAAACCGCGGTATAAATATCGTCATAAATATTCATACCATTAACAACACTAGGAAATTCATCAATAACTTTTCTCAAATAAACAAAGTTATTTGGATATTCCTGTTCAAGTCGAACCAAAAATTCTTTAAACATAGCGGTTGCCATATTATCAAACTTATCCCTAAAGAAGTAAGAAAGGAACATAATCATGAAAGATTCAGGAACACTATCTTCTTCTGGAATATAGTCTGGCAACATATATTTTTCCAAATACAAATTATCAAAGTTCTTCATGATTAGCCCACCCTTCTTCGATATCAAAATTAGCTTTCATGTATTCTGCGGTTGCATCGTGTAGTGCATAAACAATAAGTTCAATCATTTTATTGATGCCTATCTTATCATAAATGATAAAAACATTTACAGCATTAAACAGAGAGTCTTCGATTACGCTAAGAGCATGGTCAGAAAGATTGTCAGTAATGTCAGTCATAAGGTATTTTTCCTTATCTACAAGACTAGCAAACTCTTCGGCAGTCTGAATATCAATATTATTATATACCATGTCCTGATAAAAAGTGGTACTAAATACAAGAAGCAACATAGATTCTGGAATAGAATAATATTCATCATCCATCTGCCATTCTGGAATAGACTTAATATAATTTTTTAAATAACTTTTCTTTTTCATAATTTATCACCTCTTATATTTATATTATACCATTTTTTATAAAAAATATCAATCTTACTTTTTCATTGCCCACTTAATACCATAACGAATAAGTAAATCATTAATAATAGAAAGCGCGCAGCCGGCAACAAACACTACACCTAGCCGCTTAATCATTTTCTTCATAGTTATTCACCCAATATACCAATCCCAAACTAAGACCCACACTAACAATAGGAATAATAAAATACCAATACCAAACCACACCTGCCGCAATACAATTAATAATTGATAAGCAACAGATGATAACAAGAAGGGTAAACAGAAGTTTTTCTAACAACTCATTCTTCATCATTAGAAATCACCTCACAACTATCAGGAAAAATACCTTGAAGAGTCATGATATTACCTGTCTACCCAATCATCACCCAACATTTTTCATCATGATAGAACATGAAAGTTGATTTAATATTCATACTCTATCTTTTAATATTAACCTAAGTTCCTGGTTTCACTTTAGTCCAATCGATCACGCTTGCGTTCTCTCCCTTCAAAGAACTTATCAAGAGTAAAGCCAACAATAACACCAATGATAATAGAAATAACTACAGAAAGAACCCCAGCCCCATTAATAACCAACATAACGACATTACACAAAAGCATAATAGTAATCAAAATTGCAAGCAAATTTTCTCTATTCATTTATTCTTCTCCTTGTTCATAAACCTTAACATTCTTTACTTCTGGAAATGAGATATAAATATATTTATAACCACATGGGGTGTTCGCGCTTGGGGCAACACTTACCGAGTAACCTGGAATAAGATTGATTGCGGCAAACATACCTTCAAGGTAATCTGTATTAAAATCAAAGTCTTGATTGTAACAATCCGCGAGTTCATATCTAATCTTATCTACAAGTCTTTTATCTATTTCTTCAAGACGTTCATAAGGGTCGCAATCTAAAAGGCGTACATTTTTGTATGGAACCATCATGATTGTTTTTCCGCCTTCAAAAAAATCATCATAAATTTCTTCATAAACCCAAATCTGATTGTCATGAATCATAGCAAATTCGCGCTTCTCCCAGTAAGTACTAAGATCAGCTTTAACTTCTACCAATGTACCTGGTTTTACATATGCCCATTTAATCAGTTCTTCTGGTTTCATTCTATCACTTCCTTAAACATCATAACTTACTCTTGGTTCATACTTCATTTGATTTAATAATTCAAATACATCTTGATCTGTAGCTTGAATTATCCCAATTTGTTTTCCATTATGAAAGATAGCAAATACATTATTTCCTACCTCACAATAGGAAAAATCTAAAAGTTTTTTCATCAATTTCTTTACCTTTCATATATATTATATCATTTTTCTTCTTCATTTTCAAATTTACGATAACCGTCTAACCAGCCTGAAAGATAGGAAAACACTATAAAATCAAGATAGAAGATTGTAGCTGAAATTGTAAGTAAAGAACGATTTTCTGGAAAAATAAAACTGCTAATTAAACACAGAAAACCAATAATAAAAATTACAAATTTAATGTTTAAAAATCTTTTGTACATTTTATACATATGAGATTCTTGCATCTTCAATTCCTTTCTCACGAGCGTCTTCAATAAGTTCTTGTGCTCCAGAAATAGTTTCTGCTCGGCCAAGAATCACGCTATAGAATCTGTGAGGATTTTGACCATATTCGCGTACAAAAGCATTAGGAAACCTTTCCTGTAAATTGCGGGCTTCAATACCTGCATCTTCAAGACTAGTAAAATTACCAATACTAATATATTTACTACCTTTACCTGGATCATTAGCAAAACTAGTCAATACATTATATTTATGCTTAGTATTCTTTTGCGTTCCAGCCAAAAGCTCACCATAATATTCAATAAAAGGGTCATCACTTTCGCTGCTGGTATAATAAATTACTTCAAGAGAAGTATAATTAAGGCGGCGACAATAATATACAATAGTATCAATATGAGAACCATAAAAAATATCATACATTTCTGTTGGATAATCTTGATAACCAATTGCAATAATTTTTACTGCGTCCTTAAAGTCGTAATTTTGAATCGCGCCATCTTCAATAACAAAAGTGCTGATAAAGCGGTCTGTCCCAATAACCAAACGAGGATAACTTACACTTTTTTCTTTTGGTAATTCTTCAGAATCTTTAAGTTGGAAGGAATCATATTCTTTTTTATTAAGCTGAATAGCTAGAAATTTTTCCTTTGGATTATCTCCTTCAGGATAAATATAATGTTCAATCATTTAAATAATCCTCCATTCTTAAAGTAAAATTTTCATCATGCTTTTTTGAAAACATAATTTCTTTAATTACAGGAATATCATATTCTTTTTCTTGATAACCACTCAAAGTAACAGAGATACCTTCAATCTCTTCTAGCGCGTCACAAACTCCTAGGAGATAAGAATAAGCCATAGCTAAATCTTTGCTTAAATATTCTTTTTTAGAAAGAAAATCTTCCAAGCTAATGGCTAATGAATCAGCTCCTTCTTTTTTATATGCGTTATATGTATCAATATAATCTCTATAGACTGATGTTAAAAATTCTTGTACACTAATCATATCAAAGCCCCAATCTTGCCATTAAATCAAGTACTTCTTGGCGTTCTTTTTCATTAATATTTAAATGCCGCACATTAGGATTTTTATTTTCTTTAATCTCTTCTGCGGTTGTCTTTCTAGTTAAACCTTCTTTTGGGCATACGCAAGAGATGGCGATTTGTACTCGTTCGCCGCCATCATCTTCATATACATATAATTTATTATTTTCCGTACCTACATAATCGTTTCCGTATATTTCACGGATACGATTCATAACTCTTTCTTTAGCTAACGAACCTCTCGCCATATTCTTCTTCCTCTTCTTCTAAATATTCATAGCACACATTACAAATATTGTCATCATGCATTTCTCTTTTTAAAAAGTAATAACCGCAATTATTACAAAAACTTACTTCTTCTTCTCTGCAAGTTGAACAAAGATTCCATGCGATTCCATCACCATCAAGAAATTCTTCTTCATAGTTTCCATTATATTTACAACCACAAACTTCACAAACACGAATACTATCATCGAGATTTTCTCCATATTCGAGTTCACATTCGTCGCACATCATAGTAAATTTCAGATTGTATTCACACTGATCTTCAGTTTCGTACTCGCCGCAACGCATACAAGGTACAGTTGCCCCAATATGAAAATGAGAACCTTCTTCAAGATTGATAGAAACAATATCTTTATAAGTAGAAGAATACTTTACATCATTATAATGATCTCCTTCGTCAGTAATCTTACCATAAAGATTATGATGATTAACAATATCAGTTTTCTCTACTTCAATAAAATTCTTAATAATTTTATCAATCACAAGATTTTCAGCAGAGGTCGATTCAAACGGATATTGTCGACCAAAAAGGATAGCGTTCATATCATTAGAAAAATGAAGTAACATTCTCCATTTTTTACTATTCCATTTAATATCACCAAAACCCGCGAGTTCCTCTTCTTGACCGCTACTAAGATATACAATAGCGGTTGAAGAATCCATCATATATGAAAGAATCCCTCGACGATATTCTCCGTCTAAAGCCATACAGCTATGCCAACCGCAATTATTTACACTCATAGATAAGAAATCAAGTGGATGAACTGAAATAGTAAGATACCCACTTACTTTATTTTCCTGAATAATCATGGATGCGGCATCTTGTAATTCGCGCAATTCTTTATCTGTAAGGTTAAAGCGCTTAAATGCTTTAATTACTTTCATACCTTTTGGTACTTTATTTTGATATGCTTCTTCAACAATATTTTCATAAAAATTTTTTTCACCGCAATGCTTAATGAATGAATACAAATCTCTATCACTATAATTTTCCGCAACATAACTTAAAAAACTTTTATAGCGCTCTTGCTTTACTTTTTTTGAAAGTTCAAAAGTTATTTTTTCAGGATAAGTATAAGTAAGTCCACCGAACATTTCAATGAACTTACTTTTAGCTTCGTAAAAATCTTCTTCTAGTAAATCAGTACGAGGATTTTCTATCTCTTGAGAATATTCAATTACATACTTAACATCATCAAAAATATTCATATTTATCACCTCATACTAATATTATATCATTTTTCTTAAAAGTTATCAAATTAGTTTATTGCGATTCTCGCTATCTTTCTTTAAGGTGAATAGAGAATTACTAAAATTGATTGCGGTTTCACAGAAATTACAGTGGCCGCCTTCTTGACATTTATGTTTGCAGTTAGCTCTTGTTTTACCTATCTCTTTAGGCATAATTAAATTATTTACATTTACATCAAAGTTAGAAAAGAGTAGATTTAAATTTCCAGGCCATGATTTATCGTTTTTATAGACATGCAGGAGGGTTTTTTCTTTTTGTAAATCACAGTCTAAGAAATCAAAAATATAAATATTTTCATAATATTCTACATCTTCTGGACGAACCCATTGACCATATAAACCATTTTCTCTAGGAATATATGCTTCATAAGCAATATTAGGACACATTCTAACTTTTACATTTGAATTTGAAAAAGCTTTCATATTATGAGTGAGTGGGCCGCTAATAGAAATATATTCTACTCCCAAATCCTTTAGTGCGTTAAAGTCATACATTGAATTAACTGGTTCATTAAAATAATATTTTAAACCAATTGCCGCGGCCTGTTCAAAATCCGCAATGTTCCAAAGCGATAAAACAATATTATCCGTCCAACCTCTCCAAACACGCAATTTATCTGCTTGCTCTGGTGTTAGTAAAAGGATTTCAAAAATAAAAGTCTTATCTGGAACCTTTTCATACACTACAGGAAACGATTCAAAATCATTTTTTGCTATAATAATTTCGTCCGCTTCCCGCAGCGTATTTAAATCCTGTCTGCTAGAGACACTATATTTCATTCACACACCTTCTTATAACCTTTATAAGTTTTTCCAGTAGCCGCAAGAGTTACTTCTCCACGCACCACTTTACCAAGATTAACAAGTTTGGTAAGTCTATTTTGTACTTTACCCTTGCTATAACCAGTGCGGTTTACCAAATCTGGAATCATACTGAAGGTTTCAGTATCTAAAGCCGCAAAAACCGCCTTAGAAATTTCATCTTGTCCTTCTGCAAGACCTTCTTTCTGAAGCTCAGTGATTTTGCGATCAACAAAAGTACGCAAATCATGTAAAGTTACAGACTTGTCATTCTCTTCATCATAGACAAAGTTCAATCTATGTGGATCGCCATTATTTTCATACTGAGAAAGCAGAACGTCAAGACCTTTATACATTTTCATATCATTTGCACTCATAATTAACAACTCCTTTATCTTTTTCTATATTATATCATATTTTTTCTTAATACACATTCATTATAAATTTAACATTAACCAATAACGTCCTACTTCGCCACTAATTTTAAATGAAATTTTGTCTACAACTTCATAATCACATCTAGGAAGTGGCTTCTCAATACCATTGTCATCTCTCATCTTTTGATAAGGATACCACATAGCATCAATACCAGCTTCTGAAAGTTCATCAAAGTAAACATATGTATGATTATATTTATCCAATCTAATTTTTGTTTCTGGTTTTAAAATTTTTGGAAGATTCTTTTTCAAAATTGAAATATAAAAACCAGTAGAAATAGTTTCATCCATAGCTACTTCAAGGTCTAACCAAGCTTCTTCTTCTTTTTCAAAAATTTCTTTAGTGCAATAGTCTATTGCATAAGGATTAAATTCTGCTTCAACCCCATCAATTAAACAATCAAGACATGATTTACTACCATCTGGCATTTCACGAATATCTTTTTCTGGAACTTCTCTACCGCAATAGTCACAATAGATTTTTGGAGAACAAAAGTTACAAATAATATTTCCAGCGTTATATCTTGGATAATCTGGATTAATGGTGCCGCAGCCTAAGCAAATAACAGGAGCAGTAAAATCAAGAACTCTTACAATACATTTGTCGTCATTAGTACAATAAAAAATATGTTTGTTATCCGCAAAGTCATCTTCATAAATATCCGCGGAATCCATTCCATCTTCATCAATCCAGTTATACTCAGCGCTAAAAGGAATATTTTTAAGACAATATTTATATTTGTTTCCAGAAAGTTTATTTAAAGTTTTTAATGCAATTTCATCTAATGCAGGATTATCATATGGATAACCATGAACGCCTACAAGTACATCTCCATCAATATAGAAAAAATTGCGCCACTTTTTATTGCTTACTTCAAGTTCTTCAAGATGCATTGGTTTATGAGATTCAAGATAAGCAATAACAGTATATGGATTCATCATATATGCAATAGTGGCGCGAAAATTATCTCCAGTAGATTTGAATGGATTGTAACAAGATGACCAGCCGCATTCATTTACACTTGCGGTAAGATAATCAATAGGATGAATAGAAAGACAAAGATTACCTTCTAAATATTTTTGATTTAAGATAAGAGAAACGTCTTTAGACGCGGAACGTACAAAATCTGCAAAGCCATTAGACATTTTAGATGCAAGTTTAATTGCGGTTTTAAAGAAGCGACAATTTTTTTGTACCTTAAAATCTCCTACTAAAAAAGTAGAGCCAGTATAGCGGTTTTGTGCATAATACTTCGCGTTGGTATAGAAATCAAGAATTTTATCTCTCTCTTCATAAGAATACCAATTATGAGAAGCCCAATAGTAATCAAAGAAGCGTAAAATTCCTTCAACATATTTATCAAATTTTTCTGATTCAGAAAGTTTCTCAATCATTTCTTCTTCTGAAATTTCAATTTTAATTGGGACTTTGTAGATTAATTGATCTCCTAAAAGATGATAAAGAGTTTTGTTCTGTTTTTCCCAGAGGGAGATAAGTTCATTAGTTGCAAAGCTAGTCATATCTTGAGGAATAGTTTCAATCTTTTGATTTTTCTTGTAGTAATCAAAGAAAGCGTCTAATTCCTGTTTAAGATAGCGCATATCAATATCTCCCTTCTTCCATGTAATCAAACAGATAAAACATATCCGAATCTTCTAAGTTAATTCCTTCATCATAGAAGTATTCTTCCAGATAATTGGAATCAAACTCGCCGCATACAGAATACATAGCATCGACCGCTTCACGCATTACTCTGCGCTTTTCTTCTTCTACCATAAAACCTACAAAAGCCATGTCATTCATAAAATCCATCATAAATATCAATTCCTTTCTCTATTTGATATAATAATTATATCATTTTTAAGAAAAAGAGTCAATCGATATGTTTTTCAAGATAGTTTAAAAGAGATTTATAATGGTCATTTGATACTGAGCCATCAAAAGATATTGATAATTGCATATGTTCACCTTTTATTGAAATTTCACTAATTATAGGAGTAAGCTTTACTGAAATAGAATATTTATCATAATCAGTACCTTTTAATTTGAGCATAGCATCAGCATAATCTCTTGCAATAACTATTCCTTTGCAAGTTCCCACAGAGACTCCAGTTGCATATTCTTCTTCATAGAAAAATAAAATCATTCGCTCAATTCTCCTTTATCAATAAGACTTTGAATAGTGCTTTTAGATAGCTCAATAAGAGTATCTTCACTATCATTATACCTTTCTACAACAGAAAGTTTAGTAATATCTCTATCACCATAATATGCATTAAATTTAGTCATAATATCTTCATAAGATTCTGCAAAAATAATACCTTGACAATTTTCAATTTCATCTTGACTATTATAATAAGATACTTCATAAGTGAAAATTCTCATTTCATTCATAGATTCTACACCTCGTTAATATATTAACCCATTCAGTTTTCTCTCTTCTAGTTGTTAGTTCTTTATCTTTAACCGTACCTTTTAGATGAATAATTTTTTCTTTTTGAATTTTAGTTATTTTTTTAGTTACCCAAGAGTATAAATTGTTTTCATTATCCTTGAAGTAGTAATTAACATAACCTCCGCGCAGAAATATAGTATCTATTAGAGTGACATATAATTCAAGGCGGTCTCCTACTTTACCTACTACTTGCGAATCACCCATATCATATTTTAGTTTATAAACTGCTTCCTTTATTCTGCTAGATGGGTACAATGCTCCCGCCGTATCTCCCACCTCAGCCCAATAAAGTTTAATGGGTTCTAAGCAATATAAGTTTGCAGGAATTTCTTCATGAGGATTAAAATACCAACCCCATAAATGATTATATGCGGCATTAGATTCTTTCAATTCATTATTATAAGGCTGTGTATCTTTCTTAAAGATATATACATAGCCCAATGAGTTGAAACCTAATGCCTCACGTTCAGATTTTGCGCCTTGTTTACTTTGGTACATTCTTTCATATTCTTTTTCTGTGTATAATCGTACCATTTTGCGCACTCCATCTTTTTCTATGTTTATATAATGTTTTCCGCCCATTTCAATAGGTTCAGAAACTTTGCGCCAATTCTCATAGGATTTGGCAGTCTTCCAAATTGTAGCGGATGTCATGTTTAACTCTCTTATTCATAAAGTTAGGTTTATCAAGAATGGTTTTATCTGCATTTGTGTTATATTCACCAGTTACATTAGAAAAAGCGCATTCTTTAAACTCAGTTCCTTCAAAATTATTTCTTGAAAAATCTACATCTTCAAAAGTACAATCAATAAAAGTCGTGCCATTCATATCATTACCAGCAAAATCTATTTCCTTAAAATTACAATCCTTAAAGGTAGAGAATTTGAGGTTTGAATTATCAATAAAACCGCTATAAAAAGTTACGTTTTCAAAAATTGCGTTTTCCGCTTCAAGATAGCGGGAATTGCCCAATTTATAAACACAATCTTTCATTTCTTCAATAATAGTTTCATCCAAAAGACAGCTTTCAAATGTTATTCCTTTGTAGGAAGTTTCACTATTTTCATTTATTACTTTACCAAAAATATAATCCATAATTAATACCCCACATTATTAGAACAATATGACATAGTTGATTTAATTTCTCCGTTAGTATTACGAAAATCATTGTTTTCAAGGCGGCATTGAATAAACTCAGCGCCAGCTAGTTCCGCCCTAGAAAAATTACAATTCTCAATAGTACATTGAATAAATTTGCAATCGCGCAAATTTGCTTTGCGGAAAATTGAACCATCTATAATACAATTATAGAAAAAAATTTCAGATAAGTCAAGAGAAGTAAAATCCCATCCGCACATTTCTTTTAATTTAAAATCTATATCTTCGCGTTTTCCATCATAAATTTTAGCACTTTGTAACTTTTTCTTATTAATTAGTTGTAAGGCGTCCGCAGGAATTTTCATATTATTTATCTCCTATTTAAATTTATTGACCGCTCCATGATACATTTACCTCATCATAAAGAAAATTACAGTCTTTATAATAACATTTAATATAATTAATATAATCTTTATCTACTTTACATCTTAATAGAAAACAATTAATTAATTGTACGCAATTAATCTCCGTTTCTATATTACAATCATGTATATAACAATTATAATATATTGTATTAGGTTCTATTATATTTATATCTTCATTTAGTATAATATATTGATATTTATTTTTTAAATCTATTAACCGCTTCATTCAATTACCTCTAAATTAAGAAAAGTATTTTCTTTAATAAAATTAGGTAAAGCCCCAATAAATCTTAAATTCTTACCATAATTATCATACCAACTATTTTCTATATATTTGTTAGATATAAAATCACAATTATAAAAAATACAACTTACAAAATCTACATTATCTAATTTACAATTAATAAAACTACATTTAGAGAATTTAATATTATAGAAAACTAAATCTTCAATATTTAAATTGATAAAAACGCAGTTAGTATATTCTTTAGTAGAAATATCTTCTATATTAGTTATTCTTTTATTTTCCATATTTTCTTTCTCCTTTAATATATTTTATATAAATATTATATATTATATTAAAAGAAAAATCAAGTATAGGAAATTTTGCGTTAGCAAAATTTCTTTTAAAAGAAAAAGCAAGTAGAAAATTTTATATTTAGATTAAAATTTTTTCCAATTTTAATTGTACTATTTATTAACGATTTCGTATTATAATACCTAAACCACGTTTATATTATTATATTATATATCAATATTATGTTAAAATAAAGTAGAATATTTAATTTAGATACTATTTATAAAACCTAGAGGGTATTTTTATTTAGGTATAATAACGTAGGTATTTAGGAAATATATTTTAATATTTGGATTATAGATAGTAAATAATTGTTATTATAATAGTAATTATTATTAGTACAACAGAAATAATAGTAGTAGTAGCTACTATAATATTATCAAATAATAATAGTAGTAGTTATTATTAAGTTGGTAGTAGTAGTAACAGTAATTAATAATATTAATAAACAATAATTATATAATAGTAGTAGTAGTTGTATTAATAATAATAATAATAACAATTAATAATAAATTACTAATAGCAGTAGTTATGTGCAAACTTATTAGTATATGTATAATCATTATTTAATTTATCGTTTCATTTACTTTAACTAATATATCAATAACTATATTTTATAAACAAATAAATATATACCATGTAGTCATATATTTCTCACTATATACTTATTATTCTCATATGCTTTGAAATATATATCTATTTGTTCACTATATATAATTTTTAATACAAGGCATTAGAAATTTTTTGTCCAAAAATTTTTAATATTTTTTTTATATTCTATCTCTTTCATTATTCTATAATTTTTAATATAAACATATTAATCATAGTTGACCAAAAAATTTTAAGATAATATTAAAATTTTTTATTAATATATCTTTTCTATATCTCTACACCATATATAATTTTTATATAAGTATATTATATATAATTTGACCATATTTTCTATACATTTTTTAATATATATTATATTATTATATAGTTTTATATTATATATATATATATATATATATTTATTATTATATATTATATT